GTGATAAAGACGAAAGTATAAACTCTGAAAATTTTGCCGATGGTAAAAATCCTGGACGCAAAGGACTGGCTAAACGCAGTGGTGTTAACACTAAAGCCAGTGTAAGCAGCCTGCGTAACACAGCTAAACACAGTACTGGCGAGAAAGCTCGTATGGCACATTGGCTAGCTAACATGAAAGCTGGTAGAGCCAAGCATAAATAATACATCATGAAAATACGCGATATTTTAGAATCTGCAACAGCAGGAGCAACAAGTTCAGCTAATGTTGGTACTGTTGTGAGCCCGCATCTTGCAATAGGCAAAGATAGAGGCAACAAATCCTACACCGGAAGCCCGGGGAAAAGCGGTACAAAAGCGCCAGCAGTTCCCAAAGTAAAGCAGGCTAAAAACAGCGACGGTACAGCCAAAAATGCCCTAGATATTAAGACAAATATATTCGGTGGCGGCTCTGCAATCAAAAGATAAATACAATATGGACCTTTAAAACCAAGGAATTTAAAATGGACTTCAAATCATTAATTACTAAAATCAGCTCAATGGATTCTCCAATCGAAACCGTTGCAGCTCCAGAATTACCAAAAAGCGTACAGCTTAACGAAGATGCTCAGCTACGTGTTTTAAGCGGACGTACTACATACATTGCTGAAGCAAAGAAAAAAGCAGAAGCTGACGAAAAAGAAAAAGCCGACAAGAAAGAAGAAGCTGTTAAAGAAGAAATGAAAGTTGGCGACAGCAAGAAAACTGCTAAAGGCGGTACTGTTACTAAGACTAAGACAGGTATCGTTCACAAAGCTGGTCCAGGCAACTACGGCGGTTCCGACGATAAGGATACAGATCCTGATGCAGACGACGAGCCAAAAGCTAAGAAAGCCAAAAAAGAGTCCATCGATCCAGAAGTTTTCAAATCCAAATTCCTTAGAATGGTAGAAGCTAAAAAGTCTGGAAAGAAAAAGCCAGATGATGATAACGACGGTGTTCCAGATTGGGCAGACAAAAAGCCAGGTGAGGATGACAATGCTGGCAAGAAAAAAGGTGCTGCTCCTAAGAAAGGTGTGAATCCTTTTGCTAAAAAGAAAGTTAAAGAAGCTTCAGATGACGATGCTGATTTTGATAACATCAGTCACGGAGTTAGTAGTCCTGAAGAAAAGAAAAAACAAGAAAAATCAATGATTGATACGTTTAAGAAATCTGGAAAGAAAGCAAATCCAGATTCACAAATTGGTCGTTTGATGAAGAAGCACGGTGTTAGCCTTGAAAGCAAAGAGTCTGTTGTTAGTGAACTTTCAAAAGATACCCTAAAGAGTTACAAAGCTAAAAATATGGATGCAGGTCGCTCAGCGATGATCAAGGGAGACGAAAAAACTCTTGCAAAACGCACAGCTGGTAAAGATGCTGTTGAAAAGAAACTTGCCAAGAAAGACGAAAGCAAGATGATGCCGAAGGGCAAGAAGCGTCCAGTTAAAGAATCAGTTGAGCCAACACTGACTTTCAAAGACATGGTTCGCCTTGTACAAGAAAGTGGTGGCCAACAACAGATCGACGCAGTTGACACTGCATTATTCAACTGGGCTCAACGTGTTGCTAAGAATAAATTAGGCGAAGGCATGAAAGCAGAACTTTATGCTGGTCTAATCTATGAGCGCAACGGTGGCGTGTTTGAAATGTACGATGTGTTAAGCGAAAGCAAAAAAAATATTAATGAAAGCAGAGTTCAATTAGACGAAGGCATGATGGACAAAGTCAAAAGCATGTTGATGTCTAAACTAGCACCAAAGCTTTCAGATCAAGAAAAATCTAAAATGGCAAACGTTGCTAAACAAGTTTTAGGTAAAGACCGTGCAGATTCAAGCGATTTCACATTAGCAAATATCAAAGCAATTGCCAAAGCACTAGGTGCAAAACCTGAACCTGCTGCTGAATCTATCGAAGAAGGTCCAATTGGTGACTTCTTTGGTCAGAAAAAGGTAGATCCGAAAAGCGGACAGGGTACCCTAGGAGGTATTGATGCATGGGATAAAAGTGCTACACTAGGTGAAAAACTTTCAAGTTTAACAGGAGTACTAGGAGGTGCAGCCGCAACAATCGCAGGATTGTTCGGAGGACCAGCTTGGTTAATAATTCCAGGCATACTAGCGATTATGTTTATGTCGCAAATTGGAATGAGCAAAGGCGGTTCAAGTTAAATTTACCGTTTGGTAAAGAAAGCCAGCAATTTAGGTTGACTGGCTTTTTTGTTGGCTATATAATAGTCTTATAGGAGAGATTATATGTCAACCAGAATGTACGGTCCGGAAGAAAAAGCAAAACTAGAACGTCTTATTAACGAAGGCGGCAATGTATTACGTGAAGTAGAAGACCTCAAAGAGGGTCTTAAAGAAACTGTTAAAGCAGTTGCAGAAGAACTACAAATTAAACCCAGCGTTATCAACAAAGCAATCGCTATTGCACATAAAGACAATTGGAAAGATCACGAACAAGAATGGAATGATATTGAAATGATTCTTGGCGTTACAAAGCGTCTACCTGAATGATTATTGATTTTTTTAAACCTACTGTAGAATGGATTAAAGATGACTACTATACTCATCCCTTTCGGTTTTTTATTGAACTGCTTGCTTGGGCTGTGTCTATTGGGTGCAGTATCACTATGGCCTTCACCGTCCCCAATCCGCCACTACTCGCGTTATATCCTGTTTGGATCAGCGGCTGTGCTATGTATGCTTGGGCTGCTTATACTAGGAAATCATTTGGCATGTTGGCTAACTACATTTTGCTAACCAGCATTGATACGTTTGGCTTAATTAGAATGCTAACTAATTAAATAAAGTTGAAGATGGTCGGCGGGCCAGAAACCGCACATTTGGTATTTGCAAGCCCTAAATTGCATAGGAGAAAAATTTGAGTTATGTAGACGCTTTCTATGATAGAGAGCAGGATGTTATTCGTGTCGTTGAACGTGACGACAAAGGTAAAAAGCAATTTCGTGAACATCCAGCTCGTCATATTTTTTATTATCAAGACCCTAAAGGTAAATTCCTTTCAATCAAGGGAGAACCCCTTACTCGTGTAAGTTGTAAAAATGTTAAAGAGTTTCGAAAAGAACTTGCTATCTATAGCAATAAAAAACTTTACGAATCGGACATTAATCCAATTTATCGTTGTTTAGAAGACAATTATCTAAACGCAGAACCCCCAAAACTAAATGTAGCGTTTTTCGATATTGAGGTAGACTTCGATCCAGAACGTGGCTATGCATCACCTGATGATCCATTTATGCCAATCACTGCGATTGCTGTCTACCTCCAATGGATGGAAACAATGATCTGTTTGGCTATTCCTCCTAAGACACTGAGTATGGAAGAAGCTAAACGTCAAGTTGAAGAATTTCCAAATACCATGCTGTTTGACAACGAAGCAGACATGTTGGACACCTTCTTAGATTTGATACAAGACTCTGATGTACTAAGTGGATGGAACAGCGAAGGCTTTGATATTCCGTATACTGTTAATCGTGTGACTAAAGTATTGAGCAAAGAAGATACACGTAGATTCTGTTTGTTTAATCAATTCCCTAAAAAACGTGAATACGAAAAGTATGGCAAGGCTGCTGTTACCTATGACTTAATTGGTCGTGTGCATATTGATAGTTTAGAACTTTATAGAAAATACACCTATGAAGAACGACACACCTATCGACTAGATGCTATTGGTGAGATGGAAATTGGTGAAAACAAAACTGTATATGAAGGCACACTGGATCAACTTTATAACAACGACTTCCGTAGATTTATCGAATACAACAGACAGGACTGTGCATTGTTAGACAAGTTAGATAAAAAATTAAAATTTATTGATCTTGCCAATACCATTGCACATGAAAACACAGTATTGATTCAAACCACAATGGGTGCTGTTGCTGTTACAGAACAGGCAATTATCAACGAAAGCCATCGCAGAGGGATGATTGTTCCAAACAGAGTTAAAATGGACGATCGTGGAGATACTTCTGCAGCGGGTGCGTATGTTGCGTTTCCTAAGAAAGGCATCCATGAATGGATTGGTTCATTAGATATTAACTCGCTATATCCTAGTGCTATTAGAGCATTGAACATGGGTCCAGAGACCATTGTCGGGCAACTGCGTCAAGATGGTACTAAAGACTTTATTGCTGCCGAAATAGCGAAGGGCAAATCATTTGCATCAGCATGGGAAGGTATATTTGGATCGCTTGAGTATACTGCTGTAATGAATAAAGAAGTTGGCAGGGAAATTGTCATTGACTGGGAAGGTGGCGGGCATGACGAACTCAGTGCCGCACAGGTTTATGATTTAATTTTCGAAAGCAATCAACCCTGGATGATCAGTGCTAACGGTACAATCTTTACTTATGAAACAGAAGGTATTATCCCAGGATTGTTAAAACGTTGGTATGCCGAACGAAAAGAGATGCAGGCTAAACTTAAAGAATGTATAAAGGCAGGGAATAAAATTGAAGAAGAATATTGGGATAAACGTCAGCTCGTTAAAAAGATTTTGCTTAACAGCTTGTACGGTGCTATTCTTAATCCTGGTTGTCGTTTCTTCGACAATCGTATTGGTCAATCAACCACTCTTACTGGGCGAGCCATTGCTCGCCATATGGCCGGGAAAGTAAACGAAATCGTTACTGGCGAATATAATCACGTAGGCAAAGCAATTATCTATGGTGACACAGATTCATGTTATTTTTCTGCGTTCAACACGCTGAAAAAAGAAATCGAACGAGGTACACTACCTTGGACAAGAGAATCAGTAATTGAACTTTATGATACTATAGGAGATGAAGTAAATGGCACATTCCCCAAATTTATGCAAGATGCTTTCCACTGTCCAAAAACCAGAGGAGAGGTCATCAAAGCAGGTCGCGAAATTGTTGCAAGCAAAGGACTCTTTATCACAAAGAAACGATACGCAGTCCTCTATTACGACAAAGAAGGAAAACGGTCAGATGTTGATGGCAAACCAGGGAAAATTAAAGCTATGGGGCTTGACCTCAAGCGTTCAGACACCCCGGTTGTTATCCAGGACTTCTTAAGCGAAGTGCTGACACGAGTACTAAATGGTGCTGGCAAGGAGGAGGTATTAGAATATATCACTAACTTCCGTACAGAGTTTAAAACTCGTCCAGGTTGGGAGAAAGGTAGTCCCAAACGTGCCAACAATATCACTGAATATGCCAGTAAAGAAAAGAAAGCAGGCAAGACTAACATGCCCGGACACGTTCGAGCAAGTCTTAACTGGAACACTTTGAAGCGTATGATGGATGACAAATACTCCATGAACATCGTTGACGGTATGAAAGTGATTGTTTGCAAAATCAAAGATAATCCAATGGGGTATACCAGTGTAGCGTATCCTGTAGATGAACTTCGTTTACCTCAATGGTTTAAAGACATGCCTTTTAACGATGCAGAAATGGAAACAACTGTTATCGATGAAAAGTTAGAAAACCTAATTGGTGTTTTGGAATGGGACATCAGTTCAACTCGCAGTGATAACACATTCACAAAATTGTTTGATTTTGAGTGATTTAGCGGTTGCTTTTTTACACAGATCTAAATATAATCTTAATATAACCGGAGAATCTTTATGAAAGATATTTTACAAGACATCGTAAGCCATACACAGAACCTAGGCTTCTTAACAACTGTTAAGGTCACAGGCACAGAAGAAAAAACAACTATTAACTCAATGGCAGACGACCGTTCAGTTATTATGGAAGCTGAAACTTCAAACCCATATCCAGATATGCTAGGAGTATTTGGTATGCCACAATTACAAAAACTAAAGTATTTGTTAGATGGCAGCGAATACAAAGAAAACGCAAAAATTAATGTTACCTTTGCAGAACGCAACGGCGAAACCATTCCGGTTGGCATTCATTTTGAAAACAAAGATAGTGACTTTAAAAACGACTATCGTTTTATGAATAGTGAAATCATTAATGAAAAAATGAAAACTGTTAAGTTCCGCGGTGTCAAGTGGGACGTAGAAGTTGAGCCAAGCGTTGCCGCAGTACAGCGTTTTAACTTTCAAGCAGGTGCTAACAACGAGCATCCAACATTCCTTGCTAAAACAGAAGGTGGTAATTTGAAGTTTATCTTTGGTGATGCTTCAACACACGGTGGCGAGTTTATCTTTGCACAGAACGTTGCTGGATCATTAGATCGTGGTTGGACTTGGCCAGTTATGCCAATCTTGAGCATTCTTAAGATTGCAGATGTTAACAACACAAAGATGAGTTTGAGTAACGAAGGTGCTATTCAGATTACACTCGACAGTGGTTTAGCAACTTACAAATATATTATTCCAGCACAGGCAGCGTAATATGATTAAAGGACTTACAGGCACATGCGGAGTTACGGTATCAGCAGGTAATACTGCTCTGCCGTATGTTGGCCCAAACACTAGTAATCCAATGACCGGAATGATGCGTATTAACGGTACAGAGATAGAAGTGTTTAACGGTAGTAGTTGGCAACAGCTATCTACTAGCTATGCTACTGTGAGTTTAGATCAAGATATATTAGACACCGTACAATGGGCACGTAAGAAACGTGACGAAGAAATGAAGTGGAAGAGCTTGGCAAATGACAATAAGGCTGTTAAAATAGCATTAGACAATCTAGAACAGGCAAGACAGCAATTAGAACTTACAACAATTTTAGCGAGAGAATATGAAACAACCAGTTAACCTAACACCATTACAAAAAGACTATGCTGTATACCTACCGGCTATCAGTTCTTTCTATTCAACTTATGTAGCAAAACAACGAGAAGGAGAGTTTGTCTCCAAAGATCGTATTCCCAAAGGTTTTGATCAAGGTATTGAAGGAATGAATTTCTTAAATGCAGATCAAGGATACTTTACCTACAAGTATGCTCTTTACTCTGCAGGACACGCACAGTTGAATCTCGAAAAGAGTGTGATACAAGAATCCATGATACAACAACGTGACAGGGCAAATACTGTTATTGTTGGCGACTCTGGTGGTTATCAGATTGGTAAGGGTGTTCTTAAGTTTGATTGGTTGAACTTCGAAGGCCCCGCTGCAAATAAAACACGTTTAGATATCTTACGTTGGTTAGAACTAACTGCTGATTGGTCAATGATGTTGGACGTTCCAACATGGGCATGTGATCATATTCATAGTCCAAAGACTGGATTAAAAACATTTGATGATTGTTTAGAAAAGACTGCATTTAATAACAAGTTCTTTTTAGAAAATCGCGACGGCAAAGCCACTAAGTTCTTAAATGTGTTGCAAGGCGGTGACTGGGATACTGCTGAAAAGTGGTATAATAGAGTTAAAGAGTTTAGTGATCCGGCAGTATGGGGTGATAATGCCGCAGAAGGTTGGGCTATGGGTGGTGCTAATATGTGTAAGATGGATATTACACTCAAGCGTCTAATGACCATGCGTGAAGATGGTTTGCTCAAAGGCAAAAACTGGATTCACTTCTTGGGTACAGCACAATTAGACTGGTCATGTTACTTAACACAGATCCAACGTCAGATACGCAAACACATTAATCCAGAACTTACTGTCAGCTTTGACTGTGCAAGTCCATTTATTGCTACTGCACACGGACTTGTTTATACAAATGCACAACATACCAACAAGCGTTGGAGTGTTATTATGGACAAGGCTCCGGATAACAAAGCACTTGCTGGTAGACACGACATTCCGTTTCCGTTTGAAAGTGAAACTGGTTCTCGATTGACCATGGGCGATATTGCATACTACGATTACGGTGTTCGCAAAACTGACGCAGAACTCGGCGGAGTTAAATTTAATCATTTAGATCCAGAACACTATCATCAAGTTCCAAAACTCAACAAGCTAGGCAAGATTCCAAATAAGACTAGCTGGGATAGTTTCAGCTACGCACTAATGATGGGGCATAATGTCGAATGTCATATTGTTGCCGTACAACGTGCTCAACAGTTAATGGATATCGAATGTGCAAGATTTAAACCTGATTGGCGAATGAAGAGCATTGAAGGTAAGAAAGAAATTGAATTTAGTGATTGGGTTCCAAATAGAATCCTGTACTTCGGTACATTCATTGAAGAATTATTTAATACCAAAACTAAAGCAGAAGCATTTGACATGATCGAAAATGCTGGGCAGTTCTTGAAATCACTGGAAGGTGCTCGACTACAGGGCGGTCCTGCTGCAAACACATTTGGTAACTTGTTTGCATTTGATGATGGTAAGAAAGCTGGAGAAATTGATTTTTCTAGTCCAGACGATGACGAGTTGAACAGTTTAGTTGTTGAATAAAAGGAGTTGTTATGTACGAGTTACGTATAAAACATTTAGAAGAAGCACATCGTGCTTTGGATAAACAAATTGACACTTTGGAAAAAAATGGCCTGTTTGAAGACCTTAGATTGGAAACTTTGAAAAAAGAAAGGTTGCTCTTAAAGGATAAACTTGCTATAATAAAGCATAAACAAGAACTTCACACACAGGCATAACATGGCATCAAGCTTCACCCTTAATCGAACGCAAGTCGAAAAACTTGCTAAGATGGCGGCACACTTCAAAGAAGTAGAATGGTTTACTCTTGAAGAAGTTCACACAAGCGGCATTGGCCCTTCGGTCACTGTCAAATTCAATCTTTTCAACGATAACGACAAAGACGTCGATACTACCGTTGATATCACTGATGTGAGTACCTGGTAATGAAACAAGAACTAGATAAATTGTTGTGCGAGCGGTATCCTAAGATGATGGTTAACCGCAACAAGAACATGCAGGAAACTTGTATGTGTTGGGGATTCGAATGTGGCGATGGTTGGTTCAATATCTTGGATCAGCTTATGGGCAGTATTCAACATCACATTGATTGGAAAGAGAAACAGCGCAAGTGGGCCATTGACTATAACGAAATGGCTGCACAGGCTAAGGCAGGTAACTTCGACTTGTTTGAAGAAAGCATGAAGGACACACTCAGCGCAGAGTATAAAGAAAAGCGTCTTGGAGAAATTGTGGCTGGAGACTTTAGAGAAGTTCCTGAATTGATTCCACAAGTAACATTGGATCAAGTTAAAGAAAAGTTTGGTACACTACGTTTTTACTATACAGGCGGTGATGACTACATCAGCGGGCTTGTTAGTATGGCTGAATCAATGTCAGGCGTAACTTGCGAAGAATGTAGCGCACCTGCTCAAACACACGGACCTGGTTGGATTCGTACTATATGTGTACCTTGTGAAACAAACCGTGAAGAAGAACGTGCAAGAATTATGAAAGCTGAAGGGTACGAAGAATGAAACGTGACTATGACACAGGTGTAGCAGACAGCATTACATTCTTTACAGGTGTAGAGATTGAAAAAACTCCTGCGTATGGAATGAAAACTCTATTTGTAGTAGGAGTTCATGATCCATATACTATTTTAGAAATGGTTGCTGAAAGCCGTTCATACACAGACAAGTCTAAACATATTACACATATCTATTTTGGTGCTAATCAAAGTTTTAAAACCAAAGGCGTAAATGATGTCGAAACATGGCGTCCTTGGGAGAATATGATCTATGTTTGTTTAGACAGTGAATATGATCTTTGGTGTACTCTAGACTTTGATGTCTGCGAAGTAGAAGGCTTGTTAGAAAGCGGACTTGTCGAGAAGCGTCAATTTATCCCGCAAATTTCGGTTAAACTACCCTATTTACAACAGCTGGGATATAATGCTACAATCAAGATAGACGACAAAGATTTTAAAGCAACTAATCCTGGAGTGTGGTGCCATAACCTCCATGACCTACTAGATAGAAATAAGTTTACTAGTTGGGACCAATATGGTAAGGATGAGATTATAAAATGAGTGGTGGATATGCAGTAGCAACGGCCAAAAGTCCGAGGCGTATACCTCGAATCACTGGCTCTAACCGTATCGGTCGTACAAGCCCTCCCAGAGAAATTCAAACTATGAAACTAACATTTAAACAACGTATTCGAAACTGGTTAATGAATGACAGCGACGACTGTGAACAAGTTTATGCTGAAGACTGTGCTGGGCTAGAGCTTCAATCTAATAGCTTCCGCCTAAATATCTATGGTGCTAGTGGTGGCACTATTATCGAAACTACCAAGTACGACCGTAAGAGCGATGAGAATCGCCATAGTCTACATGTAGTCACTGAAGATAAAGATCTCGGTGAAGAACTCAGCAAAATTATCACTATGGAGCAATTACGATGATGCACGAAAGTATTGAAGTTAAACACTTCACAGTAAAAAACAATCCTGGATTCCGTGTTCGTGTTGAACAATGGGAAGTTATTAGTCCTAAAGGTTTGTACTCTTTGAATTTTATTCAAGAGAGTCTTAAAGACGATGGCACTGTGCAAGATAGTCAAATTTACAATTTCTTTATGACTAAAGAAGAAATTAAAACTCTAACAGAAGGATTGCTAAGTGAGTAATACACTTCGACAAGATTGGCGTCCTAATAAAATGATATGGGTTACTTTCCGTAAGGAAGGCATTCATAAATACCCTGCGGCGCTGACAGATCCAGCGTTGGCTACAGGAGACGAATATGACGTATCTTTTTTGGGTTATCCTCACCGCCACATCTTTCATTTCAGGGTGTGGATCAGTGTGCTCCACAATGACAGGGATATCGAGTTCATCCAGTTCAAACGATGGCTCGAGTCGCTGTATAATGGTCAAGGTGCCGTTCTAAGCCTTGATTTCAAGAGTTGTGAAATGATGTCAGACGATCTGTTTGATGTTATTTCCAATAAGTATCCAGGTCGCGAGATCTGGATTGAGATCTCCGAAGACGGAGAAAATGGTTCATTTATCAAATATTAACAAGAGGCTGCAATGGCTAGAAACTATAAAGATTATTCATATTTTGAAAATCGTCCTGATGTTGTGCGGGTCTTTGATGACCTGGATGCATATCTCAACTACTGTCGTATTGAGTTATGTGATTTTAACCCTGCGGATCTTTATCGCAAAGATTCTGCAATTTATCAGGCTTACTTAAACAGTAAGCGACCACGGAGACCATACCAAGGTAATAAACCTAGGTTTGAAAAAAGACGTAATGACAATTTTTCTCGTTGATTTAGAATCAGTCGAAACAAGGTACACGGGACAATGGAAGTCCCATGTGCCTGCGCTCCTACGAAAGGAAGGACACAATGTTCAAATTATCTCTGGCCCTACGGATATTCCTACAGCCACTACTCCTGGTGCTTTCCTTAATTTTGGTGGTACCAATATATACAAGTCTGCTCAAGTTGAGCAGATGGGCCGTTTATTTTGTAACGGAGCCGTTCATCCCGGCGATCACTTTATTTTTACTGATGCTTGGCACCCAGGTATCATCAACTTAAAATACATGAGTGAGCTACTGGGCATACCAGTAACAACACACGGCTTATGGCATGCTGGTAGTTATGATCCTCAAGACTTTTTAGGTCGACTAGTTGGCAACAAGCCTTGGGTAAGACACTCAGAGAAAAGTTTCTTCCATGCGTTTGATCACAATTATTTTGCTACAGACTTTCATATTGATATGTTTGCACACAATCTACTAAACATAGATTTTGAAACAGCAAAACTTTCATACATCGATAAAGGTAAAATTATTCGCACAGGTTGGCCAATGGAGTATATGCAAGATACCTTGGTGATGTACAAGAACATGCCCAAACGCGATCTTATATTGTTTCCGCATCGCATTGCTCCAGAGAAGCAAGTTGAGATTTTCCGTGACTTGGCTACACACTTGCCACAATACGAATTTGTAGTGTGTCAGGATCAACAGTTAACAAAGAATGAATACCATAACTTGTTAGGTGAGGCGAAGATGGTGTTCAGTGCCAACTTACAAGAAACATTAGGCATCAGTTGGTATGAAGGTGCTGTAGTAGATGCCATTCCTATGGTTCCAGATCGTTTAAGTTACAGTGAAATGGCTTTGGATATTTTTAAATATCCTAGCAAGTGGACTGAAGACTATCACGCATACGAAGTATATCGTCCAGATCTATGTCGAAAAATTATCGAACATATGGATAATTACAAAACTCGATTGCCAAGCCTAAATAAACAGGTATATGATTTAAAAGAAAACTTTTTTAGTTGTAATCCGTTACTAAAGAAGTTACAATAATAATATATGTCATCCACGACATTAACTCGGAGAATTTTAATTGACAACATTTACATCAGAAGATCTTCAAAGCGTACTTAAAGGCGCAGATGATATGAGCGACAAAGGTTACGAAGAAGGCTATCTAGGCGATGCTATTCGTTTTAAAATGAAACGTGATCGTAAACGTTTCTGGGCTGGCGATAATATCAGCGATTACGTTAGTGAAGCAGATAAAGAAATACTTATTGACGAAGCAACAGAAGCGTTTGAACGAGTATTGGATACATTGCTTATTGATCGTGAGAATGATCCAAACAGCAAAGGTACAGCCCGTCGACTGGCTAAAATGTACTTTAATGAAATAATGGCAGGGCGATATGATCCAGCACCAAATGCAACTGCTTTTCCAAATGATAGTGCAGATAGATATGAAGGAATGCTTGTGGTGCGAAGTGAGCTTCGTAGTATGTGCAGCCATCATCACCAGCCTGTTAGTGGCGTGGCTTACATTGGCATTATCGCAGCAAATAAGTTGATCGGACTTTCAAAGTATACTCGCATTGCACAATGGTGTGCTAAACGTGGGACACTACAAGAAGAACTATGCAATGATATTGCTAGAGAAATTCAAAAAGTCACAGGTGCTAACGATTTAGGTGTTTACATTCAAGCAGTCCACGGCTGTTGTGAGAATCGAGGCATTATGGCACATAGTTCATTGACGCAGACAACTGTGCTCAAAGGAGCATTTAATACAGATCCAGGTACAAAGAAAGAATTTTTCGACAACATTAAAATGCAACAAGAATTCGCACCACGTTAAGGAGATAGACGATGCAGATAAGAGCAACTGAAAATACAGAAGCATTTGGAAAGTGTGGATGTGGCCGTAGCCCTACAGGTAAGTGTATCGGCTGGCATGGCCTCAATGAAGAGCAATTAACAGAAGCTCGAAGAGTTTGGGACTTAGAAGAATATAAAAAACAAGCTCAAACTCTTTGGAGTGATAGTTGTACCAGTGGGAGAGCCGAATGAACACAGCAAAGGATATAGCAGACACTCTAATCCATCGTGCTAAAAATTTACAAGAATTTATTGTGGAAAGAGATTGGGCACTTATTCCAGCAGGTGTTGTAAAATATGACATACAACATACTGTTGGTGAGCCTGCTCGTATCTTTGTACACGCAATGACACAAGAAGAAGCAGAACGTCAAGTTGACGACTGGTTTGGTGAAAGCGTAGAATGATTAAACCCTTGCGTGATGACTTAATGGTTCAACAGCAAGTAGATGATCCATGGCAACATTTTGTCGGTGTTATTATGCTTAACCAAACTGGAAGAAAGGCTGTAAAAACTACATTGCCCGAATTTCTTTATTGGTTTCCTACCCCAATGGCGTTAATTAACGCAGAGGAAGAATTTGTTAAAAGCATTATACAACCACTAGGTATGGTTAATGTCCGTTATAATCGATTAGTTAAGATGAGTTGGGATTATTTGACTTGGGACAGAAATGATGCTACAATGTTATATGGCATTGGAAAGTATGGTTCCGACAGCTATGAAATCTTTTACAAGCACAACTACACAGTCGAGCCAACCGATAAAGAATTAAAACGATACTTAGCAGAGGAAGTATTTGATGTTGCTTAAACTCCTTGAACGATTAGGTCGCAAGCGTATTATTATGGATCGTGTACACGATGAACCATTGCTGACTCGTTATTACTTGTTTTTAACAGATCGTAAATGGTTTCCATTTAATATATTCTTACACAAATTTCATAAAGGCGATCCCGGTGATGTACACGATCATCCATGGCCCTACGCTACACTGATATTGAAAGGCGGTTACTATGAATACACTCCTAATTTTGAAAATGGCAAAATGGTTGGAGAGACTAAGCATTGGCGCGGTCCTGGGCATTTCCGCATTTGTGGTTCTAACAGCTACCATCGTATCGAATTGGTTCCTGGAATAACTGCTTGGACACTGTTTATGCCAGGTCCACATAAACGTGAGTGGGGATTTTTAGTTAATAACAAATGGATACAAAACGATCAATATCTAAAGGAGAGATATGAACAAGCTCATAATCAATCAGCAAGAACTTAATGGTTTAGTTAATAAGATATGTCGCGACATTGTTATCAGTGATTGGCGTCCGGATTATGTTGTAGGCATAAGTCGCGGAGGATTGATTCCTGCCATTATGATTAGTCACTATCTAAATATTCCAATGCGTCCATTGCAGGTAAGTCTGCGTGATGGCGGAGATTGCGTAAGCGATTTAGGTATGGCGGAAGATGCATTTGGACATTTAGAGAATCTTAAAAACATTCTCCTAGTAGATGACATCAACGACACTGGTGCTACATTTAATTGGATCATGAAAGATTGGCCAAGTGGTTGTTTTCCTGATGATCCTACCTGGGAAGAAGTATGGAACGACAATGTAAGGTTTGCTGTTGTTGTTGATAATCTATCTAGCAAATGTGAAGCACCAATGGACTATGTTGGTAAAGAAATCAACAAAGCAGAGAACGATGTCTGGGTTGATTTTCCTTGGGAAGATTGGTGGGCAAAATGATTGATTCAAAAATCAAAGTACATTGCACTGATGCTGGTAAAGATTTCGACATGCATGTATTGGGCTACAAGCCTAAAGCATTTTTAGAAGTTGCATTTCAAACAATCAAAATGCGTTTGGCCTATATGGAACGTACTCGAGCGTTTGTTGGCAGTTTAGGCGGGCGTGAATTTGTCATTCGTGAAGATGCGCTGCCCACAGAAAGAAAGGAATACAAACGATGAGAGAAGTAATTATGGAAGGACAACCTTCCGCAATTGAAGATTCAAATGCACCATGGGATAGTCTTGTTGAAGAAGACTTTCATGTTAAAGTGTTTTCAGACAAATATCCTGTAACTGAAGGACATTTATTATTTGTGCCTAAATATAACACTGTAAGTGTTCTTATGAATGCATTTGAAGATGCAGTTCGAGACGGAATGCGTATGGTAGAAGCTGGAGAGTGTGACGGATTTAATGTAGGATTTAATTATGGTGCTACTGCTGGACAGACTGTTGGCTGGCCACATGTGCATTTAATTCCTCGACGCAATGGCGACATGGAAGATCCCACAGGCGGTGTTCGACACGTGATTCCAGAACGGGGTAATTATAGGAAATGGTAATGTCAAGAACTTTGTTCATTGGTGATAGTCATACTTGCGGTTATGTTGCAGTTCCTGGAAAAGTAGGCCCGGGTAGTTATAGCTTTTGGAACGACAATAGCTATTGCGATCTGTACAGCAACGAAAATAAAAAACCCATTGCTGTCTATGCAATGGCAGGTGTTAACAACCGTGTATACACTGACTGGCTTAAAACCATGTTTGAAAGATACAGTGAAATTGACGAAGTATTTCTTTGCATGTCTGCATTAAATCGATTTACGATTGCATACGATCCGGGTTTAATTGATGAACCCATTGCCGTTGACAACTTTACAATATTTGACAAGACAGCATCTACAGATATGATACATCGTTATGCTGATTTGACTATGGCAAATGAAAGAGCTCAGTTATTTCAAAAGCCAATTTATAACGATTACGCCGATCCTCCTTCTTTTGAGATTAGTCCAGAAAAAGGTCTGGTTGATCCGGATCTTAGAAAAGACACTTTTATGAAAATTAAATTGTTCTTTGATCTAAATACCTATACAGAAAAACGTGATTTTTTAAATTGCGTATACACATGGGATAATATCTGTAACGATCACGGCGCCAAATTGTATCTTTTTAATTTTACAGAACGATTAAAATATCCTAGCAATTTTGAATACTACGGCAAATTAAAATGTACGAAGATAGCACCCAAAACTGTAGAGAAATTTTTCTCAGGACGAATGGTTGATCATTCAAAATATCTATTATCAGATAAAGAACATTACGATAAAACATATCATCACATGATTGCTACACAATATATTCCGTGGTTACGATCTTTATGAAATTGTTAATTGCAGGAGACAGCTTTGCCGCACCGTGGCCCAATGCAACTACAGGTTGGGTTAATCTTCTTGCAGAAAAATATAATGTTGTCAACATTGCTCAACCGGGTATAAGTGAGTATAAGATACTAAAACAGATCGAATCTCAAAACGTTAATAACTTTGATCTTGTTATTGTGAGCCATACTAGTCCTAGCAGATTACATACTAAAAATCATCCGATACACAAAGAAGGCTTTCACAAAGACTGTGATTTAATTCTTAACGATTTAATCGATAGACCTTCGCTAGGCAACCCAAGTTTAAAAGCAGCTCAAGAGTATTTTAAGTATCACTATGATGATAACTATCAAATTGACATTTATAATTTAATTAGAAAACAAATCAATTCATTAATTAATGTGCCGTATGTTAGTATATCGCATGTTGACATTGCTAACGAACTAGCGATAGAAACTGATCACATTGATTTTAGTCATCTTTGGTCTAAGGAACGAGGAACTGTAAATCATTACACTGAAGAAGGCAATCGTGAAATATTTAAAAAGTTAGAGGAAATTATCAGTGAATGAAATAGTAATCCTGTGGGATAACCAAAAAGGATTTTGGTGGAATGAAACCTGTGCCATGATATTGGAACACTTTGGATTACCTGGCGAACGATATACTAGTCATCCAGAGACCGATCAAATGACATTTAAATTTTTTAACGAACACGATGCATTACTGTGTAAAATACTGTTAAGTGATAGAATATGAAAAAAGACATAATTATAGCAATTATATTATTTGCACTTGCTGTATCTATTATGGTGTTTAGCGATATAGATAAACATGGAGTGAGGGTGTACAATTGTGGATTGGCTGAAATTAGTCCTGACTATCCCGTTGAAGTTCGAGATGAATGTAGAAAATTACACCTAGAAGAATATCAAAAACAATTTGAAACCAATAGAAAGACAATATCAATATGAATAAATGGACATTAACAATTGAGGAAGATCCGGATACAAAAGAATTAGTTCTTCCATTCACTGATGAAATTTTGGAGACTGTTGGGTGGAAATCTGGAGACACCATTGTTTGGAAAAACAATAATAACGGTACGTGGACGTTGACAAAAAAGATTGACAAGATCGATGAAAAGAGTGTATAATATATTATGAGTAAAATTAAAATTGCAGAGCTGTTTTACAGCATTCAAGGTGAAGGACGCTACATGGGCGTTCCGTCTGTGTTTCTACGCACATTTGGTTGTAACTTTAAATGTGCTGGCTTTGGTATGCCACGTGGTGAAGTAAGTCACGAAGCAACTGACATTGCGGCTACACATACTATGATTGAGTCTTTTCAAAAGTACGAAGAGTTGCCATTGGTTAGTACAGGCTGCGACAGCTATGCAAGTTGGATGCCAGAGTTTAAAGACTTGAGTCCTATGCTGACAAGTGATGCTATTGCAGATCGTATTGCAGAGATTATTCCACACGGTGAGTGGAAGGATGAACACTTAGTTATTACAGGCGGTGAGCCTTTGCTAGGGTGGCAACGTGCTTATCCGGACTTGTTAGATCATCCTAAAATGGCAGGACTAAAAGAGATTACTTTTGAAACTAACGGTACTCAAAAGCTATCACAAGAATTTAAAAATTATCTAACTGTGTGGAAAGGACTTCCACGTCAAAAAAGAGAAATTACATTTTCAGTAAGTGCTAAACTTCCTTGCAGTGGAGAGAAGTGGGATGAAGCTATTCTTCCAGAAGTAGTTTGCGAATACGAAGAAGTTGGCACAGCATATTTGAAGTTTGTTATTGCTACTGAACAAGATTTTGCTGACGCAGAGTGTGCAATTGCCGCTTATCGTACAGCAGGATTCAAAGGACACGTTTATCTAATGCCGGTGGGGGGCGTAGAAAGCGTTTACGCACTGAACAATAAAAATGTAGCATTGTTGGCAATGAAAAACGGTTTACGTTATAGCGATAGACTGCAAGTGCCGTTATTTAAAAATGAGTGGGGAACTTAATGAAAAAATTTGTAGAAAAACTATTTGGCATTGATAAGATTCGTGCAGAGGCAGAACGGTCTGTAGCCCTAGCAGAAGAAGCTGCCAAAGCAGCCAAAGATGCAACCGAGGCGGCTGAGAGAGCTAAAGAAGCAGAAGAACTTGCAAAACTGAGCGAAAAGGATCGAGCTACTCGAAGAAAAGAACCTTGGGTAGGAGTATTGAATACTCATGTTAACAAAGACAATGTACGCAATGGTTTTTTTGAGCTTGACTGGAATGAGCCATTTGTTGTAAAATTAAAGCAAGAAGGTTACGGTTTTGATGGTGACAAAGATGAAGAAATTGTCGATCGTTGGTTCCGTGAACTGTGTGCTAATGTAGTAGTTGATGGTGATTTTGGCGGCCCTGTGAATACAGGTGTGATTGATATTAAAACAGTGAAAAAGAATAATTAATGACCTATATTATAGTTGATACAGCAAATACATTTTTTCGTGCTCGTCACGTTATCAACGGTGACGCTGATATCAAACTAGGCATGGCTTTTCATATTACATTAAACAGTATTCGAAAGGCTTGGCAGCAATTTAACGGCACCCATGTCATCTTCTGTTTAGAAGGTAGATCGTGGCGTAAAGATTACTATGCTCCTTACAAACGCAATCGCAGTGATGCTCGTGCCGCACATACAGAAAAAGAAGCAGAAGAAGATCGTGTATTCTGGGAAGCGTTTGATACATTTAAAGAATTTATCAATGACAAAACTAACTGCACAGTATTGCAAAATTCACGACTAGAAGCTGATGATTTGATTGCTGGCTGGATACAAACTCACCCACAAGATAACCATGTAATTATCAGCACCGATACAGATTTTGCACAGTTAATTGCACCCAATGTAAAACAGTACAATGGTGTAATGGAAATGACAATTACACACGAAGGCTATTTTGATGACAAAGGCAAAGCAATCATTGACAAGAAAACACAAGAAGCCAAAGCTGCTCCAAACCCAGAATGGCAATTGTTCGAAAAATGTATGCGTGGTGATACCAGTGATAATGTCTTCTCGGCGTATCCAGGTGTGCGTACTAAAGGCACAAGCAAAAAAGTGGGTCTTACTGAAGCGTTCGAAGATCGTAAGAGCCGCGGATATGCGTGGAACAATCTCATGCTTCAGAGATGGACTGACCACGAAGGGTTAGAACACAGAGTGTTAGAAGACTACGAGCGTAATCGTAGACTAATCGATTTAACTCATCAACCCGAAGATATTAAGAAAATTATTGTAGATACTATTTCTACAGCAACAGGTGCAAATAAAAACATCAATCAGGTTGGCATCCGATTGATGAAATTTTGTCACTTGTACGATTTAAAGAAAATTTCCGAACAGGCGCAAAGTTATGCAGAACCATTAAATGCGAGGTATACACTATGACAGACTTACATGCAAAACCAATCATTGAAAACAAATTTTGGATCGTTGAACGAAACGGAGAAAAATTTGGCACTTTAAGAAAGAACGAAGACAATCGATTTATCTTAAGCAATGAAGCAGGTGTTAAAATTTACGACACTAAAAAAAGTTTAACTGATCAATTTGGCAAGGATTTCTTTGTTGCTAAAATTGTTAAAGAAGCACACAATGCATTACCTAATGAAGTTCATGGGTATAGCACCAGCGTTGAACCTCACAATGCAATGTTTGACATACAACGTAAACTACCATTGTTCACAAAAAGTGGCGATAGTAAAAGTTTATATTGTGCAGGATACTATGTTATTCGATTTGAAAAAGGATGGGTTAAGAGTTTTTGTCCTAAACTGATCACTTTACAAAGATACGAATACAAAGGTCCTTTTAAAACTGACTTTGAAATGAAACAGGTACTTTCAAATGTCTCAAAATAACATACCTTCTAATTTGCCTTCGGTTGAAAGACTGATACAGCGAGTAGCAGTTGCTGAAAAGAGTCAACAAAAAGACATAAAATTATCCTTACAAGAAGCTCGAGACCTAACTGCTGAATTAGCCATCATAACTGCCAAGTTAGGTAAGACAGTTCAAGAAATACATCAAATGTTGTCGGAAATACGTGAATCTACCACTAATATAGACGTAAAATTTGACGGCGGAACGTTCTAGCCGAGATAAATATATACGTGGTTAATTAGGAACACGTATCAATGAGTAGACCAAAACCTAAAGTTTTGCTTGAATATGCAAATAAAGAAACATTTAAGATCGAACAGATTCTTGAAAGTGATGCCATCTGGGCAGTTTTTTATAAAACACAACCGTTTAATTTAAAGAGCGGAAGTTTAGTTGCAAGTTATCCAGGTCCAAAATATAAAAAAGTTTCGTTTAGCAATCCCGGACATGCACACAATCTTGCTAAAAAATTAAACAGACTCTTTAAGACAACAGAATTTACTGTTGTCAAATTAACACAAGGTGAAGAAATAAAATAAGATGGACCTCAAGGATACCTACACTGAGGTATTCCTAAAAGCAGTTAACCAAGATGTTAACGGGGATATCATAAAACAATTTCGTTCTGCGTGGTGGTGGAACGTTAGAGGAAAATCTAGTGGCGGGCTTCGTTTGACTGACGAGGGGTTGAATTTTGTTCAAGACAATGCTAAAATTAAAACTTACAAAATAGACTTTCCTAAGGACTTTGCCATTACACCACAAATTCTAGTTTGGTTAGATCAATTTATTGACTCACCGTTTTACATCACAAAAAAATCAATCACTGTTTTAAAAGAAAAAGCCGCATTTGAATTATATCTGTTTTCTGGAGATATAAGAAAGATGGGATACAATAAAGCACTAGCCAAACGCTTTAGCCAAGAATAACCCCCCTAATTTGCCAAGTCTATAAATATTTTTACTATGTTTGATCTTAATCCTATTGACGTACTAAATCAAAGAGAGATGACGGTGTTACCGCCGCACTTCTCTAAGATACAAATTTCCGACAGCGACCTCTTTGATGGAAAAATGAAGACGTGGGTTAGGACCAAACTAAAAGGTAGATTTTGTATGTTAAGAGCACCCGCAATTGACCAAAGTGGAAATTTAAAATCATCCACATTTTTGGCTTTTGAGGATCACAAAGAGCTAACATACTTTGCACTTGCCTGCCCATATTTAAGGAGAACCTAAATGACTGAAGAAGTTAACAACCAAGCAGCACCAGAAGCACAACCAGCACCGGCTACAGAAGCACAGCCAGGCGCAGAATTAAACATCAGCGACCTTGTTGCTGTTAAGAGCATTATCGAAGTAGCATCACAGCGAGGAGCGTTTAAAGCAGCAGAACTTGAAGCAGTGGGTAAAACTTTCAACAAGTTAAACACCTTTATCGAGTCTGTAAGCAAAAAGGAGGCCTAAAATGGCAGCATTAAAACACATCGGTAAAATGAAAAACACAGGATCGAAAGTTGTTGTAGTTTTTCGTACATTACCCGGAGAATCAAATACTGCATTAGTATTACCAGCTGCAACATTGCCGGACTCATATCATAACTCATTAATGGCATTGATCGAAACTGATCAAGCACAACAAAGTTTTGAATTAGGCGAATTAATGTTTGTGCGTTTATTCCCAGATGGTAGACAGATGTTACAGGCAATGCAACAAGATGGCAGGCTACAAAAAGTTCCAACCGATACTGTTATCATGACACCTACTAATCAAACTGAAATTGTATTAGCCGACTTGAACGTTCTTATTGCTGAACAAAAGAACTGTACTATTGATGACCTATGTACATTTGTAAAAGGCTATCAAAGTCCTAAAGACAACAGTACAGAAGTTAAAACAGTTGCGGAAGTTAAAGAAGTTCCAGCAGCGCCAGTAAGAGCACAAGCAGCTCAAAATGAAGTATTAACTGATCTTGACATTGCTAAGTCTTATCGTAGCCAAGCAGATGCTATGTATAAAGAAGCAGCTAGATTGCGTAAACAAGCAGATGATTTAGATCCTCCTAAAAAGAAGGCAACTAAAGTAAGTGAAACTGCTGATGCCTAATTCGTTATTTAGGCCTCCACGTCATTTAGTTAAAGAGTGGCCAGAAGTGTTTGAAGATTTGTATATGAATACCATGCCCGTGGCATATCTAGAGATGGTTCATCTAGAATTTGCCGACGGCAGGGTATGGCAAATCGATATTAAAAATCAGTTAGCCGAAGAAGCTGCTGAATTTATTGCAGACAAACTTTTGGAAACTTTTCAAGAGTACAAAGATGATATCAAAAAAATTGATTTTAAAATAGATGTAGAAAGATTAAAAAAAGATATCGCTACTTCAACAAAGGCTATTCTTTAATATAGCCTTTTTCTTTCATAAATTTAAAAATTTCTTCAGCCATTATTCTATAACCTTCTCTAGTAGGGTGCATACACGTTGTAATGTAATCTGTAGGTTCTTTTAATTTAGAATAATAGTCATAAAAAGCACCGTCGGCTAATTCTTCCCTACCGTCATATCGTAATAATAATTGCATAAAACTGTTGCACCCTTGAGGATATAAAAACTTATCCCACGGAATAGAATCTACTAATTCAGTATGCTCTTCTCCAATTTGCTGTATAAAGTTTTCTCTAGTAATTCTTTGATCAAATGCACTGGCAACTATAAAATTCCATCCTTGGGCTTTGGCAAACATTGCTGCTTCGCGAATGTTTAATAGTGCTTCAAGGCAGACAAATTTTTCACTCCATATATCTCGAGAGTATGCTTCCCACAATTGTCGTTGTGTAGCATTTTTATCCCAAGGATTTGGCCACATGGCAAAAAAGTGATGATGTTCTTCGAATTGTCTATTAATAAAATCAAAACGCTCTATACCACTAAGCATTAAAACAAGAGTAGCTTCATTAGCTTTTTCCATTTTAACTTTGGGGTTAATGTACAGCTCTTTTACACTTGCTCTATTTCCTTTACCAGATGCTCCAAAATTTACCGGAGTAAAGTTAGGAAGATGATTTTTACAAATTTGAGATACCCAACTATATTCGTACATTTCAAATTCTAAATCTCTAGGAACCTTTAACGGATCAACAAATCCTCCGTATTGTTTATAAGTTTTTTTACTCCAGCTGCCTACTCCTTGAGTAAAGCTATCTCCTAATCCAATAATTAATTTTGAATTTTCATCTATTATAGGTATATGGATGTCATACATTTTTATACTTTTCCTAATTTAAAATATTTGTTATACGCTTTTTCTAAACTGGCAAATGCAGGATTTATTTTTGTAGCATTCTTTTTTAGATTTTCATAATTGTGTTCTAAGATTGGTCGCATAGATTCAATCCAACTTGCTTTATCTTCAATTGCAATTATTTTTTTTATTGACTCAACTATTGCATCGTATCTTTCAAACGTTGACAAGTTATCGTAACTTTCATCAATAAATCCATCAAACGTTTTATATCCCATGTCACGCAATTCTTTTAAACTGCCTTTGTTGCCTAAAATAATAAAAGGATGAAAACACACAATCGGTTTGAAAACTTTTTCACTTAAGAATAATTGTTGATCAAAATCTGAAAAAGATGCTTCCGACACAACAGTGACCCACGAATCAAGACATACTTGATCCTGTATTCTTTGTATGTAATATCTATCGTCAAACTCGTTATTATTTTTTCCATGCACTATCAACGGTAACATAGAGTTTGCAACATCTGCTCTTTCTTTTGGTAATATGCGATCTTCAAAATACACAGTATTGGTATTAAACGGATTCATACTTACTAGTCCGTGTTTTAATAATTGTTCTTCAAACATTCTAATATAAAACCAAACTCTGTGCCCGCGAAGTCTTTTTTGTAGACAATTAAAATCTTTAATTTCGTTTATTTTTTTATATGATAAGTGTTTGTCGACTGATGCTTCTAAAGCTGTCCAAACAGAATTATTATACACATCTGCTTCAAAATGCACATAGGGAATTGCAGTCATTCTATTTTCAATAGCATTATCCGTTGCCCATTGATCATATTGAATAGCACATAAAGAATTGCCGGTGGTGTAAATCACAGCCTCTGGGGGGATTTGATAATCAACACACTCTTTATGAAAAAATTCCCATAACCATACTGCATGATATCCTTCCAAACATTGATCAAATAACAGCATTGCCTTTCCGTCACGAACATCATTAAGTTGTTTTTTACCGATATGAGAAAAGGCTGTTGCTTTGTTGTTTCCTATAGCTTTTGAATAACCTGTCCAATCGTTAGGACTATGATTAACACCAGTAGGTATAATGTACGGACGGGGTTTATTTTTCATAGAATACTGTCGTGCCATTTGAGTTCTATGTAATATAGTTATAGCCATTGGAGAAGGTGCAAATCGTCTAGACCCAGATAACACAACGTCCGGACATGCTGTATAATTTAAATAATTTTCTGAATCTTCAAATACAAAATTCATACTGTTGCACACTCAAAATAGAATTCTTCCAATTCTGGAAAGGTTTTTACAAAATCTGTACCTCTTCTACGATCATATTCCGTGAACCAATTAAAGAAGTCGCGTTTGCCTTCTAACAGCTTCTCTGGGGTATAGATAGCTGATTCCATGTATTTCACGACTCTTTCAAATTTAGCATACTCTAAGTCGTTGAATTTACTACGGTTTTTATCGTCTAAATTGGCTAGAATGAAGTCTAGGTGCCGTTTCATATAAGGTATAAATTCATCTTTAGGCAAAATATTCATGTCGTACTGTAACGGTTCTTTTAAGTAGGGTGTATCAAATCGGATACGCTGCCATTTGTTTTGTTCAAATCCATTGTACTTAACACGCCACTCTAGAATTTTTTCTAACAAACTTTGGAAGTTAGTCACTGTAAGGATATTAAAGGTTATCATAAATGTAACCGGTAATTGAGTTTTTGTTAGATATGTATCTAAGTTACGCTCCCATACAGTTAAGTCCAATCCTGTACGAATGTATTCTGCCGGTGCTCCCCAAGTATCCATACTGGTAAAAATTTTAAAATCTTTAATACAACTATTGGCAATCAAATTATTAACTTTTTCTACTAGCCTATCGATTAAAATCGGCTTGACTCCAAAATTTGAGTTGATGTTTAATTCAAGATTAGGCAACGGATTGATCAATAGATCATCTAATAGCTTCCATGTGCTAGATTGCAATAACGGCTCGCCACCAGTAATTCTTAGGATAGTTAAAGTCTTACTAACTTCCGGCCACCACTTCCACCACGCTATCACATAGGGATTAGTTTCTTCTTCGTAAATTTGAAACCAGTCAATATCGTTGCGATGATTCTTAACCATAGTGTAAGGACCGTGATCTTTAATTTCTTTGTAATATGCACTGCTGTGTTTTGGATGACAATATCCGCATTTAAAATTACATTCATTACCAAAACTTACTTCGATGTACTGAGGATTGACAGGAGCTAGAGGATCGGCTTTAATAGCTCCTAATCGTTGTTCTGTAAAGATACTGGCATTGCGTTCATGTCTGTCGCTGATATAATCTTCGCCTAATGCTTCAATGTTCCAACAATAATTACATCCGGAAGGTTTTTCTCCTGCTATCATTTCAGCACGTTGACTGATCTTTTCTTTAGTGTTATGCAATGCACTAGGGTCTAGTGCAATTTCGTCTAAAGGAATTTTATGCGGGGCGGGATGATAACAACTGTGTGTTTCACCTGTACCTAAATAAATGGTTGTGTGATGCCATTTAGCAAGACAAAAGGTAGGAGAGATTTCATTCATTATAGGAATGAATTTCTTAATCCGGATCTTATCGTCCATTTAGTTTATCCTTTGACAGTTCATATTGTTCTTTTAACCAATCAAAATCATTTATCTTTATTAACTCACTTGGCGCATTTTGCCAGAACAGACCAAAATATTTTCCTGCAATTGCCCCCATATAAGCATGAGAGCCATATGGGACTGCATCGTTTAGTGTACACCATGCTTCTAATCGCTGTGTTGTCTCTAGGTCATCTTGGCGGTCAATGGTTTTACTTGCCAACTTGCAACATTCTCTGAAAGCTGATTTCCATGTATTGAACGAATCTGTATTGAATGCAGTAATGTTGCTGACTTCCGGCATTGCTTTAAACAAAGAACTAATACTTGTTGTCATGTCTGGAGTAGAGACATCCATATTTTGTGTTAGTCGTTTAGGCAGCAACTTAACTCCACCGTATCCGTATTCTAAATCATTGATAGGATTACGACTGCGCCAAACATGCACACACTCCAAATCGTATTTGCTAACTTCGTAATCAAAATTAAATGTATCAAGTATTTCTGCATCAGCATCTACTACCCAAAACATTTTTGTAAATGCTTTTTTTGCTGCGGCAATATGTGCTTGGTGTATTCCTTTAATTCCATGCACTCTGTGTGCGTAAGGAAACCTTGCCTTTAACTTAGCAAAGTTAGCATCTGCATTTGGTTCGTTATAACTGATAAAAATAATATCGTACATTATTGCCTAAAATAAGTTAATCCGAGATCTATTGTTTCATTATAAAGATCTAAAACATATTTGCTCTGCTGGGCATCAAGGTTGGGCCAATCTAACCCTAAATTAAGTTTAATTTTTTCTCCAAGGTCCTGTATGTCTTTTTCAAGACATCCATGCAAAACATTTTCTTGGTATATATTTTTAAGAATTTCAAAATCTCTAACTTGGACATAATCCCAATCTGTACAGTTAGTCATCCATGTACCAAGCCTTGCACCATGTATTGCATATAATCCGTTTTCCTCATGGGCTCCTACAGTACTCCACATACGCAACCTATGGATATTATGCCACCATATATGATCCTGTAATTCCATTGCTGGAACTTTAATTCCGTCCTTCAATGTCATCTTAACACCTTCACGGAATCCTGCTCGCCATGCTTGGAACGGCGAACCTGTGATAATGCTTTCACTGTAGACTACTGGGAAATTTCGATAACCGTCTTCCCAACAGAAATCTACCTGTGCCCTATCGCTTGTACTGGCTTCATGGGTTTGCATATTGAGAATAAACTCTTTTTTCCAAATTTTAATTCCGCCGTTACCGTAACGTAAACCATTAATTTTATTTCTACCACACCAACCATAAACTTGTATCTTTGGATCACTCATATCTAGATCTAAATCAAAAAATTTAGGATCTACAATATTATCTGCATCAACAGTTATAAGCCAATCGGTATCACTCAAGTTGGCTGCGGCTTTGTGTGCATGGTCGCTGCCCTTAACACCGTGTACTCGTTTTGCCCACGGAGCTTTATCGCATAAGTCGGCATAATGTATATCAGCATTTGGTTCATCGTAACTGATAAAAATAATATCAAATTCTACTATTTTCATTTAATCTCCAATACATAATTTTTAAACAATCGTCTTGTATACACACTAAATTTAATAGGTAAATCTAAATTTTTAAGTACAAATTTCTTTCCTACAAGATCTGATATTTTTATAGAAAACGGTTTGTACAATACATTAGGATCATTGTAATCTGTAATTAAAAAATTCATATCAGTATTACCGGCCCAATTGATTTTTTTCTTTTTAACTGGTTGGAATTTCTTAGGAAGTTTTTTAGTTCCACCGTATTCTTCAGTTAATTCTAGTGTCAACGAGTTTGCTTTATAAGTTAAAAATACATTTGGTTTATCAAATTCTGCATGTTGCACTTCAACAATGCGATGTAACACATCGTCTATTTTATATAAAGCTCTAGTTTCGGATATAACATAACTGTCGCCTGTGATGTCCACCGAACAAGAATTAAGATTAATTTTACCTTCAATGATCATTTCAGCAACTTCTTGATCCATTGGAATTTTATGTTCTTCATTTAAAAATGCAGACTTTGGACCAACTGCTGTTATTGCGCCTGATGTCGGATTAAACACAGCAAAGAATTCTACCGGAGGTAAAATAATAGGTTCGAATAACATATCAAAATCAATTATTTCTTCCATGCTATTTCCTCTAAAATATTAATTACTTCTTGTGTAATTTTATCTTTTTCTACATAATGAACAATATTATGTTGTTGATAGTTTCCTATTTTTACCTGTCCTTTGCGATTTACATAAAATCCCAAATGATCGCTCCATACATCTGACGGCCAAGGAAAGTTTTGTATCATGCCTTTCATGTGTACTACTTTAGGAAAATCTAAATCATATGCGATATCATCAGCAATATCTAAAATTTTTGCTGCTAGGGCAAAGGCTTCGTCAGTGCCAACAACTTTTGGTTTAAGTTCTGTTAAAAATAAATTTGAAAATTCTACAGGATTTTCAATAATACTGCGAGCCAATGTAAAAAACTCTTTGGCTACAGCACTGTCTTTTTTAAAAAATGTATAGAAACTATAAAGATTAGGTAATTTATTTTTTGTAAATGTCCTACGATAATAGTCACTGTCTACTAATTCTTCTCTATAGGTATATGCATTATTGGCAATATACAATTCATTATTTTCTACAAAATAATCAATCCAATGACTGTAGTCTCTAGTAAACAACATGTCAGAATCTAAACAAACTGTATAATCAAAAGGACTGTATGTGTCCATCCATGATCTAGCATCCCAACCTTTATACTTTTCAATTTTTTCTACATGATCAAACACCCAAGAAGATTTTAATTTCTTTACTGCATCGACATCGTCTGTCATTAGACATACTTTGTCATATCCTTCTTTTTGAGTATTCTTAATACTAAGTGCTAATGCATAAGCTAGATTGAGATAATCTATATTGTCATTAGTAGAAACAAAAATTAAATATCCAAAGTTCATGCTAACTCCATTAGTTTTTCTGAGTGGCGAATAATACTTTGTTTGTTCATCACATGGATATCAAGTCCTCTTACAGCAGCGGCATAATAATTGTTGTCGCTGTGTGGACTTGCTAATATTATTAGTTTTCCTGTAGCGTCTACCGAATGTAAAACATCTTTATCTAATACTGTTAAAATAGGAGGAAGACTTTCGTTGGTGGTTGTTTCAAACCCATCTAATATATGTTTTGCCACACTAAAAGAAATGTCATTTCTATACTGTGTTGTGTCGAATCGAAATAGGTCAGCATAATATTGATAGTTTTGTCTAATAACGTTGACCAGTTCAAAAAACATTTTGCTGTAGGGTGTTTTTTTAAACATCACAGTTGTTGCCCAATATAAATGGACCCCTGTATCGGATACATATTTGTCATGATATCCTAATCTTTTTTGATCGTAGATGTCTAGCATATTTTTAGCAATCATAACATCTGCATCAACGTCCCAATACGAACTCAATCTATTGGAAAAAATTAAAAAATCACTGTCCATTAACAGTGTTTGATCATACGGTGTTAACTCGTACACATTAGCACGGTTGGCATTGACAAATGGAATATTTTTAAAATGTACACCGTCGTGCAAGCGTCTCATATTGTCTGTTATTGGACGATCAACTTCTATAATTTTATCGAATGTTGAAACTAGTTGTTCATAGTTGTTTGATATTTTAGCCCATTCTAATGTAGAGGGGTCTGTAACTAATGACACCGGTATACCTAAATTCTTTTTAGCCAAGCGAGCAGCTAACATTGCCATGTATGCATAGTCAATGTCTCTATTGTTGTGTGCAAATATTAATGCGCCGCGTGTCATATGTCTAATAATTTTTCCACACTGCGGCTTTTTTTAAGTTCTTGAAATTCTTGATAGTACTCTAATGTAGTATCATAATATCTGTCAAATATATCATCTCTAAATTTTTCTAAATCTTCAATCATGATTGGATTTTCGTTGGAATCAATTAAGGGAACATTTTCTGTTCTTCCCTGATCAATAAACATCTGTACAAATGTTATTAACGATTTGTCAATCTTAAAGATGCCGCCGTTTTGACCAATGGTTAATTTGGCTTCAATTTTTTCTTTGAGAAGGCGTCTTTGGATTGAAAAGGTCTGACGATAGTTTGAAAACTCTAGAGCTTTTTTGAGTTGCTCTTCCATAATAATCCCCTAATTAAAGTAGCAGTTTATTTATTGTGCTAGATAATCAGGAAAAAATTATGTGGTTGGTGCAGTGGTAATTTGTATTGTTGGTGTTGTTACTTGGAAATTGCCTGACCCACCTGGCAATAGTGTACCAGTGGCTTCAAGCGTTGACAATGAAATACTTAATGTTCCGTCAACACCTTCTGTTGCGCCGCCGATGCCTGTGTGATTATCTGTCCACTCAACTTGGAATTCGATGCTGGATGCGGTTCCTGCAGAGTTATCCGAAATGCCTGGAGTTCTAGCATAAATTTTATAGGTGTTTGTTGAATATGGATTTGATGATGTAGCAGTATACCATGCATTAAATCCGTTGCTTAATCTATAAAAATTACCGCCATTCAAACTTCCAGTTTCAGCAATTGGTTTGTTTCCGCCAAATGCTTGTGTGCCGATTCCCGTTAAGAATGTTGTCCAATTTGCATTTTGAGCAGCAATTGCGCCTGTAGTTGATCCACCGGCCCTTGCTGATAAAAATCTTATTTCACCGCCACTATTGAAGAACGCTCGGGCTTGGGCAGCAGTTGGCCAGTATACACTGATTAAACTGTATACTCTAGTGGTCCAAGTTGAGCCAAGTGCACCTGGCCACGCTGTTTCAGAATACCAAGATCCTAATCCCACAGGAGCAGTCCTAGTAATGGCCTGTGTAGCAGAAATGTCAAATTTTTGTGTAACCAACACATCGGCCCAAGTAGCATATTGTTTATAAGGTGCAGTTGCAGTATGAGCTCTTACAGTTTCTCCTACAGATGCATTGACCAATGTTGGTGTAGTTCCAACCTGATGTATATAGGCATTGATAATGTCATATTTTAACGTAGTCCAATCAGTTACTGAAACTCGATTGCTGGTTGTTATTTGATTACTGAAAACTGTTTGTCCGTAACCGCTATTTCCAGAACCTACACCTAATACACCAGCTACTTTAGCTTGGATATCGTTGTAGTCTGCAACCTGAATAGTTTTAGAAACCCATATACCCGAAGCTACGCCCGTACCTTGAGAAGCGGTACCTAAGTCGGTGCCAAGTGTTAATGATGTTGCTGGCATCACTGTGCCGGTGCCGGTGCCTGGACCAGTTGCTGTAAATGTTAATCCTGTTGTGGCTGTAAATGTTTCTGGAATAGCACGTCCTGTTCCAGGGCTAGTTGTTATAACTGTTGCTACTGTGATTGTCATACCCACAGTATATGTTATTCCCGACGTGCCGGCAATGTTATTCCATTGAGTATTTGTTGTCGAACCTATTACTTTAATTGTATAGACTTCACCGATTTGGAATGCAGCAACATCTACCCATCCTGCACCAACTGCTGTATAGTCTGTGGTTCCCAAAGTTACTACGGTATATTTTTGAGCTGCTACCATTGCTGTTGCATTGATAAATCCAGATCCTGTGGCAGTGAATGTTACACCAACGGTATTTGACGATGCACCAAATTTTGTAAAATCAGTGTTGCCAGCAAATGTAATAGTGTAAGATCTACCACTGACAAAATTACCAGCGGTTACTAAACCTGTGGCGGTGGCTGTGAATACTGTACCTGCAGTATTATTAGCGGAACCAAGATCTGTCCATATTGTTGTGCCTGCGGTAATAATAGTATAAGAACGGCCTATTACTAAGGCACCCGGATAATCAGCTGTGTTAGCCACAGCATTTTGATATAGGTCACCAATTTTAAATGATGTAAAACCTAAACCGTTGTTTAAGCTGAGAAGGGCAATTTCTTCACCTTCTGTAATACCGCTATCTGCGGCAATGGTTATTGTGGTACTGGCCATTCCACTAAGACCGCCATCTGTACTAGATACTGTAAATGACCCAGTTAAAGTTGCAGGATTAAAATCAGTGCCGGTAATGCCTGCACCGGAAATTGTGTAAGGCAACACTGTACCATTTGGCACATTACGTGTATACATGTATACAATTATGGAGTTACCGTCAGACACTCCAGGAAGATTAGTCTTAAAAGAAAATTCAGCTTCGTCATAGGTAAGGATGATAATACCTTGCGACCCAGCTCCGCCAGCTGTAAATCCGCGAGATACATATGACGCTCCAGGGTTTGGTGTTCCGCCGGTAGCTGTCCTTTCTGTAGATACTCCTTGAGATGCACCGCCACCTCCGCCTGAACCCGTGAAGCCCTGTCCGTCGGCACCGGTTAACCCTTCGCCGCCGCCGGCGCCGCCACCGCTTGCACCCCTGGTGCCACCTGCTATTGGTCTTGCGGTTGTTTGATCAAATACTCCGCAGCCGCCGCCGCCGCCGCCACCATAAAGGGTTCCTTTATACAGATATCCTGCTGCGCCTGCACCTCCAATAATCCCATTTTCAGGTAGTCCGTTATTAGCAGGACTAGGGCCGCCGCCTCTCGCACCTGCACCTTGAGACGTAACGGTAAGCACACCATCAATAGTTCTAGAGGATCGGTTACTGCCCAATGCCCCTCCACCGAGCGCACTTAGTGCTCCAAACGTAGTAGTAAAACCGGTACCGTTTGGTGCCACGCTGGCTCCGACGGCATACGATATTGATGTGCCAGGACTAACTATTATATTCCTTGTAAGGAGGATACTGCCGCCGGCGCCGCCGTAACCGCCACCGTTCACGTTTCCTTGTCCAGCAGCACCGCCACCAACAAGAAACACCTCACTAAGTAAAAAACAGTTAGCAGGGGGGGTCCATGTTGTGGGTGATGTACTGGTTAGTGTGACTGTTTGTACGGCCATTATTGTGTTATCCTTAACTCAGGAATATTTATATAGTTCAAGTCGCAGTTATTGACGATATTGAATACGTTGGGCTTGTGATAGTAAATGTTCCAGTAGGCACTAACAATCCTGCTGCTTTTAGTTCGTCCACAGCCACTGCCAATGTGCCGTCTATTACATCTCCCGGTGGAAAGATTGTAGGAGGGTTTGGATACCCAGGATTTAGCGTATCTGGATCAACATAAGCATCATTCCAAATTACCTTGATGTAAACAACTGTGGCTGTTCCGCCCACATTGTTTGCCACATTAGTTTTGGCCTGCAATTGATAATTGTTAGACGAGTAAGAGCTGGTTGCACCCTGTTGATAAAATGTTTGATAAACATTGGTTAACGAATAAAATGTTGCACCGCCGGGTGTGTTTGCACCAAGTCCCTGTGATCCAATAGTATCTAACAAACTTGTCCAAGATGAATTTTGTGGAGTTGTTGCTCCGCCGGTTCTCGTACTGGAAATTCTAATTTTTCCGCCACTGTTAAAAAAGTATCTTGCTTGATTTGCTGAACCAAAAGTAACAGTAATCTCACATGATGATTGCGATGCCCATGATCCTGTTCTTGATGTTCCGGGTTTAGCAGTAATTACTGACTGGTCAACACCAATATTAAATCTATTTAGACTGGCTGCGTCAGCAGCAATATCAAATCCGTTGTTAGGAAATGTTATTCCTTGTTGAATAACAGATAGTGGTTCCACTTCTGCAAGAGCAGGTTCTCCGCCATCTTGATGTATTTTGATACTGCGAAGCATGTTGCGCAAATCGTCCCATTGAACTTTGGAAATTTGCTCGCCTTGCGATACTGTGGCTCCTAATACTGTTTGTCCATACCCCTTTGAGCCCGTGCCTGTCCCAAGAATGTCAACAATCTTGGCGCGGATATTATTGTAATCGGATGATGATATTTGAGTAGGCATTTTATAACACTAGTGCTTCAATTGTTGTTATTCCGTCAACATCACTAGACTCAAGTGCAATTGCAAATGTATCTACGTTGAAATTTTGTCTTACTAGCGCAGTACCAGCTGGGCCTGCTACCAGTCTATCGCCTTTCTTAACAGCACCTGTTACTTTAACAGGAACTCGTCCTTTAAGGGCAATGTATGTACCGCCTACTAGATCTTTATTCATCATAAACGCTGGATTTGCACTAACTACACCAATAGCTCTGTCGCCTTGTGTGCAGGCAGTAACTTCTTTAGTACCTCCAACTGCAACCACTGTGCCTGTTTCGTAGTCGGCGTCTGCCAGATATTTTTCTGCCAAGTCAGCATATTGAGCTGATGTAGCTGTTCCGTCAAATACGTTGGCTAACAAATTACCTGCGGCATTTCTAGCAGCAATTGTAAATGCTGTTTTTGTTGTTCTAGCTGATCTGTACCAAGTGCTTTGATCGCTGCCGTTCCAAGTGGTATCAGTGGCTGCATCATCAATTTTTAATTTGTTTGTACTTGTGGCAATGCCGTTGAATTTTACAGCATTTAATTCACCTAATGAGTTTCTTACTGCTATCGAATCGGCGGTTGCTGTAACTTCACCAGATAGTGAATTTAATTCTAACGCATTTGATGCTGTTCCGTTAACATCTCCTTGAACAGAACCAAATAAGTTTCCTCTAAGAGTTGCACCAGTGTAACCAATTTGTTTAGTAGTACCATTAATCAATACAGTGGCATCAGTTGCTAGGACATTTCCTACAAATGCTCCAGTAAATTGTTTGGTAGAATAATCATATGCAGTTGTAAGGTCAGACGCTTTAAGATTTGCCACTACGCCGTCAGCATAAACAGATCCCCATTTAAGCGTTGGCGATCCTAAATTATAACCTTCATCTATTCCTGGTACTATTCCTGTACCCGTAAACACAGCAACGTTTTGTTTAACAGTGCCATTGGTAATTCTAACAGTAATATCATTGTTATTTTTATTTTCAATAATAACATCTTCACTGTTTTCAATCCAAATACGAAGATCAGTATCAGTACCTACATAAAAACCTACATCTGGAAAAGTAATTGCTGAAGTAAACGGATTTGCAATACCAACTCGAACATAGTCAGATGCTAATCTTCCACCTAACCTGTCTGAATTACTTGCTGTTCCCCAGAATCTATAATCGCTAGTGGTCTGTCCATTACTCGGAGTATTAATTAATGTAATACCCTGTTTAATAACTGGAAAGTTTGCTGTCAATCCTGTTGAACTTGCTGGAATAAACTCTTCAAGGGCGTTGACAATTGCTACAATCTCTCCGCCTGCAATAATTTTAATAATGGCATGTGTATCAGCAACCGGCGATTGATTATCTTTAATTGTATCAGTAGCAATAGCACTAGATCCAAGTTCAGGACTTGCAGCTGGTCCAACTAGAACATACTGTGTTCCGGACCACGTGTATAATTGTTTAGCGTTTGAATCCCACCAAAACTCACCAGTAGCCAAGCCTGCGGGCTGAGTAATGCTGACTTCAGCGCCATTGGCAACTTTAAATTTAACACCATCGTAGAATTTTAGCTTTTTATTTCCGCTATCATACCATATTTGCCCTGGAACCACTTTTGGGGGTGCTGAAGTGTTTGCAAAATTTTCCATTAAATGTAGGAAATTTTCGTTTTGTACTTCGCCGTAGCCTGCGTAGTTTTTACCTACAAATCGTAGATCAGTGCTGGAATCGATTGTTCCGTCTGCTACAGTTGTTTGTAGTACTCCGTTAAATTTGTTTACTTGATATGCCATGTTTGATCCACCTTAATCTTTGTATTTATTCATTATATAATACGAGTTGCAGCCGCTTGTCTTTGAGTTTCTAAATCTAAATATTGCTGTTGCGTTAAACTCGTTGGAATCGACAATGCTTGCTGTCTAATATGACGCAAAACTTTCCAATCTGTGCTTCTTAAAAATTCTAAATCGCTTGCATTTCTTAATTGATTTTCTTTCTGTGTTAAAATTTCAACGCCTACTGGTTGAACAGTTTTAGTAGGAATATCAAAATAGTGAGTTTGTGCTATTATGGAGTTATGATCAGCATCACTAATCTCCGATACTGACACAGTATTAGGAACGGACGGTGCATAACTTAATATGCTGATTACTTTATTATCTTCTATACATACGTAGTGCATTTTTAACTCCAAATTGCCATGTAATTGGCGGCCGGTGTAGATCGTTGTTCTGTATTTTGAACATATACTCGAATCCTGTCTCCAAGATCGCTCCAGGTACAACGTAGTGAGTCGTTACCATCAACTCCGCCGGCATAGTGTATAACTGCTATACTAGGCATAAATGCAATTAAATTAGCCATTGTTTTGCCTGAGGGCGGAAACACATCAAAAAAGTTTGCGCCATTATTCCAACTGCCTACTTGATTTGTGTAACCCGAAGTACTGTAAACTGTATTACCGTAGGTAAATGTATACTGTGGTAATCTACTGTCAACATACTGTTTAGGAGTGGCATGTAAATCAGATATCGGATTGCCGTTCAGTGTTAGGTATCCAGACATTGTGCTACCGGAAATGGCTACTTTTGTTGGATCGGTTGCACTAATTGATATATTAGTTGTGCCGTCAAACGACACACCATTAATAGTTCTAGCTGTTTGTAATCTCGATGCCGAGGTTGCATTTCCAGTTACTGCTCCAACTAACGAAGCTGTAATTGTTCCTGCTGAAAAATTACCACTAGAATCACGTGCAACTACTTTACTTGCAGTATTAGCAGATGTAGCATCTACAGAAATTGTTAATGGTAACTGAGTATCGTAGTAACTCGGTGAACCAGTGCCTGAATAAGAAATATAAGTGCCAGCAGTTAATTTTTCTAACGCCATTGCACCCCATGTTATAGAGTTGCCGCCGGTTGATTTAAGAACATAGCCAGGGGTGCCGGCTGGTAAAAATGCCGTTGTTCCAGATGCCGTTTGATAAGGTACAGAACCGGCACTGCCGCCGGCGATGTTTGTAGATCTAGTTGCTAATGTTGCTGTTTCTGCATTGCCAACTAGAGTATTTGCATATATTTTATCCCATTTATTGTTTGAAGTTCCCAAATTAATTGGATCTCCAGCATGTATAAAATTAGGTGCAAAAGCTGGCTGGTTAATTCCGCTGCTGCTTAAAGATTGCGCAGATGTAATAAAACCAATATCGGCGAAGTCTCCAGTAACAGCAGTATCAAATATTTTTAATAAAAATCCGGTTTGCTGATTTGCTGATAATGTTGGTGTACCACCTTGCACTCCAAGTGTAAGTTCTTCGGCTCCACCAACTGTTACTCCAAGGTCTGCAACATTTAAAGAATTAAGTGTTCCAACGTCAGTTAAAGACGAATTTAAAACACTAGGACTTAATATGTCCCCAGTCAATGTTTCTGCGGCGGCTGGAATACTAATGTCAGCAGTTCCATCAAAATTAACATTATTGATTTTTCTAGGTGTTGTTAATTTAGTTGCTGTAGCAGCATTACCGCTAAGTGTTGCTCCAATAAATGTATTGGCTTGAACTACGTCAAAGGTGCTGGTTCCACTTGATGCTGTTACATTTCCAAGTAAGGTAGCAGTAATTGCGCCTGCTGAAAATCCGCCTGTGCTATTTCTTGCTACTACTTTTCCTGCTTGATTTGCAGACGATGCATCAACAGCCCATGTAACTTCTGTTGACCCATTAAAATCAGTTCCAGTTAGATATGTTCCACGTTTCAACCTGTTGGTAGTATTTGATAAAACTGTTACATCCGATGTTCCATCGAACACTGTACCGTTAATCAATCTTGGTGTTATCAGTCGTGTTGCAGTTGCCGCATTACCTGTTAGATTTCCTTTAACTACTGTTGATGAATTTAATGTCAGGCCGGCTGCTAAGTTACTAAATCCAACAAGTCCATATGAAGGATTAATTGTAAATGCTGTGGCTGAAATAATGCCGATTATGCCGCCGTCGATTGTTAATTTTATAACTGGTCTACTGACATTGTCGCCATCTAATAAAGTAGTCGATACTGCTCGGGTGATTCCGAACCCTTCGGCAGTTTCTGGTCCGATGAATCGCCAATTGTTATCAGCCCATACATGCAATGTATTAAACGGAGATTTTAACCACAAAGCACCATTTGATGGCTCTTCCGGTGGGTCATTTGATATTACAGCCGAGCCAACAATGGTCCATTTTGAGCCGTCATATACGTGTAAAATATTACTTAAAGTATTAAACCAAGTTTGACCTTGTAAAGGCCTTGCAGGAGGAAATTCATTTGCAAAATTTTCTAACATCCATACAAAGTTTTCGTTTTGTGTTTCACCATATCCAACATAGTTTCTTCCAACCAAGCCAATGCTGGTAGAAGTATCTATTGTACCGTCTTCTAAAACGACTAACGGTTCATTGTTAAATTTATTAATTGTATATGGCATTTGAGCCGCTCCTAAATTTCATTATATTGTTACACTTCCAACGAATGTCCAAGCACTGCCTATAATTCTAAATGTTCTAACACTTCTAACAGGATTCAATATTTGTGCATCTAATGATTGTGCTGGTACTGATAAACTGGTAATTGCCGATGCTGATCCACCAGCTGCTACTGTAAACACATTGCTTCCTGGCGAACCAATATTGAGATTCAGCGTGGATGGTAAATTGCTTAACTCCATACAGAATATTCTTGCAAATGTGTTTACATCGTATTCAGCTATGGGTGCTATTTCCGGCAACATTGTGCCAGCAATATACCCGTTGGTAATTGTCGGATTGCCTGCAGAGTCCATTGGAATTACCAATGATAATACCACAGCCCTTGATCTAATTGATGCATCAACGTATGCTTTATTTGTAGCATCGTTAGCAGATGCAGGAGTTCCTAATCCAGTAATTTTAGGAGTACCAATTAATGCAATACTACCGCCTAATGAAGAAATTTCTAAATTTGGTAGTGCCGCATTAATTGATGATATTCTATTGTTTTCTATTCTGACTGTTGATACACTTGCTGGTCCAACGTTAAGTTGTGTTAACGTACCAAAGGATGTAACACCCGGAATACTGGTAATTCCTGCACCCAATGAAGTTGCTGATAATACTTCAACTCCGTTAATGGCAAAATATTTTCCTGCTGCAATATTGATATGTTCAGAACTGTTCCATGCTGTGCCTAATAACTGCGGAGTTGAATCAGTGTATCCTGCTAGAACTGCGGCTGCTGTTGACTGTTGTGGAGCAAGTCCGCTAGAATCGGCCCATAAAAATATATGACTGCTGGCGCCTTGCAGGATTATGCCGCCACCGCTGGCATTTTGATCTGTTGGCACAGTAGATGTTTGTTTAGCTAATACAATGTTTTTATCTTCTACAACTAACGTTCCAACATCAACAGTTAGGTAATCTCCTTGAACTGTGAGGTTTCCAACTACTGTTAAACTTCCGCCAATGGTTGTTTGGCTGGCAGGTTGTCCGTCGTATATGGAAACTGTACGAGAGTCGGATGCAATTCTAACAGCATCTTCTTGTACAATACCTTTTCTAACGTTAAAAACAATATCTCGGTTTGTTGCAGAGTTTGAAAGAATTACATTTCCTCCGCTAACAGTAATAGCACCCTGGCCAGCACTACCGACAGATATTCCTAAGTCAGTATTAATTCTTATCTGCCCTTCAATAATATTTGAAGTATCTTTACGAACATAGGTTGTAGCATCTGCGCCACCTAATTGTTCTGCATTTGTAGCAGTTGCATAAAATTTAAAACCGTCAACTGTTCCTGCATTGAAACCTGGACCGATGGATCCTGAAAATCCTTGAATGGCAGATTTTGGAGTAAATGCATCTTTTGAAAAGATTCCCAATAATATTCCATTGTTGTATAGATAGGTTACAACTCGTGTTTGATTCAGCGTATCTAAAATACTTACAACTTTGAGACCACTTAATCCTTGACTAGCAGAATATGCTGGTCCTAATAGTATTGTGCTAGTACCGTCATAAAAATATAATTGTTTTTCAATACTATTAAACCACAAGTCACCTGCACCCAAAGTTAAAGGCTGCGATCCTGCAATTGTTGCAGAACTTACTGGAATAAATTCATTTCCGTTATAAACTTTTACTCTGTTTTCTGACGTATCAAACCAAACTTGACCGCGGATTGGATTAGTTGGGGTGTCGGCACTTGCAAAATTTTCCAATAGCTTGATTAAATTTTCATTATATATCTCACCAAAGCCGCTGTAATTTTTACCAATAAGAGTTAAGTCAGTGGATGACTGATCTATTTGACCGTCTGGAACTGTAGATACTATAGTTCCGTCTGTTTTATTAATTTGATATGCCATGTTCTTATCCTAAACGCCTTATATTATATTACTGTACTGAATGCAGGTGGTCCGGATCTAATAATATAATTAATTGTTAGATACGGATTCATAATACCCACTGGTTGCGCTAATGCAAATGTTGGGTCTGGTTTAGTAACCGGTCCTGAATTATTAAAATACTGTGCTTGACCTGGGGCTGTTGGTCCTAAGCCTGTGGTTGCTGGCGGATTAATTGCAGTGTCTACACGTAGCGCAGAATACTGCGTTGTGCCATTTTGGAATGAATGTGTATGTTCCGGTAAATTACCCAGTGTCAATGTTGCAGCACTTTGCCCTGCATCTCCACCCAATGTTTGTGCTTTTGTGTCAGGCACCCGTCCTGCTGTACCGCCACCGCCATCAATGTAAGATCCTGTAGACAACGGAACTGAAACTCCGTTATCCATGTTGTCTTTACCAAGAGGAAATCTACCTCTCAAGTCTGGTAATCGATAAGTGTTAAAACCATTTAGTACTGATGAGCCATTGTAAGTAACTCCTATAGTATCATACAATGCTTGATACTTTGCAATTTCAACTTCAGATCCATCACACAACAAGTATCCGTAAGGAACGTTTGGTCCAGCATACGGAAGTATTGCTCCGATAGGAACTCCTAAGTCGCCAACAAAGGTATCTCTAGTTTGTTTGTAAAGACCAGTTGATCCAATACTTCTGTAGGTCAATACATAATCAGACGGTTTTGAAACTGCAGGAGATGGTTCAGGTTTAGCAGAAATAATATTTGCTGTCAACTGTGTGTTAAAAATCTTTGAATTACTTTCAACCTGTCCGTCGAATCTAATAATGTTAGTACTGATAACGTCGCCTTGCATTTGGAAGGTTGTAATATTTTTAAGGTTAGTAGCAGTATTGGCATTTCCGCTGATGTTGCCATCAAGTACTCCTGAAATAGTTTCAGCAATAATTGTTTTTGCTCTAATTTCTTTCCAACGTTTTGACGCTGTTCCTAAATTGTAAGTATCGGTTGTTTTAGGCTGGGTAGCTGATAGGATCGTTGTTCCTGATATTTCAAGATCAGTGCCGACTCTAAGATTTTTTGTAATTGATACTCCGCCTGCTGTTCTGATACTACCATCGCTAAGACTAGTACTTTCATCAGAGTTTGTAATTATTACCGATCCAGTTGTTTTTATGTTACCAATAATATCCAATGCTTCGTCCGGAGTTTCATTGTTAATACCAACCTTATCATCAATTATTCGGATAATAGCCGTTGCTCTTCCATCAATGTTTGTTTGAAGATCAATACTGCTACCAGTTTGAGAATTAAAAATTCTTGCAGATGTTGCTGTTGTTGATAATGTAAATGTTCTGTCAGCACCTAATGTTATACCTGTATTATTTGCAATATTAAATCCAGCAGCAGAAATTGTATTTGCTGTGTCTGATCTTAAAAAGAATCCAGAATTAACTGTGTCTCCGTTTACAATTAATGCATCGGCAGCAAGAGCTGTTCCGTATAATTTAGGAAGCAATCCGCCTTCAAAATTTGCAGCTTCTGATAAACTCGGAACGTTAAGATTAATACCAGATTTAATAATTGGGAAGCCATTTAAAATAACTTTAGGTGTAAACGTATCTTTACTAAAAATAATAACAGGAATGTCAGCAATATAAAATACCAACACACTTCTAGTTGTATTATCACTGTCAGATATTCTTTCTACTGTAGGACCGTATCTTAAACCATCAATCGAACTTTCGCTCGGACCAACTAAAATCCAACGACCATTTTCTCCTCCAGAGAAAATACGCAACTGTTGATTGGTCGTGTCAACCCACAATTCGCCAACCTTTGCCGTATCAACTGAAGGTTCGGTTGGACCTTTTTGTATGTTTGACGCTGCCTTCCAACTCGAGTTATCCCATATTTGTAAAATACCGTTTGTAGTATCATACCACAATTGGCCTTCTACTGGATTAACCGGTTTATTATCTTCATCGTTGGCAAAATTTTCTAACAGATGTAAAAAATTCTCTGCAATAATTTGTCCATAGCCTGTTTGATTTCGACCTGGAAATACTAAGGAAGTATCAAAATTTGATGTGTTGTCGTATACCGTAAGGTCTGTTTTGTTATTACTATCTGAAAATTTAATTGAATATGGCATGTTTAGACCTCAGTGAAACCAGTTAAACTCTGTATGCGGATTGTATAATCAATCTGCAATAATCTGTTTAAAGATTTTTGTACAGGGTGGAATACTACATGGGTCAACAGTTTGCCGCCCTCTGGATGAAATGATTTTAATCCCAGTTCATCAAATACAAAGTTGCCGGATAAATCAACAGAATTATCAAATGCTTCTTGCCCTAACGGTTCACCGTAGTCAAGCAAACAGGTTACAATAATGTCACTGTAAGTTGCTCCGCTAACATGGCGTATCTCCATTTTATTTCTAATTGGATCTGTATTTTCAATAACGTTTTGATCAACAATTTTGTTATAAGTTTGATTGTATAAGCTAGAATTAATTCCTATAGTATTCGGAGTCAAATATGTTATCAATCCAGTTGGGTCAACCACTGTGCCGCCAGTGCCGAATACCATTTCATATATGGTTCCGTTGCCTTGATTTGATAAACTGTTAACCATTGCTACTGACATGTTTTCGTAATGTATAGCATTTCGTTTATCAACAGCAATTTCGCCGGTTTCGGGATACCAAATTTTGATATGTCCTTCAAAATGGAACCCGCCTGTTTCATTTGGGCGAGTTGTTTGTTGTTTGTTTTGATCGTTATTTTCTGGCATGTTAGTCTCTTGTGATTCCATAGTAGTATTTATTCGGGCAGTCTAGTAGTCTTTTTAGCTATGAACGCAGCAATAGGAGTACTGTTTTCTAACAATGTAATACCCTTGCTGACTGTTGTAGCACCTTTTTCGTACCAAATATTGCCTACCTTTTTAATAATTGAAATTCTAGTTCCGGCTGGTATTTTAGATGTTAGTCTAATGTACGGACTAACTCCATCTACTGAAAAATCAGCTTCTAAAACAACGTCCGAGGACGGACTAGATGCTCCTAGTGACTCATCGTATACTTGTAGAGAATCTTTTCTCAATCTTTCTCCGCCAGCAAATACTTCAAATTCATCACAAGGTCCGTATTCTTCTGGTATAGTAACAGTTGTTGCTGTAGTCCATATTCTGCTAGATTTCGTTGGGATAAAATCTAACGGGCCAACTAACAATGTGCTTCCGTCGCTTATAAAGTCTAATTTATTTTGACTTTCTTTGTAAGGAATTGTTTCATTTCTGCCAATATCAACTACAAAACTTCCTGCACTATGAATAGGTGCAATAGCTGTTCCGCTAACTCCACGTCTTAATTGAGTTAGCGTATTGCCAGTTTTTTGTAGATATTCAATTCTTTCACTGTTAATTATCAAAGTTCCAGGAATGTTTCTTTCTCTCATGGGTTCTGATAACGTTGACGCATCTGTCACAACAATCTCTTGATCGTAATATGTTAACTCTTTGGTTAGAGTAACTGTACTGTCAACACTGTATCGTTTGAAAGAATAACCGTTTAACATATCTTTGTGTATTTCATATGCGCTCGGTGATCTATATATTTTAGAACCAAATAATACTATTTTAATAGTATCATCAGTTGTTGTGGAGTCTTTCAAGTAGACAACACCACGCGGTAGAGAAACATAAAACTCTCTGTCCTGAACAAGTCGTTCTCCGTTTTTGTATACCCATACATAACTAGCATCCAATGGTGCAAATCCTAACTGATAGTTAATTTTTCCGCCAACATATTCGTCGGACACTATTTCCATTGACGGATATTCACTAAACCAAGTAATTTTGATAATGTCATTATCTGTTTCGTTTGTTGTTGACATTGGGAGCGTACTGTTTAAAGTTAATATTGTAGCTGTTGAATCTGTTGAAATTGTATATTCAGCTCTAAAATCATTTTCAATCTTAATAGTATCGCCCTCGGACATGTCCTTAGTGATTATCAACTGTTTTGTCGGGCCGTTGTAGATATAATCTTTAACAAACTCTGTTAACTCGTTATTAACAAAAACTTTTATGTTAGAAGATAATACTGTACCAGCACCTTCGAGAGGGTCTACTCCAATAACAAAAGTATTTGTTACGCCGTCATATATTGCTGATATAGTATCCACACCTTGCAGTATTGTTCCATTAAGTTCAACCACAACTGATGCAACGACCGATCCTTTTGATTGAATGCTTAAATCAGCGATTTCAAAGCTTCGTGTGCTTCCTTCAAATTCAAATTCTTGTGAATGCACTCTAACAATGCCTGAGGATGTTGCGCCTGGGCCTATTGATAGAATTTTAATAACTGAGTTGGCCAATGGGGTTGTTCCAAATTGTATCAATGTTTTTTCTAATGTGTCTACTACATTCGTGCTGTTGATAAACCCGGTATCTTCGTAAATTCCGTTAACCGATACTGAAACCATATCTGTGTCTTTAAAATTTGCATTGGTCAAGAATAAATTCGTTTCACCGTCTGCAATAAACTCCTGATAATCTAACAATGCAACACCGCCAATTCCAAAAGATATTAATTCAATAAGCATTCCTGTTGTAGGTGCTGTATTAAACAATACTTCATTGGATACAAAATCTATAGAGTAATCAAAAGAAGATGTTCCTTGATACTCTTTTTTGTTTTTGTCAACATACACCAATAATGAATTAGATTCAAATATGTTTAAACCTATTTTAAATATTGTATCGCTACCGTTACCTACTAGTGTTTTAGTCTGTAGAGGTGCAGCACCGTCGCTATCTGTTGTAAACACTTTAATGCTAACGCTGTCAAGAATCTGTCCTGGGATATTCTCTTCAGGAGCAGGTACTTGATCTGGTCCGATCAACTTACCGCCGTCGATGGTTATATCTTCTGCTCGTGTTCCTGTTGCAGTAATATATGCCGGACCCATTGCTGCAAACGACCCGCCGCTGAGTTTAGTATCTAATAAATTAGTGTCGTTAATTGTAACAGATCCATCACTGTCAACTGTTCTAAAAATTAATGTATCGCCGGCATTGGTGTGAACATACTCGCCAATTTCAACTACCTTAGTAGAGCCGTCGCCAATAAACGTAGGCATTAGTGCATTTGGATCAGTTCCTACCACTCCGTCAATTCTAACTGTTGGCTGGTTAGAAATAATTGGTTCGTAGACCACTGTGGGTGCTGTATCATCTCCTAATGTCTGTATTGTCTTTGGTGAGCGGCCTAGTCCGGATCCTGTTCTCTTTAGATATACATTTATTTCTTTTCCATCTAATGGTGTAAACGGTAATGTAATATTTGTTGTGCTACCATCGCAGACAACATAAAAATCAGCACTTGATTCAACGCTGTCCCATGCATCGGTAAACCACGGTAACGCATCCCAGCCACCTGTTACGTCAAAGGTCGTTCCTTGTACCTGTACTCCGCCATAGTCTATACCTGTCATTAACTGTCCAAGGTCTTTGCCTTTCATTCCAGTTAATGGATAGTAGTATTTGCTGATCCTGTTAACACTGTCTAATAATTCATCATTTTTTACATAATAAATTTCAATTAAGTCGCCTAGATATCCAGTGGCTACATTTGGACCTGCTGGAACTTCTGTGAATATAATTTTACCTTTTAGTAAAGAGAATGTGTCAGTGCTTGATTTAAACAACGTGATATTGTATTCGTTGCTCAATACCACTTGGTTATTTTTTAACACCTGAATTTGACTCTTATCTCGCGTTGGAGCATAAGCCAATTCAAATGTTGCACTGTATCCGTTAGCTCTAAATTGTTGGAAATTATCTAGAGAAGATAATAAACCAGTTTTAGTAAATCTGTCAAATTTTATTCCTAGATTAAATGTTCTAGCTTTTGTATTTCCGATAATTGCCACAGCAGTTGCAGTATTGTCGCTTGATCCATTACCGCCAACTAATGATATAGTCGGAGCTGATGTAAAACCTGTTCCTGAATTTATTATCGAAACACCTGATACTTTGCCATTAGAAATGTACGCTTTAGCAACAACTCCGGTTCCGTCTCCTGTAATTAATACATTTGGAGCTTGAACATACCCGCTTCCAGGATTTGAAATTTTTATAGAAACAATTTCATATGTGTGATTATCAAGCCACGATCTCCATGGGTAGGCCAATGATGTTTCGTCAGATGCTGTTACAGGTAATATTTTTCCTTCTGCTACTGAGAATGTAGGTGGCAAATCAAAATCGGTATTGGCTGATCCAACACGATCTATTTTTTCGTAATTGCTGATATATTCTCGAATTGTGGTTCTATACGGCTTAACTTCGTTTATGTATTCTTGATAACTTTCAAGGTTATCGTTTTTGTAATTAAGTTTTTCTTTTAATTCTCCGACATAATGAGTAGCATTTAAGAAACTTGTTTTAAATGCCCAGTCGATATACTGTTGTTCTGCAAGTGCATATCGAACTGATGTAAAGAATAATTTATTCCATTCGTTTTCATATTCGCCAATGAATAAAAATTCTTTGATACGCTGTAAAATAATTCTTAATTCTTTGCTGTTGTCGATGTCATAGGAATCGGTGTCAAAAGAAACAGTATTGTCAAAGCCAATACCGGACAATTTATTATTCCAAAGAGATTCTGCTAACTGAATAGTTCCTGTGCCGCGGCCAACTAATTTGTACCTAGCAAAGAATTCTGCACTATCAGAAACTCTTTCAAATACTGCCCAGTCTCCGGTATCATATTGCTTTGCTCTGATCAAATCGCCAATTTTGGTAGTAAGTAGTGGCTCATAACTTATATCTGGGATTTCTGTTGTGATTCTAGTTTTTATAGAATAGCCTTCGGCCCACCAGTCATATGCATATCCGTATCGAGTAGTGTCAAATGCTTGCGCTCTACTTCTATAAAATGTTTGACGCTCATTGTCCCAAGAATAAATTCCCCAGAATCCTTTAGTTGTTTCGTCAGATGTAACCAACACAGCAAATTGTCTTACGCTGGCTGTTGCTTCACTGTATTTTTTACCTTTTGAGACTACGGTCACTGATGCAATTCTGCCTTGGTTATCAAGAACAGCCGTTGCCGATGCACCGTTACCGTCGCCATAAATGCTTACGGCAGGCGTTACTCGATATCCAAATCCTGGATCTAAAATGTCGATAGAGGATATTTGATTATTTGAAATATTAACTCTTAATGTGGCCTGTTTCACACGAGTTGTACCAACTGTCTGCAATGCTTCGTAAGTGTCTACCGCTTGGTCGTATAGATTTAATGCCTGATCGGGCGGCATATCTATTAAATTTAAATCTTCAATCAGTATCTGATCAGCCCAAGGTTGTTGTAATAAAAATTCATTTACCTTTGTTACAATTATTTTTAGTATAGGCGCACGGTTAACAAACATGCTTTGTCTTGGTCTAAAACTCAATCCATACTTTTGTTTGGCTGGTAAGTTAGGGTCGGGCACCGGGCCGCCCTGTGAATCAACACCAATCAAACTGTCTAACCATTTAGTTTCTAATGCTTCTGTCGGTCTACTTAATATATGGTCTTCTGTTAACAGTTGGTATTCGTTATGTATTGGATTTAATTTATCGCTATTTTTAAAATACTGTATGTTCAATACCGCAGTATCCGACGACATGATTGATTTAAAATTATAAGCTATAAATTTATCGGAATCAATCAATGCAATGTGTGCAATTCCTGATGCAGCCGGATTGGTAATATACGACGAAACCGTAGCAGATGAAATTTCCCTGCCTGGCATGTTTTCAGGTACTGTTGTTTTATTTTTAACCCAGTAAAAGTATAAAGTTCCAGAAATTTCGCCTGTGGTTGGATTGTATAATTCTTTAACAGAATATACTGTATCATCTGGATATTTAGGTTGCCCTGAGATACCTAGCGCCAATCCTTCTGTAGTGTCTGCTACAATAGACCATTCGCTTGGTAATAATCTAGTTTGTACCCATTCATAAACATCAACGCTTGACCCTTCTACTAGACCGTTCCAGTTGCTGGTCTTGTATGCAATGTCGCCTTGTTCATAATATTTCCACTTGACTCTAGAAAGATCCCACCATAGTTTTCCAACATTTTTTTCTGCCCAAGCTGTTGTCGAATCAACTGCTTGATTGTCTGTGCCTATTGTATAAGTTGCTGGGTCATATAGTGTTTTGAATTTAATTTCTTTTTCAGCTGAATTAAGTATTTTTAATTTTGAATGGTCAACATAATCAATGTCTTGTACTTTGACATTTTTAACCGTGTCGTACATTGAAATGCTTTTAACTTTTCTTACATCAACCAATGGTTTCTGCTGTTCTAAAATTTCCCACGAATTAACCGACGGGTCTTTAGTAAACAATCTCACAGTACCAATCATTGGACCATCAAACAACACACTCGATCCAGTGTTAACTGGTGCTCGGTAATCTGGTGATCCGACAGCAATTTCAGAATCAGTACAGTCTAAAGTATAACCAAAAGACTCGTACGGTGATGCTTCGATTTCTAATTTTTCAACTAGGAAGAATTGATCATTTTTCTTTTCAAATACGTAGACGCCGCCGGCATATCCTGAACGTTCAACGAATCTAGTTCTGCCTTGATCAAAAGTAGTTTCTTTAGTCGAATCTAATTTTGCCAGTACAGTGAACGGTGTATTCTTAGAACCAATTGCAATTCTGTTACCAGACGAGCTAATTGAAACATTTTGTCCAAAGAATTCATTAGGATATTTTTCAAAACTTTCTAATTTTTGTTTTAATCTATATTCTATTGATTCTAAACTGTCTGTTTTAAACACATACGCAGAACCTTGATTTTGAAAATTGACATCTGCTTTTGGACTAGAAATGATCAATGTAGATCCGGTATAATCTAAATCGGCCGAATAACCAAATTGATCTCCAACATTGATATCGGGTGTGCCTCCTGCGGTAATTTCTAAAGATCCTGTAGCAGTGGTTAAGGCTACTACACCGCTTCCAAAGGTTCTGCTGACTTTTATTTTTCCATTAACTCCGTATTGTAGAATTTCTTTAACATAATATGTTGTGCCAGAAATTAATCCGCCAAACGACACGCCTGTAACCAGTAGAGGCATGTTTATTACAATGCCTGTGGTATTCTTTAATACTATTGAATTGTCAACGCTAGAAGTTACAATTGCACGTGAATTTACTACTGAAGGAGTATCATCTATTAATACCAATGATCCAGCATCAATCGTTTGTATTAAATTGTATTTGTCATCGGTGTCTCTTTTGTAAACAAAGACTTTACCAGAAGCTTGTGCGCTGCTGTCACCGACATCATCCCATCCGGCATTGCTCGGGTCTACCCCCACTTCGCTAGACGAGTCTGCAAGTTGATAATAGTTGTCTTGATATTTTACTACATCATCTTGATTGTAGATAATATCAGACTTCCACCAGCCTCTATAATTTTCAAAATATTGGCCATCACTATTCGGAGCTCCGACTACTAACACTGTGCCATCGCCGCTGGTAGCTAATGTAGTACCAAACTCGTCACCATCTTTGATTATTTCAACATCAAAATTTACACTCGAACCATCAGACCCTAATGCAATCTGTTGAGGTAGTGCAAAATCAGTATTGTCTATATTCAAGATTTCCCAACTTACAGAGTCGTCGCCAAGTGTGGTTCCTTTAAACAGATACACTCTGCCTTTATTTCCAAATGCCGCTTTAGCGGCCACTGATGCATAGTAAGTAGTGCCAGACTGACTGATTGTTATTTCAGAACCAAAGGTTTCATTGTCTATTGGTCGAGGACTTAGATATGAATTAGTAATTTGCCAACGCTGTCCAGTCCAGTGGTACACTGAAATCATACCTTGTTTTGTAAAGCCCGAACTAGTACCAGACGTGGTTACTGGAATTATTCCTTGCGGAAGCCACACGGTTGATGTTGAGTTTGGATACGGCGGTGTTGCTAAAGATACTTGAGCAACCCACAATCTGTTATCCCACTCTACAATCTCATTTGGTGCATACGCAGTTAAAGGATTAAATGTTCCTTTATAATAGCTTTTGAGAGATCCTGCAAGTGGAGATCCAACAATTAATTGTTTACCGTCTGGGCTAAGAGCCATTGCTTTGCCGAACGATCCGGTGACACTTGGTCTAATGCTTTCGGCCGGAGTTAATACCTGTGTAACTCCGATGCCGTTTAATGACTGGGCATACACCATCACATATCCAGTATCTGGGATGCTGGCAAATGTTTGACGTGTTAGCGAGTTGTAAACTACCCTAGTTCCTAAATGTGACGGCTCTGCAATTCCAGCATCGATCAATTCTTTAGTAACAAATTGTTTTTTCTTTTTTATTACTTCCCAGCCAGTTGTTGTATTATTATCAATCCATACTGTTGAACCAGTTTTTAATAAAGCTGCTTGCTGAGGACTCAATTGTTCATAGTTAGCAAATCTTGCTTCTGTGAATAGATTTAAATTAACAATTGAACTGCCGTCCCATTCTGGTGGTTGAGCTTTTGCCGATACTTCTACTGTGATAGTTCTTGGAGTTGCAGAAACTATTTTAAAGAATCCAGTTAAATTAACAATGTCTTTAATACCAACAATGTCGTCAATTTTACACTCGTGGAATCTTCCTAATTCAATTGTAACTTTAGTTTTTTCTTTTGTAATGTTTGTAATAATCAAAATTGGAGATTGATTATATCGCAATACTGTCCACGAATAGTTGTCAAAGGTAATCCAAACATTGTCATTTTCATTAAAATTAGCAATATCTAAATCCAATATCGAATCTCGAGAGGAAATTATAAAATTTACTTGATCTGTTTTTACATAACCCGGAGTGCGAGAAAGCAACAGATCATCTGTAGTAGGATTGATATCGACTGAATATTTGTCAGGATCAATTGTAAAATCAGTTTTAAGTACTCTATAATATTGGTCGGAAATAGAATCTGATATTTCGTTTGCAATAATAATAGGTTGAGGATTAATTACAAAGCTGTCTTTGTTTAGAGTCATCTCAACTTCTCTTAGTTGATCAACTCCTCCTAACCTACCAACTCTAAACGCCCATTCTTCTTTAAGGTCTACACTGCCTGCTGCAGAATTGCTGAGTTTATCAAATACTTTTGTTATCGAGTTTGCTGTTCCTTTCTCTTTAATAAAGCCTTGATACAATTGAAATTGTGTAACAGAATCTTCTGCTAAATTTTGTAAGTATTCTCTTTCTTGATAGCCAATCGAATGTCTGGCTAGATTTCTTTGATTGTTTCCTAGTCCGTCTGCAGAAACTTCAAAGTAATCTTCAAATTGATTAATTTTGTAATCGAAGTTTGATACTAATTGTTTCTTCGGATCGCTGTCAAGTTTGGTCCAATAGGTATCGTCAAAAGATTCTACTCCTATCTGATTTGTTAAACTTGTCCAGTTATAACTTCTATAAGAAACAATGTCTCCAGATTTATAATCTGTAAACGGTTGCCATTTCTGAATGTTTACATTGTCGAATAAGAAACCCGGACTTGTGTAATCTCCATCCCAATCTACTGTTACAAAGCCTTGAGTTTTGATACGATCCTGTCTATATCCTGTAGTCTTGTCATAGATAACATCGTTGAAAACGGTTCTGTCGCTGAATATTACTACATGCTCTTTAAGAACAAAATAAACTTTTAAGAAATAAATTCCGTTGGTTGTATTAACTGTTTCTACAGTTATGGATTGGAATCCTCTATTAACATTAATATTTGCGACCGGTAATACTTTACCGTCATCTTTTAAAATTTGATAATCATAAAAACCGTCTAGTAAATTGTCTGCAACGCCCACAGGCATTGTGATATCAATTTTTTCTGCGGCTGGACTTAATGTAATCAAAGATCCAATGGCCCAATTATGGGTGGTCCAGTACATAAATTCTTTAGATGATGTTAGCCAGTTTGTTGCTGATTTAATAGTGGGATCAAAATTATCAAACTTAAATCCGACTGATATTAAATAATTTTCATAACCTAATAGAAAATCTACAACAGCCTGTATCGACGTTAACTTGGTACCGTATACTAATTTTTGAGGATTTAAAGTGTTGAATGATCTTCTACGCTGTGCCTCAACTCCGCCAGTTAACGGAATGTTCGGTAATTTTTTCCAAAGAGTGGCATCAAACTCAGCAGTTGATGTATGGGTTTTTAATGCCCGATAAAAATCATTTCTATACCTTACAATTCTACCATTGTTAAAATTAGTATCTTGTGACCAGTCTGTAAAATCTTCACTTACACCGCCTACTGTAATAAGAGGGTCTCCTTTATTAGGGCGGGCTTCATGATAGTTAAAATAAGGATGTATATTATCGTAGCCTGTAAGAACCCATCCTCCTTCAGTCTTTTCAATGATCACTCCACTGTATGTTAAATTAGAAATCGGTGAACTTACATTAAAAATAATATCGTAGTTTTCTGAAGGAATAAAAATACTACTTGACGATGACTTTGGACTCTTACTGTCTAACAAATATTTTTGTTGCGATTTATCTGCAAATCCAGACAATCTAGTCGACAGTGCTACATCTAAATTTTGTAATTTAGCTTCGTATTCGGCTAATTCTAAACCTCTCGACTTTACATATCCTGCAAGATATTTTACAAGGCCAACTGTTAAGTCTGCACTAACTCCAGGAAGCGTTATGTCAGCCGGTGTTACAAATAAGTTTGTTTCTGAATGTACGGTCTGTCCAATGATATTAATTTTTGTTTTAGAAATGTCAAAACTATCGTTGATAAACTCAAATGGTTTTAATAACGACATTGCCATGACAACCGCAAACGGCCATTCGGAACTAGATCTCCATGCATATTCAGCAGGACTAATATCACCTAATACAAATGGGCCTCGATTATTAATTAAACTAAAGTTTTGTGCTAGATTTGAATCAAGAGGACTTAATAAATTACCATCACCGTCAACTGGGATGTGACCTATTATTGTTGGACGTTTATATCGATCGTATGTGCCTGCTCGATCGCCTTGACGAATTATACCGTCTCGTAAATCTTCCCATAACAATAAGTTACCGCTGGTATAAGGAGCAGGACCATATTCGCTTTCCCACCAATCTGGTTGTTCACTGAAGCCTAACATCTCCCAAGGACAACGATGTGGCCTGTCGGTGTCGTAAAACCATTGATATACACCTCTCCAATATCCAGGAAGATTAATAGTTCCCGAAGGATCGGCCATATTAGTATAGGTATATGTGAATGAATTTTCACTGTCAAAATACTCGTTCAATGTGTAATTAATATTTGTATTTTGCACCCATTTTAAAAATTCTTGAACAACTACATTATCAAGCTGTGCTTTAGAATATGTGCTGGTTGTATAATAGAATCCTCCAACGATATCGTCTATATTAAAAATATCTCTATTGTAAGTAACTTTGATATTGTTATAAATTCTATATTCTAATTCTAATAATAGATCATCACGATAGTCATCATAGGCAACTGTGATACTACCGTCGTGCCCTTGTATAACCATTTGAGGTACAACATAAGTATCGTCTAAAAATTTTGCAGGAGTATATTTTTTGTATAATCCCATCGCAGACGGAGTAGGCGGAATATGATTGTATGCTGTGGATACATATTCTCTAATCTGGATTTGATCGCCTCTGTTCAATTGAACTTTTAATATTACAAAACCAAATGTTGAATTAAATTCGTACTCTTTTGTGTACAATAACTGCTGTTCATTTATATAAACATATACTGCTTTTCTACTTAGAGTATCTAATCCAAATTTTTCTGATAATGCAAACGTGTTAATTCCTGTGTCATCAACTGTGTAATCAATAGACGTATATGCTCCAGAACCGATCATGTCTGAATCTGCAAATGGGCTGTTTTCTGATTTTGTTTTTGTTAACTCATTTATGATATCATCAACAAAATCTGCAACATTTTCATTAAAGTCTATTTCTGTTGCTTTTAAAATAAAATTATTTTTATAGTCAGTATAAGACTTTTTAGCATATTGTATCGATTTAACAATGTTAGAAGTTTTGTCTGTTAATAGATTAATTGCTAGAGGAGTTAACCCAGAATGTTTTAAAAATCTCTTACTGTTTTTTTGGTAACCAACAATGTCACGTAAATTAGACACGCCAGGCAGTGCACCAACAAATTCGTCTGTAAACTCGACAGCACTTAGTAAATGATCAATTGCCTGACCAAGTGTAAATGATGTTAAAATTTGATTTAAAGGATTCTTTTCTAATCCTACAGGAATTTCATAGTAGCCTTCGTTTGGCTCTAGATCTGTAATTATTTTTACAGACACAACATCTTTATCTGCAAATGTAGTGTTGTCAAAAGTAAATGTCGATCCTGCCCGTGTATATGAATCTGTGAAACGAACGCCGTTTAAATAGAAATTAATTTTTAATAGCGTTGTATCTGTTACTAAACTCCAATCAACTGGATTTAAAGAAACTGAATTAGTAGACTGTGTAACAATGGTGCTGTCAATGATTGGTTGGATAAAAGAGTTATCTGTCGTGATCCATCCGTTGGCATTGTTTCCATTTATTTGATAAAATCCTGTTGAGATAGATTTTGAAAATACCTCTTGATTTGCTGTGTAATAAAATGACTCAGTGTCCCATACCCAGTTAAATTGTATGTCTCCGATATTGTCAATATTAAGATAACTTAGACTAAATCCTAATTCAGAGTCAGCAGTACTGCTTCCAATTTTATAAGATAAAATTTCTGTTCCAGCAAAGGTTGTTGTAGGGTAATATGCTTCGTCTGAAAAACTTGTGCCGTTTTCATCAAATGCATCAAACTTAGGCTGTTGATTGACTTTCGATTTGCTTTGGCTTTGAACCCAATTAGATCCGTTGTAGTGGAACATTGTTCCACCATACTCGTTACCTCTTTTTACAATAACGCCTTCGCCAAGTAACGGTTCCGAATCTTCTGTCGCTCTCAGATGTATTTGTGTTCTACCATTGTGATTAATAAATTCAACTTGATAAATTTTATTATTTGCTAATATATCGGGGTCTGCAATTACTAAAATTCTTGCGCCTTCAAATAGAAACTCACCGTCTATGTTATAACCTAGACTACCTTCAATAGTAGAAAATACATCTGTAGTAAAATTGTCAACAAAATCCACAGCCTCTTTGGCTACTGATCCGTGATTGATTAATTTTAAGCCCGGAACAAATTCAATGATAGGACGTTTTGCTCTTGCAGCTTCCGAAGCAGGAAAATCCTGACCTCTTGTTTTGTAGGCATTTTCAAGGACTGATCTATGAAACCATCTATTGTAGCGACTCCACGGGTTTCTATCCACGCTGCTTCTGCTGATAGTAATGTAGTCTTTCTGTCCGGGATATTGGGTAGCATCATCAAATGGGCCGGTGTCAAAACCGCCATCGTCAAATAATACTTCTGGAACTGATTTAGAAATAATAGGAACAATTAAATCAGTAAATTTAATTAGAGAAATCTGATCACCAACACCATCAATTACCCAGCTATCTGTAGAGTATTTGGTTGGCGTCACTGTTCCTGTGAACTCTATCACCATGCCATTAGAAAATTCTACGCCGTTGCTACTGGTGTATGTAGACTTTCCTAATATTTCTTTTTCTATATTAAGTTCGGTATTTGATTCAATATTTGAAATTACAAATTGACCAAATTTATTAGGATCAATTATACTTTGGTAGTACAATACGTCCGGTGCATCGTACGGAACTTCAAAAGTTAATATGCCATTTTCGATTCTATTATTAGTCACACCTTTATTATAATCAGACGGTGTTCCTATTGATACTAATGAAATATATTCCCAATCTTGAGAATCCGTTGTAATTGTGCTGCCATCGCCTGCAGGAATGTCTACTTTAGCTTTCCAAACTTTACTGTCAAATATAGTAACTTGGCCTTTAGAATAAGACATTTCTGGCCTAAAGTATAGTGTACCAACATCGTAATTAGTTCTAATTACAAACCCATCATTAGGTGCATCTATTTTAAATTTGTAAGTCTGTCCTCTATACAATGTTACCAACGGATTATTTGTATATCCATCAGGGGTGAAGATAAATGACGACCCCGTTCCAAGAGAAACTTTGTACGAGCTTACAATTCCTTTTGCCTGTCCACTTACAGGAATTGCAGGCGGTCCAGAAGGTTCCCAATAATATTCTCTGTAGTTGATAAACTTGTCCCAATCGATTGGGGGGTTCCAAGAATAATGCTCTTGGCTGGTTATTAGATCATCTCTTTCATTTTCGTTTCCAAAGAATTTTAATTGATTTTTAAAATCAAGATAATCATGAAAACTTTCAATGTCGTTAGAAACTGTATGGGCATGAGTTGTTACTCCGGCGTCTTGATTTTTAATAATTACACCGGGCTCTAGTTGGTATCTGCTACGAAGCGTTTGATCAGTATTAAGATAGATATCCGAACCGTTATAGGTTTTTCCATACCTTTTTCCAACGTAACCGACTGTTTTTTGTAAAACTCCTGGCTGAATTAATGGGTCAATGACTCCAGCCATAAATTTTTCATTAGTTGGTGTTTGAAAAACTTGAGGTAGAAGATCTACAGATCTTCTAATAGGTAATCCGCTCTTTGGAAATATTTTGTTTGCCATCTTTAAGTACTCGATACTATAGAATTAACATCTGCCCTAACTTCAATTGCTGTAATAGCTTTTACTATTTCAACATCGTCAACTGTTGCACCGCTGACAAAAATTTCGTCAGCTCTGCTTTGTATTTCAAAAAGACTACCAAATGCTTGGCTAGACTGTTTTGGGATTATAATCATGTTGCTTACATCCGGAGTTACTGAATTAATTACATAGGTAACCAATTCACTAAGGTAGAAGCGATCTCCAAAATCCCAATTGTTAATATCAAAAAATGTGTTAACAGCTGAAATAATTCTAACCTTTAGATCATTATCGTTAATCGATTGTGATGGATTTTTAACCACTTTAAATGTTGCTTGTAATTTTTGATCAGCTTTAGATCCAAACAAAATTTTATATTTTACAGGATGATAGATAATTTCATCGCTGATAGATTTAATAGAATCTAATGTAGATCCATAATTAATTCGTAATTGATCAGTTGTCGGCGGAGACGGTTCTGTTGAGCCTCCAGCAATGTATGTTCTAAATGCGGTATCATAATTTCGAGTTAACAAGAATATATCAATTATGTTGCTAGAACTTGGATCAATTCTTCTGTTAACACTGGCATTGTGAATGTATTGGAATTTCAAACCTTGTCTTCCAACGTATGCTTTGTATGACGGTTGTAAAATAAATGTATTTGTAGCTGTGTCAATAGACATAATTCTATCTTCGTTGCTGTCATAAAAATATACCAAGTCGCCGTCGGTGATAGCTGTTCCGTCTGGCCAAGTTACAAAATCAGTAACTGATGTTTGTTTTAAGAAGAGGCGTATTTTTGTGACAGAAGTGTCAACTAACACATCTGATACATTTCCATAAGTATCTGCTGTTTCTTTAAAAAACAAATAGCCTAGATCGATATCCTGCCCTGCAACTTCAATAAAAGATTCTGGGTCGTCAATAACTCCATCATCGTCGCCATCTTTAAATGCTACCTGTATTTCTGTTGAACTTTCAAACCCGTCTTCAAATTTTATAGTGTCAACAATTTCGAAAGAATAGTCGCGATTTAAAGACGAAGTTCCGTCGCTGGTAGGATTGATACTCAATACCTTAACTTGATCTTTTACCACATTGCCTAATCGATCATTATATTGTTTTTCACTAGAATCAAAATAAAATCTGTTCTGCTCAACGCTACCAAAGATATATTCAATAGATCTAATACGAATCAAATACTGATCGGCTTCTTTTACAAATGCAATCAGCCACGATGAATCAAGATTGTTATCTGTAGTATCGCCAGCTTTACCTAAAGTAAAATTATTTGAAAAGTTTACGTTAGATGCTGAAATTATTTTCCATGTAGTTGTAGCAATGTCGTATCGAACGCCAAAGTTTAAATTTTGATAGATTTGATTTACTAGTTCATTTTCTAATGCGGGGGGTAAATCGTTAATAAATTTAGGGATAATTTGTACTGCAACTGCTCCAGACGGAATAACATCACTAAATGTAATTGCTCCGATTCCGCTTGGCAGTGTGCCAACTCCGTTGGCAGTACCGTCACCAACTACTTGCACAGCCTTGGTCCATATTCTAGTTGTTTGATATGGATCTGCTGCATTATACGTAACCAATGCACCATTTTTAAAAGCATATCCTGTCGGTGGTACAAATTTAATTAAAGTATCTTTGGCCATATACTTCAAACTGTTTGTTGAATATGAACCAACTCTTAATTTTGAACTGTCAACAAAATTATAAAAATATCCGGTAGACATGTTTATATCTGTTGTAATCGATTCCCAGCGAATATTGGTGTCACCAAATAAAATTTTATCAAATTTAGTTAGATAATAATTGTATACGTAGTCCTGATTAATCAGAACCTCGTAGGCTTGTCTAATATAATTGATAATGTCAACTCTGCTGGCAAATTTAAAAGTTTGAGTTTTTTCAGATTCTTTTTTGTAAATGTAACCATCGTCGGCAAATACTGTCACCGAGCTGTATTTTCCAGAAGCATCAATAATTTCGTAGTTTCTTGAAATTCCGCTAGAGGTTCTATTAATAGATTTAATTTTAATAATATCTTGACTGCTTGACAATGGAGCAAGATTATAGTCTTCTCCAGTAATCATTCTATTTTGTGTATAGTAAAGCGCCGGAGCATTAGTTCTAATAGTATCTATGTCTTCGGAAGGTGCTGCAGACGAAACTGAAGATTGTAATGCAAGGTTGATAGATACTGTATGTCTAGTTCCTTGTTTATTAACGTAAGGAATAGCAATTGTAATTCCTCTAAGTTCATTAGGGGCAACGATATATGAAAGACCGTTACTTACTCTATAATAAACTCTGAATGTACCTTGCGGCAAATTACCATAAACGCCGTCTGCAAAAATAAGATCAATCTTGTCAGATTCTTTTGTTTGTACAGCATAAATGTTTCTAATATTTTGTGATACGCTGTTATATGCAATATTGTTGCCAACTAAATTAGCAACCTGTGTCCATTGATCTAATTGTACACCACCCGAACTCAATTTAAACAACCACACATCATCATTATTGATGTTTGCGCTGTCTACGGCAATTTTTTCATTGGTGGTAGGAACATCAATAGCAAAGTCAGCAAGCTCTAAACTTCCTTGCTTGAACATCAAATAAAATCCGGTGTTAGCAGATCCAGGTCCACTGCCATCATTTCTGTAAATATATCCTAACTGATTACCGGGCACCGGAGCTTCTTCATACGGTGCTTGAGCATTTTTAAAAGAAGTTGAAACAACTTCAAATACCATGGCGCGGCCTGCAACAGTTTTGCTAAAAGAATAGATTGGCACGTCTGTTGATATCGAATTAAATCTATATTGTTCTGTGAGAATTCCTTGAATCGTTGCAGAACCTTGGCTACGACCAAATTCTGTATTGCTTGCCATTGAAGCATTCAATATGATAATAAACTGTTCTAGCCAGTTTGAATTTGTAGGATCGTTCCAAGAAATAATTTGTTGGGCAAGATTTTTTCCGTTGCTGTCAACTATGCTTTCTGTTGTTGACACCGAAGTAAATTTTAATAAACCAGCTGCTGGCTTATTTCTTTTAGGATTATATCCTAGCATTCTAGCTAGGCGTAAAACAGAATCTTTACGTTCTGCAAGTTCAATAAAGTTTTCTCTGCTGGCTAGATCAATCCTAAAAGCCAGGCTTTGTCCTAAAAATGCAACAGCATCAATTAGTGCTAGATACTCTGAACTTTCAATATAATCATTAAAATCTTCTGGGTAATTTTCACGCAAATAAGTGATCATAACCCTACGTAGATTTTCAAAGTCGTAAGATTTAAAATCAGCATTCTTAAATGTCTGATATATTCTTGTCCAATCTTGATTAAGAATTAGATTGTTTTGTCTAGCGGTTGTTGTCATTTTTCTTCCCTATATCATATTTACCAAACAAAATTAACTGCTTAGTTTATGACTGAACGTTGTTTATCGAAGTCAAACGTCATTCTTTCGTTAACATTAAATGGAATATAAGTTATGTCTGCTTCAATCCTAATACCTTGGTCTGTTGAATCAACTGTTACCGCATTTACCACAACACGAGGATCATAATTTACAATATCTTCAACATCTTTGGCAATGATTGTTTTAACTTCTTCTGTAAATGGTTCAAATAAAATGTCCCATATTACTGTGCCAAATTCTGGATTTTCTAACTTCTCTCCCTTTCGAATATAAAAATTATTAATGATATCTTGTTTTACCAGATCAATATCATAAAGTTTATAATTCCTTTTATATTCTTTTGAGCTAAATCCTTTATAGGCAAATGCTCCGGAGTTGGCGTCGCCAACTGATGCTTTGTTTACTGCAACTGTTTTATTATTGTAAAGTTTAGTTGACATTATTGAACCTCTCTATCCGTGTTTGCCGGAGTTAATAGTTGTGGCGTTTGATTCTCATGCAATATCCATGGCTCGTGCATTGGGATGCGTTTCATAATACTAGAAATAGCAGCCTCTTGATATTTGGCTTCTGCCCAATCAGTGGCCGTGCTTGTTTTTGGATTTTGATGAAGATTCAACGGATTTATAGCTACTGCTTTTGTTGCTGTTCTAGCCACTGGTCCGTTCATATCGATCCTTGCCGCAGTTTCTGTATGATTTCCACCGCTCTTGATATCTGTAGTTGTGCCTGCTGTAAACTTGTTGCTGGTTCCAGAGTTTAAATCAAACGATGCCGATGTTGTGATTTTTGTGCTGCCGCCAATGACATGTTCGTAGTTTCCACCAAGTGTAATTTTTCCATTTGATCCAACTGTGACTAAAAGTTCTGTTGCTATGTCCATTTGCATACGACCGCTCTCTGTGTGCAGATTAATATTTCTACCTGCTTCCATATTGATGTCTCTATCGGCTTTGATGTTTAAATCATTTTCAGAGTGAATGCTGATAGAGTCTTTTGCAAAAATATCTATCTTTCCATTAGCTGTGAGTTCAATCCACGTTGTGCCTTTGCTGTTGGCAATGTAAATCAAATCTTCTGAATTGTGCATCAATATCTGATGGCCAGTCCTTGTGCGGATACGGAAATACTCATTATAAGGAATTGTTGGTTCGCCTTTGTCGTTTGTTTTATCTGTTGAACCGACGTATGTTCCGTTTAACACATCAACATATTTCATAGGACCAGACGAAGCAGGAGTTGATCTAACATATCTATCATCGCCATCATCCATTACAAATGTGGTTCCTCCTAATCTACTAACAGGAACCGTCGCTGGCGACTGGTCGTCGGTTTTGCCGATGAATGCTTTTTTTGCTCCGGCTTGTCGATCTACAGGACCAGGAGTTGAAATTCCAAATACCATGCTCGGTGCTTCTCTGCGAGCTGACGATGTTGTAACTCCGCGGATATCGTCTTCTAATAATCCTTGCTCTACAAATCTATCAACTATAGGATGCAAAGGTTTTTTAATTTTTTCAACATCGTCAATTTGATTTTTAGAATTTAATCGCTTGTTCATTTCTGCAACAGGCAAAGGCTGTTTTGTGTTAAGACGTTTTTTATCGTCGTCGTCTAGGTCAACATTTGTTGATCCAGCAATCGCTGGAACCATGTTGTTGATGAATCTTCCAGGAACACAGCCCATCCAGAAACCTTGGCTCGGGTCTCCGTTGACAAAAAATACAAGAACTGTAACTCCGATATCTGGTGGTACCATCCACCATCCATAGCTTTTTTGAGTATCGTTATATGCTTCAACAGTTTTAGCGCCATCTGCCGCAGAGTTATTCCCCATATATTCAAATGGAGTATATCCAAAGAAAGGAGATGCTCCTTGAACAACATACGTTTGATCGTTATCGGCGTTGGCGTTTCCTTGCTCTCTTAATAGGGTAACCTCAAGGCTTCCCATAAAGCTAGGATCTAAATGACTGACAATTCTAGCAAGATACGGGCCTGCACCGATATTATTATTTTCGGTCTTACTTGCTACGGTTCTACGTTGTTGAGCCATTAAACTAGTCCTTCGCCTTTGTCGTTAACCGCATATTCTTCTGCGGGGTTTGTTTTTGGTTTTTCTTGTTGTCCGTTAGATTGAACTGCTAATTGTTTAGATTTATCGTTAGCAATATTAGCAATATTATTAGGATTACTATCTTTAAAGTCTTGACTTTGCCCAACTTGTCTTATGCAGGTTAGTCGTTGTTTGAATACACCATCGTTAAAAGTATTTTCACACTGAGTAACTCTGTAGATTCCGCTGAACGGACTTTCTTTACCCTTTGTAGGCCACTGATATAATCCTGTTTTTTCATCAATATCTGCAGGAGTTCTAAATGTTATGTAGATAAAAACATCTCCGCCTTCGTAGTTTAACGTTCCGTCTTCTGTTAAAAATCTACTCTTTGTACTAGTCCTAGCAAAATAATTTGAAATTCCGCTGTCTACCATCCAGTAAGGATCGCCAACGGTTTCTAAATTAACTTTAACTAGGTCGCCGGCGCCAGAGGAAATAAATGCCTGATGGAATGATTCTGCAACTTTTTGTTCTGTGTCTTGATCTCGTTGTCCGCCTGTGGGTTTTTTCAATTGCACCGGATCTTTTTTAACTCGACGTCTTCCATTAACCACTTCCAGTGCCTTGGGCCCCGAGGCTGTTTTATTAGTTGGTGTTTCTTTTCCGGGTGCTTCAGTAGTACCTTTTTGGTCTTGATTTACTACTTTGCCGCTGTTGGCTTCTGGTGATGAATTAATTCCTGTAAAGAATAAATTATCAATTGTAATATCAAATTTTAACACGTCTACATTTTTTCCAGTGTAGATATAATTGTATTGTTTAACTACTTGTTTTAACAGCTCGGAGTAGTCCATTGGCCCAGCGGTTGCAGGCGAAAACACAGAACGGTGAACTAGGAACGGCACAACTCTAAAAACATATTTGTAAGCATAGTCGCCTGTGTAAGGATCAAGTGATTTTATCTGCACTTGGGTATCTAGTCGCCACCATTTGATAAAATCATTTACAAGATTTTTTGGATCTAGTGCTCGCTTTGCATACGTCGAACTTAGAATAATTTGATTTATTATGGTTGTTAATTTTTGTTCTTGGGTAAATTGGAATGTTCGTGTTTTAGGATTGATAACCATGTTATCTCTGTTGACCACTCCTGTTGCTTTATCAACCGAATCGCCAACTTGACTAAACGGGTAATTTCCTCCAGTGGATTTTCCTAGTGCAAAATCTGCCTTTCCGATGTCATTCTCTCCAAACTCGAGAACCACCGCAACATTTTTTCCGGTGACCTGTGCTGTTTCAGGGGCTTTAGGATCCGCTGTGGCTCTTTTTGTAACTCCCGGAATCTCGGCAGCATTAATATACTCGTCTGACTTTGTAGGAAATTCAATTATATAGGTATCCGGAACACTTATTTTTTCTGCTTTAACTGCTTGCTCTTCCAAGCCGTTTAGATATGCCATTAAACTATTTTTACCAGTGCATAATAATTCTTTTACATCTCCAGGACCGTTGTCTGATAAACTTAATTTTACATCAGTATAGGCAACGTTGACCGCGTCATCAAAACCTGCACTACTCATAGGCACAGCTTCGCATTTATATACGCTGCCGGTCTCGGTTACAGTGAATGTTATTTTTATAAACTTTAGTCCCCAAAACTTTGGTTTGATCGATGATAATATTTTTCCATCATCACTAGATCCCATAAAATCTAATCTTAATACAAACGGAGCTTGATTATAATTAACATGCCCTGCATTTTTTGCAGCAACCTGTAAACTTTGTAATAACAGGCCCATGCTGTGAGGTTCAATAATATCAAAGGTGAATTTAAATGCATTTGTGTTACCGGTTTTTCCAGTAGGTGCAATTGCAGTCTGCATCACAAAGTTATTAACATAGTACTCAGGAGCACCGTAGGCTGTACTAACACGTTGCTTATCAAACCGTCCGCCAGATGCAAACACAACATATTGTAAGTCCTTAGGACTATTTCTATAAGACATTGGATTATTAAACTGTTCAATAGTAACCGCAGACAGCGTCCACATCGGCGACATTGAAGCAAAATTTTCTAAAGGATTTAACAGAAGGTTAGTAAGATTAGACTCTGGGGTAGTTTTAATAATTCCTTCTTTTTGAAGGATAGATGTTATACCGCCTAGCTGTAAAGGATCTGATGCTTTCGCTGGAAGCAGTCCGGTTATTCTTTGTGCAGCCCCTTGAGCTAGACCGCTGGCTGTAGCAATAAAGTCTAGTGCCGAACCGTCTGGTTTTACAAGTTTAGCAATGTCAGATACGCCAATGTCTCGAATCGCCATATTATATTCCTAGAAATTTTTCTAGATTACTTTTTTTAGGAATGTAGATAGTGGTTCCTGGAGTAAAATCGTAAATTGGATCTTTGAGAACACTCATATTTCTTTGAACAAACACCCACCATAGTTTTGGATTGCCGTACAAGTCGTATGCCAGCAAATCGGGTCTATTGTTATATTGTCCTTCTATGGTATATTTGAAATCGTCAGGCTCCGAAGGAATAGGGCGGATGTCCATCAACTCCATATAAAAATTATTTTGAGAAGTTGTATACCACGGACTAGAATTATTATATGTTGCCATCTTAGATGAAACCTATGTTGTCACTACCTTGAGTGGTTTTACCTTTTGCGTAATCTTCTAAACTAAACTTACGCAATCTTCTTCTATTGTAAACAGGAGATACTGTAACTGTTATTGTGCTTAATACCGGAACCCAAGTGTTGGCTCCAAACTTTGTACATCGTATGTAGTTGACATCGTCTTTAAGTTCGACCTGAAACGATTTAACAATTACTGGAACTTTGTCAAATACATTTGATCCATATCCTGTTAAATTACAAATGATCGGAGGATTGCCTGCTAAAGCTCCTTCGCCAAAAAACATTTTGGTAGCAGTCTTAAAGAATGTAGTTGCGGCAATCCAGTAGGCTGCTTCACCATCTGTTTCACAACTAAACTCACCAGAAATTGTTATATCTTCAACGGAACTGTTTTTATAACCGTAAGATGTATAATTGCTATGAACTGGTTCAATCGGAGTGTAGTTTGCTTTTGTTGAAACTGTAATATTTGGAGTATACGGCCAAACTACACCGCCTGTATTTTCTAAAAGTTTAAACCATTCGCCACCAAATAAATTCCATTGGCAGGTTAGTCGTACTCTCCAGTCGTCTTTCGCGCCAGGAGATAATTTGATACCTTGGCCTTGATTCATAAATAACTCACCACCAGCAGGAAGATTCGCTCCACGTTTTAAACTTAGGAGATTGTTCAACATGCCAGCACCACTTGAAATTTTTCCAGCAAGATCTTGTAAGCCGCCGGCTAAATTTCCACCCGTAAATTTATTAAGTACACCTTGGATATCTGCTGTAGTATTGCTGATTATTCCAGGAACAGATGATAGAGAACTTGTGAGTCCGCCTAGGCCAGGAATACTACCAGGCTTAAAGCCAATACCACTAAATGTAGATGCATTAAGTCCAATGCCGGAACTGAACTGATTGAGTCCACTTCCTAACTGTCCACTAAGCTGTGCGACTTTAGCATCTAAGTTTTCTTTTGACAAGGAGTCAACCGAAGGTAGCGATCCCATTGATTCAGATACACGTTTAGCCAGGCTTTCTGATTGAGTTGCAATCAATTGTGCTAGAGGATTAATGTTTAACGCCATTTTGGTAAGATTCCTTTATTATACTCTATTTATTCTTGACAATATGTGCTATTATTATAACTAGTAGGAGAACCTTAACTAATGACTATTATTACAACTGTACCAAAAATTAAGTACTTGACAAACAAGGATTTATTAAAAGAAATCCATTTAAGCAAAAATACGTATTGCAGTTTTACCAAACCCGAATATCACGAATATGACCTAATTGTTCCTAACTTAGAAAAACTCAATATTCGTACTGTTGCCGAAGCTAAAAGAAACAGGGCAATAAGATTAGGCAAACAGGCACACGAAGCTGCTGTAATCGCAGGGGGCAAAAAATTACCATCTAAAGAATTTGAAGTTGATTATAAAAAAATCAAAAAAGAAGAATTAGTTTTTAGAATTATGACATTCCAACACGTTCCGCTTGCTCCTGGACGTAAAAAGACCTTAAAGAATACCGCAGATAGTCACGAAAAAGTAAATTTTCCTCCCTTCCAACATTGGAAGTATGACGACAAAGGTAATTTAATCTGTGTAGGCAAGAGCCATTGGAAGGGTGATTTAGTCACCGGCGAGTTTAATAAAGAATATGGGCAGATGACCAACAACTTGGCTCGTATGTTTATTAAACTTTGCGAAAGATATGCAACACGTGGCAACGTTCGCGGTTACACATACAACGATGAAATGCGTGGGCAAGCAATTCTCCAGTTAACTCAGATAGGATTACAATTTGATGAGTCTAAGAGCGACAACCCTTTTGCTTATTATACTGCTGCCGTTACTAATAGCTTCGTCAGAATCATTAACATTGAGAAGCGTAATCAAAATATTAGGGATGATATTTTAGAAATGAACGGAATGAATCCAAGTTGGACTAGACAGAATGCAGGTGCTGGCCCAATTACTCCCGGCCCTGTTACAACAGGCGGAGTTGTTGGAGGAACAGTTGACAGTACTGGTAGTGATTGGGATTGACCTTTAGCCGTACAACGTAGTACAATAATAAAGGAGATCCTATGAACCTATTCAAAAAAGTTGCTTGTTTCACCGACATACATTTCGGTTTAAAATCTGGAAGCCGTACCCATAATCAAGATTGCGAAGATTTTGTGACTTGGTTTTGCGAAACCGCGAAGCGGGAAAATTGCGAAACAGCAATTTTCTTAGGCGATTGGCACCATAATCGTAGTACTACCGATGTCAGTACTATGAATTACACCGTTAGTAATCTAGAACGCCTAAGTCAGAACTTTGAAAAAGTCTATTTTATACTGGGCAATCACGATCTATTCTACAAAGACAAACGTGAAATCAACAGTGTTGAGTTTATGCGATTGTTTCCAAACGTAGTACCTATTAAAGAAACGCTGACAGAAGGCGGTGTCACTATTATGCCTTGGCTGGTTGCTGATGAATGGAAGGATATTCCTAAAATCAAAAGCAAGTATCTATTCGGACATTTAGAATTACCATTATTCTATATGAATGCCATGGTACAGATGCCTGATCACGGGCAGTTGCAAGCTGATCATTTCCATAATCAAGAGTATGTGTTTAGTGGGCATTTCCACAAACGTCAAACCAAGGGCAATGTAACCTACATCGGTAATGCTTTCCCTCACAACTATGCAGACAGCAGTGATGATGAACGGGGCATGATGATTTTAGAGTGGGGCAGTAAGCCTGAATATCATACTTGGCCGGGACAACCTGTATATCGAACTTATAAACTAAGTCAAATTATTGATAGTCCAGACAAATTACTGCGTGAAAAGATGCATTGTCGTGTGACCATTGACTTGCCCATTAGTTTTGAAGAAGCAAACTTTATTCGTGAAACATTTATGCCGCAGTACAATCTGCGTGAGCTGATGTTGATCCCAGAAAAAGTAGAAGTAGATTCTAATACAACGCCAATTGATATTAACTTTGAAAGTGTTGATACAATTGTAATGAATCAAATTAATGCTATCGAAAGCGATGCTTACGACAAGAATCTATTATTGGACATTTATAAAGACTTATGATCAAAATAAAAAACCTAACTGTTAGAAATTTTATGAGTGTGGGCAATCAAACCCAAGCCATAGACTTTGACAAAGGACAGCTTACACTGGTACTAGGTGAAAACTTAGACTTAGGCGGAGATGATAGTGGTGCTCGTAATGGTACAGGTAAGACCACAATCATCAACGGGCTCAGTTATGCTATCTACGGTACAGCATTAACCAACATCAAACGTGATAATCTCATCAATAAGATCAACGGCAAAGGCATGTTGTGTACTGTTACCTTCGAAAAAGACGGAATTGAGTATCATATTGAACGAGGACGCAAGCCTAATCTATTAAAATTCAGTATTAATGGGCAAGAACAGGATCTTGAGGATCTAGACGAATCGCAAGGCGACAGCAGAGAAACACAAAAAGCCATCGAAGAAATGATTAGCATGAGTCACGACATGTTTAAACATCTTGTGGCATTGAATACCTACACAGAACCGTTCCTAGCTATGAAAGCTGGCGAACAAAGAAACATTATTGAACAGCTATTAGGTATTACCCTGCTTTCAGAAAAAGCAGAATCTCTAAAAGAACTGGTTCGATTGAGCAAAGATAATATTCAAACTGAAAATACTCGTATCGAAACTATCAAAGCCAGTAACGAACGTATTCAACAGAGTATCGAAGCACTAGAGCGTAAGCAAAAAATGTGGGACGATACTAAAGAAAAGAATATTGAAAACATTTTAAAGAATATTGATCATTTAAGTCACATCGATTCGGACGTTGAAATTGCTAATCACAGAGCATTGGCTGAATACAACACCAAACGAAAGGATCTTGCTGATCTAAACAAATCAATTGTACGTGCAGAAGCAGACGAAGCACGTGAACTGAAACAGGTTGAAAAACTAAAGAAAGAAATTGCAGATCTAGAGGATCACAAGTGTTATGCTTGTGGACAGGATCTACATGACAGCAAGCACGAAGAAGTATTAGAGTCTAAGAAGAAAGCTCTACAAGAATCTGCACTACAGGCGCTGTCTACAAATACACAATGGATCGAACTAACTGGTGCTGTTAAAGAAATAGGTGAACTAGGACCTATGCCTAAGGTATTTTACGATAGTTTAGAACAGGCACTTAACCATAAGAACACAATTGAGAGTTTTGAAAAGGATTTAATGCTGAAAGAAGCAGAAACCAATCCTTATCTAGAGCAAATTGAAGAATTAAAGAAAACAGCCGTGCAGGAAATCGACTGGAATGCTGTAAACGATCTAGTGCGTGTTAAAGAGCATCAAGAATTCTTGTACAAACTGCTGACAAATAAAGATAGCTTTGTACGTAAACGTATTATTGATCAAAACCTAGCATTCTTAAATCAACGATTAACCTACTATCTCGATAAAATTGGTTTGCCGCACATTGTTGAGTTTCAAAATGATCTAAGTGTGGTTATTACACAGCTAGGACAGGACTTAGACTTTGATAATTTGTCACGTGGTGAACGTAATAGATTGATTTTATCGTTAAGTTGGGCGTTCCGTGATGTATGGGAAAACCTTTATCATCCAATTAATCTATTATTCATTGATGAGTTAGTAGACAGTGGCATGGATGCCAGCGGTGTTGAATCTAGTATTGCTGTGCTTAAAAAAATGACACGTGAACGCAACAAGAATGTATTCTTGATCAGTCACCGAGACGATCTAACAAGTCGTGTTAATCATGTTCTTAAAGTTATTAAAGAAAACGGTTTCACTAGCTACAGCAACGATGTGGAGATTGTTGCTTGAGTTCAGAAAGTCACGATAAGATGATTGCTGCTTTTCAGGAATATTTTAAGTGGCAGGACAGATTTGAATACCGAGGCTCAGACGAAGCAGGCATTAAGGCACGATATTGGCTATCAGAAATACGCAACGAAGCATCAAAAAGACGAACAGAAATACAGGCAAAACGAGAAGAACGTAAGCTAGCCAGAAAAGGCAAGCCCGGAAGGCCACCGAAAATAACTAAGTGAGTGCATTGGACGTATCAAAATCAACCCGTAGACGAAATACCAGAAGGCTATATTGGCTTTGTTTATATAATCACGAATAAAACAACCGGACAGAAGTACATAGGCAAGAAACTAGCACAGTTTAAACGTACTAAACCCCCACTCAAAGGCAAAAAACTTAAAAGAAGAAGCACAGTAGAAAGCGATTGGCGTGAATACTGGGGTTCATCCGATAGGTTAAACGCAGACGTCCAAGCATTAGGTCCGGAAAACTTCACAAGAGAAATACTTTACCTTTGCAAATCCAAGGCAGAACTAAGTTATTTAGAAGCAAGAGAGCAGTTTGAACGCAGAGTTTTAGAAACAGATGACTATTATAATGGCATTATAAACGTCAGAGTCGGCGGATCGAATATACTTAGACAGCGTCTAGAAGAACAAAAAAAGACAAAATAACGTTAAATTTATTGGTTATGACAAAACTAAAATGGGACAGATCATCACAGAATAGTGTGTTAACCTCGGATTATTATCTAAATCCGAAGACTGGATTTGACCAAAAATGGCATAATCAGCGTAAAAATATGCAAGAAACCCTTGGTATACACAAAGATCATAACTGGCAAATTATCAACAAACCCACAGGCCCACACGCAGGCAAAGTAGTTTGTAACACTTGTAACGGAAAATTCGTTGCTTGGTTACCTAAAGGCTACATATCATCTAACACTTAAGGTTAGCGGGCCAGCTATAATACCGCTGTGGAAAAACCGGGGAATAACCGGACACGTAACATATTGATGCACTCCCGTCGTGGAATACGACTATCCTGAAAAATCGGAAGTGAGTTTGAGGTTGAAAACAAAGATAACCAACGCATTGATATAGTATGAATGTTAGCATACGAAAACACTGGCTATAAACACTTAAACACTAGGAACGAGGTTTAAGATAGCAATAGAAATATTGTGAAATCGTGGTAGGAAGGAAAAGCACAGAGTCCTTTAGCATACAGTGTATAAAAATACCTACTTCTAAGGTCTTGGCTAATGCAACTCGCATAATGCAAGCAAGCGGAACCGTTAAAAACGGTTCCGTCTGACTAAAAACAATCTGCATAATACTTAAATTGCTTCGCAATTATAATAAGTTCAATAACTTTAACATTATCTGAAAAGAAAAAAATGCTTTGAGCGGAAGCGAAAAAGCAAACGAGCGTGAGCTCGTTTTTAATAAATAAAATTATACCTTTTAGGAATCCCTTGACATGAGAATTAATCAAATACTAACTGAATCTGAACAGCAACAATTAGAAAAATTATATGAAGGACCAAAGTTTAATAAGTTTGGTAAAGCTGTAGGCGACGTAGCCGGTATGGCTGCTAAAGGCGTTGGCGCAGTAGCTGGTGGTGTTGCTGGAGCATGGGACGCTGCTAAGAAAGGATTTAGCTCTGGAAAAGCCAGAGTAGCACAAGGTGGTGATTCACCAGATGCAGTTATAGATCCCCAAAAACGAACAAGAGCTAAAGCAGCGCCAGCAGGTGGAACAGCACCCGGAGGTGCAGTAGGCGGTGGCGCAGGTGATCCAGCAGGCTATAACACAGCAGACCCATCGACAGATCCAGCAGGCAAAAAGCCAGGATTCTTAGCAGGAATGAAGCAAGGGCTATCGGGTAAAAAAGGTAAACCAGCACCAAAAAGTGCTGCGGCTCCAGCAGGAGGATCTGCTGTAGGTGGAACAGCACCAGCAGATAATGCAGCCGCTTCGGCAGCACCAGCAGATAATGCAGCCGCTGTTAATGCTGCAGGTCCAAAAGGTACAGCTCCGGCTAAACAACAAACAGGTAAAGCTGCGGCTGCTGTAAAAAAATCCGCTGATGCAACAGCAGGTGTAGGTGCAGAAAAAGCAGGACAAACATTATACGCTCAAGTTAAATCACAAGTAGGTCAACTTGACAAGAAAGGCAAGCAACGTATCATGCAGTTGCTACAAAAATCTTTACAACAACCTGCGCCAGCAGCAGCGCCTGCAGGTGCACCAGCTGCTCCCGCAGGCAAAAAGCCAGGTGCAGCACCAGCACCAGCACATGCTAACATTCCAGGCGCAAAAACAGCTCCAGCAGCAAATGCTGCTCCAACAGCACCTGCTGCAGAACCAGCAGCGCCAGCATCTCGAGTAAATGCTGCCAACGGCGGAGTACAAGTAGGTACTAAACAATCTGAACCAGGTGCAAATTTTGATACAGCAACAGGTAAAGCACTTCCTGGTAGAGCTCTTAATGGTGTTCGTAGAAAAGCAGAAGTTGGTGCCGGTGCATTAGGCAAAGCAAGAAAAGGTATGAATGCTAGAAAAGCACCATCACCAAGTCAAGCAGAATATGATGCAGATAGAGAAGCAAAGATGGGCGTAACATCAGACAGTATCATTAGATCACACAATGGTCTTGCTGAAACATTAATGCAGGCCATTGCAGAAGAAAAACGCAGAATGGTTGCCGAAGGTAAAATCAGTATTTTTAGAACACGATAATGAAAATTCACGAAATAATTGTTGAAGGCCCTGGATCTGAAATTGGCGACATTGCCCAACTTAATGTGAACAACCTTAACAAAGGTATCGATGCAGGTAGGGATGTATTTTCACCTTCAAAATGGTTTAAATCTAAAGATGTCGATGTAGATACTACTGAACCCGGTACTACACAAAAAGCAGCACCTAAAGAAGAGCCAAAGAAAAAACCACAAGCAGTAGAAACACAGCGAATTAGATTTGCCTTACAGAAAGCAGCCAAAGGCGATCAGCTTTACAATGACGATGTTGGTTACTTGAAAGCTGCTTATGGAAAAGTTGATAAAGGAACGCCTGAGGCTGATGCATTATTGGCCGCAATCAAAATACAACCACTAGACAAGCAACAACAGGCTGTGTTGCTTAATCTTAGCAAACAATATTAAAAGAACGGTAGGTTAGTTTTTTTAGTAGTCTCTAGATTTTCTTTAATAATCTCAGAAACAATACTTCTTTCTTCTGCGCTCAATGACATGCCTTCTGCAAAAGACAGACCTCGCATGTACCAACACATTTTAAGTATGTCTTTCTTTATTGCCCTAGCTTCGTTGTCCATTTGTTCGGACCAAGCTAAGATCTCAGGATAGGGCATGTCTAAGATCTTGCGGCGAAAAAATCCGATTGATCCATTTGCACTGGCAAATCAAATGGTTTTTCACATTCTTGACAAGCTACATTTAGTGCTTTAATCTCAAGGCTTTCTTTGATTCCACCAACGTGTGATGAAATTTTATCAAACACATCTTTAGAGCAGTTGTTGATAAACTCTAAAATTTGACCTCTATCAGAAGTTTCTCCATTTGGTGTAGAAATTTTTGCTATGCAATCTGCAATAACATCTACGGTTAATTGTGTAATTTTTACAAAACTTTTACCAAACATGTCAATTTTTTGTTCGTCAGTTAATTCATCACTGTTGATAACATTAAAAATTTTCTGTTGTTCTAAAGATTTAATAGCAGTCTTGCTAACCTGTAAATAGGTATACGGACGTACATAGATAGTCAACGGATCAATATCAATTTCCTCAGCATATTCAAACGCTGTAAATTTTTGAAACCATAAGTTGAGATCAACATCATAGGAGTTGTCGGCCTCACAGTGAGGACATTTTGCGCCAACTTCCATTTTATCACCATAGGTAGCGATGCGGATAGCAATTAATGCAAAGTCTAGATCAATCGATGGCATTTGCCAAGGATCTAATATTGCCGGAATACAGCTTTTGATAATTTCAACAGTTGATTGCCCCGACAGCAATGCATCGGGAGTTTTAAACATCAGTTCGTCTTTGGCAGTCATAGCATAAACAGGATACTCTCCGTTAGAACTAACGTCTAACGCTCCCTGAGGATAGAACTTGCCTTTAGACGGTAATTTCACATAAATTTTAGGTTGTCTGAACCAATTTGCCAAAGGATTTTTATTTTGGTTTGTTGGCGTATTTGTAATATCACTCATTTTTTCTCCAATAAATACTATTAGTGAAAAGTATTTATATGCGCATTTTACCAGGTAAAAATTAATCTATGGCTAATCCAGTAACAATTGATATTCCGGGCATCGGATCTGTAGTTGCTAACAATGCAGCAACTGAAGCCACGCTGAAAGAAATCCTTAAAGCTATCCAAGGCGGAGAAGGTGGCGGCTACAAGAAAGGTGGCAAACCTGGCGATGCTAAAAACAAAGAATATGCTGGAGGAGGTGGCGGTGGTTCTGGAGGAGGTGGCGGTTCTGGTGGTGGCGGTAAAGGAGCAGCTTCATCGGCCATGAGCCTGTTTGGCCTCGGTAAAGCTGTTGGAACACTGGGCCGATATGTGGGTATAGCTACAGGGGCGTTTATTGGAGTAGGCGAAGCAGCTACAGAAGTTGTTCAGCAGTTTGCTAATGTGGGTGACAGTATGGAAAATGCTGCCGCAGTATTTAAAAGTATCCCACTACTAGGCACAGTATTTGGAGCAGTAGCAAATGCTGCTGAAAAAACTCTAGCATCGTATCAATCAGCAACTGCCAGCGGTGCTACATTTGGTAATAGTATGGGTAACTTTGCGGCAGCGGCCAGCTCTGCTGGCATGACCATGGATAAATTTGCTGCTATCATTGGTAAAAATGGTGCAGCAATGCAAATCCTAGGAGGTAATACTGAAGAAGGTGCAAGACGATTTGCCAGCATCAGTAAAGATCTAAGAACAAGTCAGGTAGGTGCCCAACTAGCAGGATTAGGTTATAGCTCTGAACAAATTAATCAAGGAATGGCTTCTTATGCTAACATTATCGGAAGAAGCGGAGCCCTTCAAGGTAAATCAAATAAAGAAATAGCGGCAGGTGCAGGTGCATACATGAAAGAACTTGATGCGCTGGCAAAAGTCACTGGTAGAAGCAGGCAAGAATTAGAAAATGAAGCCGATGAAAGAGCCAAGGATGCACAGTGGATAGCTATGACTCGAGGCATGGACAAAGATCAACGATTAATGATGGAATCTTTTGTTTCAAGTTATCCCAAAGAACAACAAGCTGCTATTAAAGATATGTTGACCACTGGTAGTATTACCAGTGATGCTGCTATTAAATTTAATGCTATGATGGGAGGAACTGCCCAAGAAGTTATGCAAATGGGTCAGGCGATTCGATCTGGTCGAAAAATGACCCAAGCAGAAATTGACAAAACTAAAAACAATTCAATATCCGAAGCTGTACAAAAAGCCAATTCTGCAGAATTTAAAACAATGGGCGGATTTGTTGGCGAGTTTGCAAACGAAGTAAATGGTATAAATCAATTAGCTAACCAAGAAACAAACGGTCGTAAGAAAGCAATGACCGCACAAGAACAAGCAGAAGCTAATGCTGCGGCTGGCTTAAAAGCTTTCAAAGAAAATTTAGCTGAACTATCAAACGGTTTTCAAATAGCATTGGTTAACAGCGGAGTGCTTAACTCTCTAATGAGCCTGTTTACTACATTTGCTGATATAGTTCAGAGATTTATAATTCCTATTTTTAATATTATGGCGGCCATAATTCCAAAAGTAGTCTATGGTTTTGAATTATTACTAGCACCAGTAGTAGAAGCTATAAGCGGACTTTTTGGAGATACATCAAACACACTTCAAATGTTAGACGACATCATGAATGCTGTATTTCCAATACTAGATGCAACTGTTCGCTCACTAATATTAGTGTTTGAAGGCGCATGGGATGCAGTGGTGTCTTTGTTTGAACCGATTAATAATCTAATGGATGAGATTTTTGGTGCAGGCAACGGCATGAGCGGTCTTACTGATATTATAATTGATACCGGAAACTTTATTGGCGGTGTATTTAGGATGGTCGGAGGCATTGTCGGAGGTCTAATTGACGGGTTTACATGGCTTATTCGTACAGTTAAAAGTGTTATTGGTTCTTCGGAAGTTTTAACAAGCTATTTTGACGGGCTTGCGAAAGGAATAAAAGCTATATGGACATGGATCCATGAGTTATTGAGCGTTGACGGGGGCAAGGCAGTTGTTATGTGGCTTGGAAACGCGGTATTAAAAATAATGTATTACCTTCAAGATATATTTGGATCAATGATCGACGGTGTGCTGGCTGTAATTCCAAATGCTCTCGGAGGCATTAGCGCAGAAGAAAAGAAAAAACGTGATGAAGATAGGGCCGAACGTGCTAAGACTCGTGATGAAGAAACTAAAGCAAGAGATGCTGAAGTTGCAAGATTACACGAATCGTCAAAAAAAGAAGTAGCAGCCAACGATAAAAAAGCAGAACATCATAAACAGGCTTTGAAACAAGACGTTGCTAATTTCAACAAGAAAGAGTCACATCTCAGTAAAATGGGAGGACTTCAAAAGAAAGAGGAAGATCTCAAAGAAGAGTCGATAGTTAAAAATTACGACGACCCGATCGAATTATTAAAAGCACAAGCCACACAACAAAAAAGCGGGCTAATTCAAAATCCTGCAGGAAATCCTGTTGCAAATGCAGAAGGCGGCAGAAGAGCTGTAGAACAGGCAGCTGAAGCTAAAGTTCAAGCAGAAAAAGCAGCAGCAGAAAAAGCCTCAGGCAAAGGTGGCGGCACTATTCCAGGGTCAACAGCCCCAGCAGGACCTGCTCAAGAATCACCGTCAGTATTACTGGCTAGCTTAAATACTAAGATGGATCAGTTAATTAAAATCAGTAAAGACCACCATGACATTGGTGCTGTTCAAGTAAGAACACTCGGACAACTAAGCGGCGACCTATATGCCGGAGTTGGTTAATGCTGTTATTGGATAATACAAAATTATGAGTTGGAAAAAATATTTCACACCAGTTGACATTAGTAACCAATCAGGAACGTTTAGTCCTATGGGAGGACGTGGTCGTCCAGGTCCAGCCAAAGCAAACTATTCAAGCTACTTGCCAGATGTTTATGCAGGTGCACCAAATCGTATTGATCGTTATCAACAGTACGACACTATGGATACAGACAGCGAAGTTAATGCTGCTTTAGATATCCTTACAGAATTTTGCACACAAAAAGACAAAGAAAACGCAACACCATTTCAAACTTCCTTTAGAGGAACTCCGACAGCAACTGAAGTTAAGATTCTAAAAGACGCATTACAAAAATGGTGTAAACAACAACAGTTTGAAACACGTATTTTTCGTATTGTTCGTAACACATTCAAATACGGTGATTGTTTTTTTATTCGTGATCCAGAAACTAAAAAATGGTTATACGTTGATGCTATCAAAGTTACAAAAATTATTGTTAATGAAAGTGAAGGTAAAATTCCTGAGCAGTATGTAATTAAAGATATTAATTTTAATTTTACAAACTTAATAGCAACAACACCACACGGTACATCAAACACAGCACCTAGCGGAACAGCAAGTTATACTACAGGTGGTGGCTTTGGTCGTGGAGTGGTTGGAGCAACAGCCAACACGCCCGGTTCTAGATTCGGCAATCAAATTAATGAAATCACAGTAGATGCTAAACACGTAGTGCATATCAGTCTGAGCGAAGGTCTAGATAATAACTATCCTTTTGGTAACAGTCTATTAGAATCGGTGTTCAAAGTCTACAAGCAGAAAGAATTGCTCGAAGATGCTATCATTATCTATCGTATACAACGTGCTCCAGAAAGACGTATTTTCTACGTAGACGTTGGAAATATGCCGGCGCACATGGCTATGAGCTTTGTTGAACGTGTTAAAAACGAAATCCAACAAAGACGTATTCCTAGCTCAACAGGTGGCGGAGCAAACGTCATAGACGCTAGTTATAATCCTCTAAGTGTAAACGAAGATTACTTCTTTCCACAGACAGCAGAAGGTCGTGGATCAAAAGTTGAAACACTACCAGGCGGTACAAACTTAGGTGAAATTACAGATTTACGTTATTTCACAAACAAACTATTCCGTGCCTTGCGTATTCCAAGTAGTTATTTGCCAACATCAATTGATGAACAGCCCAATACAGTTGCTGACGGCAAAGTAGGTACAGCATACATTCAAGAATTACGTTTTAACGAATACTGCAAACGACTACAATCTATGGTTGTAGAAACATTTGATTTAGAATTTAAACTGTGGCTTAATGATCAAGGTATCAATATTGACTCAAGTCTTTTTGAACTTAAATTTAATCAGCCACAAAACTTTGCTGCTTACCGTCAATCCGAACTTGATACAGCTCGTGCAGCAACCTATGGTACAATTTCTCAAATTCCACATCTCAGCAAGAGATTCGCATTAAAACGTTTCTTAGGATTATCAGAAGACGAGATCAAAGAAAACGAAAAATTGTGGAGAGAAGAAAACGGTGCGCAATTGCAACCGCCAGCAGATGCAGGTGCAGAACTACGTTCCGCAGGCATTTCACCGGGTGGTATGTCCGCAGACATGTCAGGACAAGCAGCAGAAGCTCCGGAAGATATGGCAGCTGAAGCAGATCCAGCAGCGGCTGGCGGTGAAGAAGCCGCAGCAGCACCAGCCCAATAACCTAGCCCAGTATAAATACAAGTATGCTTCTTAACGAATTTTTTTATTTTAATGACAGTTCTAACGGTATGTCTACCGATCGTAGATACGACAGTAGTAAAGATAGTTCTGTGGTTAAAAAAAGTGACACACGAAAGATTCGTCTAACGCTACGTCAAATTAATAAACTACGATTACAATCTGAAGCGCACGAAGCAGAAGAAAAATCAGAACTGGGCTTTATTCAACAAATGTATGCAACCCCAGTTGAAGCAGAACCCGCCCAATAATATAGCCTTTGTCCTAGGAAACGGTCGCAGTAGATTACCTATTGCTTTAGAACCTCTCCGCAAATTAGGATCAACCTACGGCTGTAACGCACTGTACAGAGAATTTGCACCCGATGCTTTAATAGCAGTTGATGTTAAAATGGTCAACGAAATCATTTCAGCAGGGTACAATAAAGATCACGAAGTATGGTCCAATCCAAACAAAGGTATTATATCAAAAGATCACCTAAACTTGTTCAACCCCCACAAGGGTTGGAGCAGTGGACCTACAGCATTGTGGTTGGCCTGTAGTCGCGGACACAAGGATGTTTACATCTTAGGGTTTGACTATCAAGGTGTAGGCGGAAAACTTAATAATGTGTATGCAGACACATTTAACTACAAAAAAAGCAGCGATGTAGCAACGTTTTATGGCAATTGGCTCAATCAAACTGAGCGAGTAGTACAGGAATTTAGGTCAACTAGGTTCCATAGAGTAATAGAAAAAGGAAATATAATTCCTGATAAACTGGGGGCTATGCCCAACGTTGGTCATATGTCTGTAGAAGAGTTCCAGGGTATATTTCCTGACACTATATATACGGAACAAATCAATCAAAAAAGTGTCATTTAACCCCATTTTTTAATCTACGTAGTAAATAAAACACAGCCTTAACAATCCAAAGGAGAATACAACATGGCAGATAAAACCCTATTGTCACAGATGCTAGAGCAACTTGTGAACGACAACCAAGCTAAAGCCGAAGAGCTTTTCCACGAATACGTAGTTTCAGCTTCACGTGAAATTTATGAAAATTTAATCGAATCTGAAATTTCTGAAGAAGATGACGAAGAAAAGAAAGACGACGATCTTGAAGAAGCATCTGAAGAAGATGAAGAGAAAAAAGACGACGATCTTGAAGAAAACTTTGACGAAATTGCCTACGAAGGCGATGACGAAATGGACTTAGACGACAGCGATCCAACAGATGATCTAGCTGGCGAAATTGATCCAGATGCAGAAATGGACGGCGAAGAAAAGTCTGAAGAAGAATTATTCCAAGACTTAGACGCTATTGTCGACGAACTACAAGCTAAGTTCGACGAACTAAAAGGTGGCGATCATGAAGAGCCAGATATGGACAACATGGGTGGCCCAAGCGATCATGATGCTGACAATGAAGAATTTGACCTAGCTACAGTACGTGAGTACGTAGAAAAGGTTCCAGCTGGTCACGGCGCAGAAAAGAAAGGTGCAGCAGAAAAAGCTGACGGTTCTGCAAAATCTCCAGTAGCAGGTAAGAATGATATGGGCGGTACAACTGCTAATATTTTAAGCGGTCGTAACGGCGCAGAAGCTGGCGGTGTTGGCGCAGGTGGAACAATTAAAGGTTCTGCACTAAGCGACACTAAAGCAAAAGAAGATAATGCTGGCAACATCAATGTCCCAGGCGCTAAGAATGGTAATGCATTCTCTAAGAAAGAGCCAGGACATGGTGCTGAGAAAGCTGGTGCAAAAGAATCACCAGACAACAAGCAAAGCCTTTTCCGTGGTCGTAGATAATAGGACTGTTGACGGTGAATAAACTTACTCTTAGTGAACATTTGAGTTTCGACCAGGCTAAGATTGTCTTGGAGAGCGAAGAAGGAAGCAACGGCAAGAAGTCGTTGCATCTCAACGGGATTTGCATTCAAGGAGACATCCGCAATGCAAATCAACGTGTTTATTCTTCTCAAGAAATTGGCAAGGCTGTCAAAACGCTCAACGAGCAGATCGCTGGAGGATACTCTGTACTAGGTGAAGTTGATCACCCGGCAGATTTAAAAATCAATCTTGATCGTGTTTCACACATGATAACCAAGATGTGGATGGATGGTCCTAACGGCTACGGAAAACTTAAAGTACTACCAACTCCAATGGGTCAGTTAATTCAGACCATGTTGGAGTCGGGAGTAAAATTAGGTGTTAGTTCCAGAGGATCTGGAGAGGTTGACGGAAGCGGCAACGTTCGAGATTTTGAAATTATTACGGTTGATGTAGTAGCACAACCTAGCGCACCAGGTGCGTATCCAACACCAGTATATGAACATTTAATGAATAACACAGGCGGTTACAAGGCATTTCAAGTAGCACAACAAGTCCAAGGCGACCCAAAGGCACAGAAGTACATAGCAGAGAGTTTAAAGAGAATTATCTCTAAACTCAACTAACTAGGAGAATCACATGCTAGACATCGTTAAACAATTGTTTGAAAACAATGTGATTTCCGAAGAAATAAAATCGGAGATTGAAACCGCTTGGACAAGCAGGATTCAAGAAAACCGTGATCAAGTTACTGCTGAACTACGTGAAGAATTTGCTCAGAAATATGAGCACGATAAAGGTGCGATGGTAGAAGCTGTTGAGGGAATGCTAATGGACCGCTTACAAGCGGAACTAGGCGAACTCGCAGAAGATCGTCAGGGCCTAATCGAAGCTAGAGCCAAATATGCAGCAAAAATGACAGAAGATGCGAAAGTGTTAGAATCATTTGTGTTGAACAATTTGAAAAAAGAACTAGCTGAACTACACGAAGATCGCAAAGCAGTTGCAAACAATGTTGCAAAATATGAATCATTTATCGTGGATGCACTAGCGAAAGAAATCGCAGAATTCCATGCTGATAAGAAAGATTTGGCAGAAACTAAAGTACGTCTAGTACGTGACAGCAAAGCTAAGTTTGAGTCTATCAAGAAAGATTTCATCGCACGTTCAGCACAAATCATCGAAGAAACAGTCTCCAAAGGACTTAAATCTGAAATGACTCAGTTGCGTGAAGACATTGAAGCAGCTCGTAAAAATGACTTTGGTCGTAGAATTTTTGAAAGCTTCTCAAGCGAATATGCTGCAAGTCATCTGAATGAAAAATCTGAAACTGCAAAACTATTAAAAGTAGTTAAAGTTAAAGAACAAGAATTAGAAGAAGCGGCAAAGATTGTTGCAGAAACACAAAAACTAATAGAAAGCAAAGAAACAGAGCTACGCATTGCCAAAGGTCAAGCTGTTCGCAAAGAAGTTATGGGCGAATTGTTAGGTCCTTTAAGTGGTGATAAGCGTTCAGTAATGGGCGAACTATTAGAATCAGTACAAACTGAGAAATTACGCTCAGCGTATGACAAGTATCTACCGGCAGTAATGAACGGCGGTACTCCAATTAAAAAAGCATTAACCGAAGGCAAAGAAATTACAGGCGATAAGAATCAGGCACAAACAATCAGCAGTGAAGAAAAAACTGCTGAGATATTTGACATCCGCAGGCTTGCGGGACTAAAAGTTTAAGGAGAACTATAATGTCACAATTACTCGAGTCACGCTGGTCGGAAACCAAAGACGCTCTATTAGAAGGGCTTCAAGGTACTAAGCGTACAGTGATGGCAACAACTCTCGAAAATACCCGCAAGTATTTGTCTGAGTCTGCCACAGCTGGCGCAACTTCGTCCGGTAACGTTGCAACCCTAAATCGTGTGATCCTTCCAGTGATCAGACGTGTGATGCCTACGGTCATCGCTAATGAATTAGTTGGCGTACAGCCAATGACTGGTCCAGTTGGTCAGATCCACACACTACGTGTTCGTTATGCAGATACATTTAACGATACAAGTGCTGGAAACACTGATACAACAGCTGGTGAAGAAGCACTAAGCCCATTCAAGATTGCAGAAGGCTATTCTGGTGCAGCAGCAACAGCTAAAGCAGCTTCAACAGCAGCTTTAGAAGGCGTAGCTGGTAACAGATTAAGCATTCAAATCTTGAAACAAACAGTTGAAGCTAAGACACGTAAATTGTCAGCTCGCTGGACGTTTGAAGCTGCTCAAGATGCACAAGCCCAACAAGGCATTGACATCGAAGCAGAAATCATGGCTGCTTTAGCGCAAGAAATTACTGCTGAAATCGATCAAGAAGTTCTTTCTTCTTTATCTAACTTAGCAACAACAGTATTAACATACGACCAAAACACTGTTTCTGGTACTGCTACATTCGTTGGTGACGAACATGCTGCTTTAGCTGTTCAAATCAACCGTGTTGCTAACTTGATTGCACAGCGTACACGTCGTGGTGCTGGTAACTGGGCAGTTGTTAGCCCAACAACTTTAACACTTCTACAAAGTGCTACAACTTCTGCGTTCGCAAGAACAACAGAAGGTACATTCGAAGCTCCAACAAACACTAAGTTCGTTGGTACATTGAACAGCGCAATGAAGATTTATGTTAACGGCTACGCTACAAGCGATGACGTATTAGTTGGTTACAAAGGCTCTTCTGAGTCTGACGCAGCAGCATTCTACTGCCCATACATCCCATTGATGTCAAGCGGTGTTGTTCTAGATCCAACAACTTTCGAACCAGTCGTATCATTCATGACACGTTATGGTTATGTTGAGTTGACAAACACAGCATCATCTCTAGGTAATGCTGGTGACTATCTAGGCAAAGTTGGTGTTACAACTGCTAACTTGAAATTTGCTTAATTAGTAAAGTTCAAAGTAACAAACTCAAAAAGGACCCTCGGGTCCTTTTTGTTTGACTTAAATATCGTCATGGAGATAGACTTCAATAGAGATTTTTCAAACTTACGTAAACAGTACGGAGTATGGCGAAAACGCTTTCCGATGTTTACACACGATGTTGATCATATAGAACACGTTATAGAACGGCATATACAGAATTTTTCTATTGCAGGCATACATTACAGGCAAACGCACAGCAGAACCTACTTAGAAAAAGCCCAGCACGAATTAGACGAAATTGACAGGGTTATTGCTATGGTTGAAAAAATTGAACTGATGGCAATGTTAGCACGTTGATAAATACAATGTCTATGAAAGAACTTGCATAGGGCAAGACTTATGGGGTAACCATCCCCGTAGACCTAGAACGTCAAATTAAGGAGAAACAAAATGGGACGTCCATTAAAGAAAGATATTAACGGTAAAGAAGTATTAGGGTTACCAGGTTTATCAACAAACACACTAGCAGGTATTGCAGTCAGCGGTTACTTTGGTGGTGCATTATCTACAAGTTATGTGCTAATCAAACAACGTGGTGCTCAAACTTACGTAGTTGCAAAGATTGAAAATTTCACATGCAACACAACTACAGGTAGCGCAAGCATTACTAACATGAGCGATCAAGTTGAAGTTACAGTTGGTGATGAGATCAGCGGTCCTGGAATTCCATCAGGTGCAAGAATTGCTAGCCTTGACAGCTCAACAACGGCAACTATTACTGCTGCTGCAACAGCAACAGCAACAGGTATCACAGTTACTCACTGGGGTGCTTTCCAAGTTGGTACAACAGTTGACACAACTCCAAACGCTAACGGCGAAATCCTAATTCAAGGTTCTACAAGCGGTATGTTAGATGCTAACCTAGTTCCAATTCGTAAACTAACACGCAGAATTGCTTATGGTTTCCCATCAAGCCCTGTGTTATCAAATGGCTTCCAACGCAGTGAAGATGACAACACATCTACTAACCACGACGAAGCAAAATATACATGGTATCTAGAAAACGATTCATCAGCAGACTACATTGTATTAACAGCATTTACAACAAAGATGTAATTTAAGGAACCAGCATGGGACAGGTAATACAGGTCAACGGCGACTACAATATTAAATCTAAGATCGGGGCTACTATCAAGCTCGATACCGGAGCCGGTGTAGGTCAAACAATCATCACCGGTAATCTTGTAGTCCAAGGTACCAACTTAACTGTTTCAACCGAACAATTACAGATTAAAGACAACATCATTATTTTAAATGATGGCGAAACTGGACCCGGAGTAACACTACGTTATTCCGGAATCCAAATTGACAGAGGACCGTCAAATGTTGCAGACGATGCATTTTTATTGTATGATGAAACAGACGGCAGCTGGAATTTATTAAACAAGACGGGCAATGATCCGTATAATTTTAACAATACTGCTTTAAGATTAAGAAGTATATTAACTGACACCGATACCGACGGCGGCGATCTAACATTGATTGGAACCGGCACAGGTGTTGTGAATGTTGCAGGCACAAACGCTTACGAATTACAAGTTATTGCATTCGGAGACGATGCAATACCAAACAAAAAATATGTTGATGATGCTATTCAAGGATCACCAGCAAGACAGATTAGAGATGATAATACTCGAATAATTATTGCGGATAGACAAGCTATTCCTACAGGCGGCGGATTAGATTATCTAGGTGCAGTTGTAGCTGAAACACAAATTCAAGTTGTGGTAGACGCTATTCCTAACACTACATTTTTTATCAACAGAGTAGTTATTCAAGGGTTAGAAGTTAGCGATTCAGAAATTGCCAACCTTGATACCAATACAGATACCTATCTAAGAACTACAGGTACAGGTAAACTTAGAACAAATTATGCACTAAAAATTGATCAACAAGGATCAAACGTTGCTACAGTTGCAGGATATTCTCAACTGTATGCCAAAACACCAAGTACAGGTAACACTGGTTTGTACTTTTCAACAACCAGTACCACAGCGTCACCAAACGGAAATAGAGAATTAATAAGTACTAATAGAGCATTATTATATAGTATGTTATTTTAAGGATAGGACATGGCAATTAAAAACACACCAATAACAACCACTGGATCGACTACATTATATACAAGTAGTGGAACCAATGCGATTGTTACAATTATTATCTGTAATATCGGAGCACCGAACGCAACTGACGAATCGATCAACGCCTGTACTCTTAACCTTTACGCTGTAAAAAGCGGAGAAAGTGCAGATACTAGCGCACAGACATACGGCAATAAAATTGTATCAAGTCTATTAGTGCCAGCAGGCGAAACGATATTTTTTAGTGATGAAAAGATTATTTTAGACAGCGGCGATTTTATTGTTGCAGTTGCAAGTGCAGGCAATTTATTAAGCATAACGGTAAGCACACTAGCAGTATGAAATATTTAAAAACTAAAAACATTTCTAAATTCAGTATCTCAGACGATGCGTTGGTTGCCAAACCATCTGGAAGATACGTAATGGATGGCATCGGTGCTCTACGCTTGCCAAAGGGCACAGCAGCACAACGTCCTGATGTTGTAGTTGGAGTACATAACGGTCCTAACGGATATATTCGTTACAATACTGATAACGACAGCGTAGAAGCATACATCGGCGGATACTGGCAAACTGTTAGAGCTCCTAGCTCTACAGCTATAACAAAACAGACATTTGGCCCAGGCAACGGAGTTGAAACAGTATTTGGTCCTTTGACCACGGTACCTGCAGGAACAGGATATAGAGCTAGTGCTAATAATATCATAGTACTAGTTGAAAATACTATGCAAATCTCAACAACTAATTTTACAGTCCAACAAAGCACTTCCGGAAGCCTCAGCGGCCCAGGAGCACCTTATGCTGATGGGTGGTATGTTAAATTTACCTCAGCAGTACCAAACACTGGAGGCGGCGGAAATCCTGTATACGTGACAGTATATCACGGATACGCTGATTAACAATGCCAGTACCTGACAGTCAACTAGGGCGAATTGGCGGTCAACTTTTAACAGACAACCTGCTTAGAGCAGGAGTTGACATTGCTGTTGAAACCAGTTTACTATACTTAGATGTTACCAACAAACGAGTTGGTGTAAAAACATCTGCACCAACACACCCTCTACAAGTTAACGGAACTACACGAGCACCAGATGTAATTGTTGACGGTACTTCTGCCCGAGTTAACAATGTTATAATCAACACCAATGGTTCGTTTAGCACACTAGTTGGTGCGTTAAACATCACTCCAACAGGCGGCCCGAGTATTGTTATATCGCATGAGCGTGTGATAACCAACAGCTTAGACATCAACGATAACTACATTCGAGGTAGGATCGCTGATAGAAACTTTGAACTGCGCCCTAACGGTACAGGAAACACCAAGTTAAACGGTAACACCTATATTGATGAAAATTTGCTGGTCAGCACTTCCTTGTTTGCCCAACAAAATGTCAATGTCAAAGGTATTTTTACCATTGGTGATACTGCATACGATACCCTAACTGTGGTTCCAGATTTTACACAAAGTATAATTCCGGGAGACAACAACCTATATGATTTAGGTACACTTGCTAAAAAGTGGAGAGGCGTTTATGTGAACAATAACAATCACATAGATGGATTTACTTCAATTACCGCAACAGTTAGCAATCAAGTGTTTATGAGCGGTAACACTATCAGCACCTTACAATCAAACGATGATTTGATAGTATCTTCAACAGAAGGTACGATAACGTTAAACAACTTGTCAATCAAAGACAATACGATAACCAATTTATTATCAACACCAACAACAATAACTCACACAGGAAACGGGTATCTGCAAATTGCAGGAACATTCGGCTTCCAAATGCCACATGGCACAACATTAGAACGTCCAGATACTCCAGAAACAGGAATAACTCGTTGGAATACTGATCTAAGCTATCTAGAATGTTTTGATGGCACAGTATGGGGAGTTGCAACTGGCGGTGGTGCAACAGTTACTCAAGCATACATGGAAGAGCTAAGTCACGTTTATACTCTACTGCTCGGGTAAATCTCCAATCTGTATAAATACTACTAGTTGCAAAGGTTGACCAAATCTTTGTAAAATCCGACTGTGGTATACCGACAAAGAGCGCAAGCTGAAAATCTGGTAATCCGTGTAAAACGGTGTATATTGGAGAGCTCATGGCTATTGGTCGTATTTCCGGTCAGCTCCTTAAGTCAAATCTACTCCGTAGTGGTGTAGACCTAGCTTTTGAGACTGATCTTCTCTATCTAAATGTTGTTGACTCTCGAATTGGAGTTAACAAAGGCTCCCCAACATCTGTAGCTGGGCTTACCCAGTATCCTCTAGACGTAAACGGCACCACAAGGACAACAGATTTAATTGTTGATAATACTCTAACGGTAGGACATTTCACAATCAGTGGAAATACTATTGCCAGCGATTTACCAACAATTACATTTGCACCAAGTGGTGGCGAACCTACAATTTATCATTCAAGATTGCAGGTCAATGACATTGACATTACAGACAATGTAATTTCTACCCTGAGCACTAACGCTGATTTAGAAATTAGCCCAAGCGGCACAGGCGCTGTAAAAATGTATTCCGATGCTACAGTTTCTGGTAACTTGACAGTTACTGGAAATATAGATGTTACTGGGAATATTACAATCGGTGGCAATCTTACCATTGGTGATGCGCTTACAGACAACATTGTAATCAACGCCAGTATCAAAAGCAGTTTAATTCCTGAAAGCGATAATGCCTATGATTTAGGTTCTATATCGTTTCAATGGAGAACTGTATATGCTAGAAACATCAACGCAGACAACTTAAACTCTGACACCCTTGATGTTGGCAATATTAAATTTTCCAACAATGTTATTTCAACAACACCCGGTACTGATCTAGTATTAGATCCAACAGGCACGGGCCGAGTTAGACTGGGCAACTTTGCAATATTAGACAACACCATTACCAACGTTTCAGTAAATGCTGTAACTGTGTTAGCGCAAACAGGTGCATCTGCATATTTTAGAATAAATGGAACTAACGGATTCCGCCCACCAGTTGGTACGGTTGGACAACGTCCAACATCATACATGAGCCCGGCAACTGTAGGTGTTACACGCTTCAACATTGAAAGCCGAGCATTGGAAGTTTGGGACGGACTTGGTTGGGCAAGCCCTGCAGGTTCATCTGGGGCTGTTTCTGAAATTGGCGCCAGCGACATAGCACTTAGATATGTTTTAACACTAGGATAAAAAGAAGAAAATGCCAACCTCATTTAATCAAGCAATTGAAAGCGGAATTGGAACTAATCCAGTGACACTATTACAGGTGCCTACAGGATTTAAAGTTACAGTAATCGGTTGCAATTTAACAAACATTACAGAATACGACAACGCTATTGTTGACGTACAGATTACAACAGAAGGTAGTTCGTATGCTTACTATGCAAAAGGTGTGGTAATACCACCAAACACCAGTTTGAAATTAGTAACCAACGGAGAAAAATTAATACTTCCGCAGGGCGGCGGTATTAAAGTAACCAGTGATATAGATGGCAGCATTGATGCTGTTGTTAGTTACGTAGAATTGTCATAAGGAGGATATATGCCAGCAGGTGGAAGTAATTATTACGTAGGTACAGATCCATATTCTTCGTTAGGAGATACTCCTAGATTTTTCTACGGATTAAGAAAAAATGAAAATGGCAGTATGTTTTTTGAGCGTCTTGACAACATTCGAGATAAAGATACAGTAACTTTAAATAATCCAGGATTGGATACTGATAACTACAATGACTTTGAAGTCGGTGTGGATTTCTTTGAAGGTACTGATGTTACACACAATCCTGTATTTTTAAATTTAAAATACCCGCAATACCGATGGGACGACAGAAGTTTGTTCTATTATATAGACGATGAAGGACAATTGATTGTGAGAATTAACAATGGTCACACCTACAATAACGGTGACTCAGAAGGATAATGTAAATGGCAGAGTTTAAATTAGCTAGATTTAAGTATACTTGGCAAGGAGACTGGGCACCAGCTGGTCGATATAACCCCGATGACATGATTGCCTATGGCGGCAAAGTATACACCTGTCTAGTAACACACAATGCAGCACCTGATTTTTATCTAGATTTAAATTATTTTAACAATGACACGCCGCCATTGGCTGTTCCTCGTTGGGAACTTGTGGCTGATGGAGTTACATGGCAAGGCGATTGGCAATCAGATACCTACTACAAAATAGGCGACATAATTAAACAATCAGGAACAGTTTACATCTGCGTTGAAGGACACACTTCAAACAGCAGATACTATCCAGATCCTTTTGATCCAGCACATCCGTTGATTATTAATCCAACAGACCCAACGGGCGTTAAAGGATTTTTCACCAATGATGTTGACATAAATCAATATTGGACTGTACATTTAACTTCAAAAAATTGGCGCATTGATTGGGCACCAAACAGTTATTACACTGTTAATGACGTGGTTCGAGCAGGCGGTAGAACATATAGATGTAATCGTTCGCACACTTCAGCCAGTTCGTTCGAAGGCGGATTAGAAAGCAATATCTTATCATGGGATATTGTCAACATTGCCGACGACTGGAAAGGCAACTGGCAAAAAAACACCAAATATATTGTCAATGACATTGTTAAAGATGGGGGCAATGTATATCGTTGTGTTGCTGCACATCATTCAGCACTTTCAGATTCTGCAGGGTTAGCAGCAGATCTAGATCTTGGCGATAGCACCCTGACAAAATGGGAAATCTTACACGAAAGCACTCAGTATAGAGACACATGGGTGTCTTCAACTCCAGTACTGGTTGAAGGGTTAATTACAAATGTATCAACTATTTACAAAGTCAATGATGTAGTAAAATATGGTTCATATGTTTGGAAATGTAATACATTCCATGTTGCAGGCGTTACGTTTGATCAACCAAAATTTGATATATTTTGTCCAGGCGAAGAGTTTGATGCAGACTGGTCTGCTACAACGTTTTATCAAGTAGGTGACATTGTATTTTACGGCGGTGATGTTTTTGTTTCAACATCCGGACATTCAAATGCGAACCCTTCGACCAGCCCTGCAATATGGTCATTGTTATTCCAAAGCAGCAATATTCGTGGAACTTGGAACAGTCTACGCCCATACAAAATCGGCGATGTTGTTAGAAAAGGCGGCAACGTATACCTAGCAGTAATTGACAATACTTCACAAGATCCAGATCTTCCTAATGACGGTAGCTCAACAAATTCTGGATATTGGGATTTGGTAATTTCCGGAATAGCATGGAAAGGTATTTGGACCGTTGGAAATGCTTATTCTACCGGCGATGTAGTTTCTTGGGGTGAAACATCATACAGATGTATAGATTCACATGATGCCACAGCATTCAACGCACCATTCGACGATGCGAATGGATTTACATGGACTCCTATTGTTGTTGGTAATAGCTATGCTAGATTAAAGCAAGTTGGAGATATTAAAACATATGGTCCTACATCAAGTAGCACTCTTGACTCTAAACGTTTGTCTATCGGTACTGAAGGAAACGTAGTAAGAGCAAATGCATACGGTGAAGTTGAGTGGAGAAACATATGGTCGTCTGCAAAAGTTTATTATGTAGGATTAACCGGTGAAGATGAACCTTCTTACGGTCTTACGCAACAGAAGCCATGGAGAACATTAAGATATGCCCTTGACAATGTCACTGGGTATGCCACAATTTTTGTAAGAACTGGAGTATACGAAGAAATATTACCACTGCGTGTTCCGGCATTTGTGGCAGTAGTTGGTGATGAACTAAGAAGCACAGTGATTAAACCAGCTGGTCAAGTTTTTACAGATCTATATTTGAGTTTATTGGTTGTTGGATTTAGCTATCTAAAAGATTTAATCGGCCATATTATTAAAGAGGAATCTATCGGAACTACCGATATAGAAAGTGCTGCATTTGGAACTGTGATCTATGGAGAAATTGCACAAGATTTTTCGGGAACACCGGGTACAACAAGTGAAGTAACAGTTGTTGAAGGTTTGTTAGAAACATTCCTTACAAGAATTAGCACACGAGGCGGATCAGTATCAATCGCTGGATCTAACACAATAACAACCAGCACAAACATGCTGAACGCTAGACTGCAGATACTTAACAATAAAGAATTTTTAAAGAACGAAATTACATTATATGTAGAAAATGTCTTTACAGATTCTACAGTAACTGACCTTCCAGCTAACTGGGATGTTGATCTAGATAGAGGTATTGATGCAATTACGTACGATATATATCGTGCAGGTAATTATAAAACAATCAGTGCTGCAGATTATTTTGTCTATGGAAATTTACCAGACGTAAACAAACGTTCTAACATGTTCTTGTTAAGAGACGGTACTGGTTTAAGAAACATGTCACTGATTGGACTAAGTGGAACACTTGGTGCGATCAATTCCTATGGTACAAGACGTCCAAATGCAGGAGCATTTGCCAGCTTAGATCCGGGCTGGGGACCAAGCGATACAACTGCTTGGGTAGGCACACGAAGCCCTTACGTACAAAACGTTTCGACATTTGGCGACGGATGTATCGGTATGAAAGTTGACGGCGACCTACACGGCGGCGGCAACCAAACCATTGTTGCCAACGACTTTACACAGATTATTAGTGACGGTATCGGTATGTGGTGTAACGGAACAGGCAAATCAGAACTTGTTTCGGTGTTCGTATATTATTGCCACGTGGGATACTTGTGTACCAACGGTGGTAAGATTCGCGGAACAAACGGTAACTGCTCATACGGCGAGTTCGGTGCAGTATCGGAAGGTTACAACTCAACAGAAAATCCAATTACAGGAACTGTTAACAACTACTATTACGAAGCTGATGTAAGTCAGATATTATGTAATGTGACCGGAAATATGTTAAAAGTATTTTTCTCTAATGCAGGTGTAAATTATTCATCAGGGAATTTTGCTGTTTCTGGTTCAGGCGGCAACGGTTCACTGGTCATGGACGAGTTCCGTGATGGCGCGGTATACGAAGTTCGAATTGTCAACAGAGGCGATTCAAGTGCAGAAGGAGGTAGCTCATATCTATTCAACACTAATAAGTCTCAAGCTAGTATTGACAATTATTCTGTAATTCTTGCAGGTAGTGATGAAAATACCCCGGCTCAGTATAGAGGAATGCGATTGCTGATCACTGAAGGAACTGGTATCGGACAATACGGATATATCGCAGAATACATTACTGCCACACTTACAATCATAATGGGTAAAGAATCAAAACCTCAATATGCTGTAACACAAACTTTTGCATCGGGCAACTTGATAAAAATTGCTTCTAACACACACTTAAACTTGAACGACAGAATCATATTCACAGGTACTAAGTTTGGAAATATCCAAGACAACTACATTTATTATGTTAAGGCTCTTTCTGGATCAGACGGCTTCACAATCAGTACTTCTCCAGGAGGTACAGTATTCGGAATGATTAACGGTCTTCCTAGCACAGCGCCAGGAGCCACTCCGATGGTATTACATTGTGTAGGATGGGAGCATCTTAATGAAGGTACTGCACCTGTATCTGTATTAGATACTACTTCTGTTTATACTATTGAACCGAGAATAACATTTACTAGTCCAGGATTTACTACAGGCTCAAGCACACTGCCAAATAACTTAACATGGACCAGCATTGCATCTAGTGGCTTAAGATGGGTAGCTGTTGCTACAGGATCCAACGTGGTTGCATATACAGCAAACGGCACTAGCTGGAGTACTTCAACAATGCCGGCAAGCACTGCTTGGTGTAAAGTCGAACGTGTTGGCAATATCTTTATTGCTGTGTCTACCAGCGGAGTTGCTGCAAAATCTTCAGATGGTATTTCTTGGTCAGCAATGACAATGCCTACTGCTGCTCAATGGACCGACATTGCCTATGACGGTACAACTTACGTTATTACAGCATCTGGTGAAAACTATGTAGCAACATCTACAGATGCTACTACTTGGACAACAGCTACTATCTTAGGCGGACACACATTTACCTTAGGCAGTGGTGCAAAATTATCTACAACACAACAAAAATTTGGAGCTACTAGTTTAGTACTAAACGGAACCTCAGACTTCCTCACAGTAGGTTCAAACGCTGATTTTAATTACGGCACCGGCGACTTTACCATCGAAGGATGGTTCTATCCAAATGCATTAAGTGGCACACAAGCATTGTTTGATCAAAGAACCGCAGCCACTGAAGTGGCAATAATGATGGACGTGAATACTTCTGGAGTTGTTAGATTGTATGTTAACGGATCTTATGTACTCAGCTCTAACACAACAATTTCAGCAGGTGCATGGACACACATTGCTATTGCAAGATCAGCAGCGGTCACATCGATGTGGGTCGGCGGAACGCTTCAGTCAACTACATACGCAGATACAAACAACTATCCAACTCGCCCAGTAGCGATTGGGGCATATTATGGCGGAGCTACATTTTTTAACGGTTACATTGATGAGGTTAGAATATCAAAAGGCATTGCTCGATATACAACAACATTCACACCAGCAACAGCAGCATTTGCATGGACTACCGGAACTGTATTATTGTTACACTTTGATGGCACTAACCTTAGCACAACAATTTTAGACAATGCCGATGACTGGACCGGAGTTGCTTACGGAAAAGGAAAATTTGTTGCAGTTTCCTCAACAGGTTCTTTCTCAACCAGCACCAACGGAACTAGTTGGACTGGTGGTTTTACTACAGTTGGATTAGCAAACATAGCCTACGGCGAAAATAAATTTGTTGCGGTACAAACAGGACTTGGTTCGACTGTTAGTGCAATATCGGTTGACGGCACAACATGGACATACGGAACACTACCAGCGGCAAATTGGCTTGGAGTTGGATACGGCCAAGGAACTTGGATTGCTGTAGCACCAGGATCAAATTCAGCAGTTTCAAATGACGGAATTAACTGGACAACACAGTCGATTGGCAATGATCAATGGTGTGCAGTTTCTTTTGCAAATGTATCAAAACCTGGAAAATTTATTGCAATTGCAGGTAAGTTGACAACATCTACTTCTGGTGTAGTAATCAGTACAGGAACCACAGCACAGGCTCGCGCAACTGTTGTTGCAGGAAGAATTTCAGAATTTAAAATTTGGGAACCAGGTAGCGGATATGTGTCTGCACCAGTAATGACAATTACAGATCCAAACAACAGTTCAGAAGTTAGCACATCGATACGCATTGGCAACGGAGTCATAGGAAATCCAACAATTGTAAATGCAGGTATTGGGTATCAAACTAACAGTACTAGAGCAATCATAACAGGAAACGGTTATAAAAATCAATATCAACTAGGCAGCTTCTTAGTCTGCGATAATGTTACCAGATTGCCTGGCCCAGGTGATAATTTATCAATCAGTGGAATCAATGACTATACCTATAAAGTATTGTCACATATAGTATTAGGTGGATCTATCGGAAACTACACATTGCAATTAAACATTGCAAAAGATTTAGGTAGAGAAGAAACACCAGAGCATGATACTACTATTGAAATTAGACAGGCATACAGTCAAGTTCGATTAACAGGACACGATTTCTTAGACATTGGACTAGGTGGAGTTGTGGCATCTAATTACCCAAATACACTGTCGCCAAACGGCACAGTACTTGCACCAGAAGACGAAATTCAGGAAAAAAATGGTGGACGTGTTTTCTACACATCAACTGACCAAGACGGCAACTTCCGAGTTGGTGAGCTATTTGCAGTTGAACAAGCGACTGGTACTGTTACGTTGAATGCACAGTTCTTTGAATTGCAAGGATTGGAAGAATTGCGATTGGGTGGTGTTACAGTTGGCGGATCGGGTGTTGTTATTCGTGAGTTTTCTACAGATAATACTTTTACTGCTGATTCAAATAACATTGTACCGACACAAAAAGCCATTAAGGCCTATATACAAAGACGTGTATCGGGTGGCGGCGCAGACGCAATAACCAGTTTTGTTGTTGCTGGTTTGGTACAAATAGGACCAACTGGAATTGGAACTACGGACGGAACAGAGTTAAAATTCCCGGTAAGGGTTAATTTTAAGAAGGGTGTGGACGGAACTTATCTTGCACAGACTTATTTTATGTCAAAGAAGTAATGGTTTGGTACACAGGTAAATATATAATATGCGAAAAAACGGAGCTATAAATGGCAGAGTTTAAACTAGGTAGAATTAGATTTGTATGGAAAAATGACTGGGTAACTGGTACAACATACTATAAAGACGACATCGTACACTACGGTGGAAGAACGTATCTATGCGTAGCAGGACATACCGCTGCTGCCAATTTTTATACGGATCTAGAAAACATTCCAACTAAGTGGAATCAGTTTACTGATGGACAAGTATGGAAAGGCAACTGGACAGGTCCGGGTACTCTGTACAAAGAAAACGACATTGTCAAATATGGCGGATACGTGTACATTGCCAACAACGGTCACACATCGCAGACCACTCTCGAGTTAGACCAAGGCTCATGGGATTTATTCGCAGAATCCTTTGATTGGAAATCAAACTGGGTAGCTGGTACTGTATACAAAGTTAATGACGTTGTAAAATATGGTGGATATACTTACATTTGTAATGCTGCACATACTGCCGCAGCAACTAATGCACTTGGTCTCGAAGCAAATCTAGGTAGTTGGGACATATTCTCAAAAGGATTTGACTGGAAAGGTGTATGGCTAAGTGCAACACGATACAAAATTGGCGACGTAGTAAAATACGGCGGAACAACCTATGTCTGTAATCTAGGGCATACTTCTGCAGCCACAGTTACTTTAGGTCTTGAAAATGATCAAGGTAAATGGGACTATTACAATGCCGGATTTGAATACAAAGGACAATGGATTGGTCCAACAACAGTTACAGGATCAATCAGCGGAACAACATTAACATCATCTGGCGGCAATCCAGCGATTGGACAGTTGTTAACTGGCGGCAGTATTGCAGCCAATACATACATCACAGCAGGTTCAGGAACTACATGGACGTTGAGTGTCAACAACGGAACACTGACATCTGCTACATACACAGCAACAATTCGCTACAAAGCAAACGACCTTGTTAAACAAGGTGCAGGCATTTGGATCTGTAAAACTTCAAACACCAGCTCATCTAGCTGGACCACAGATCAAACAAACTGGGCTCAGTATGTCGAAGGCATTGAGTTTGAAAACGACTGGACCAGTTCTGGAATTTATCAAAACGGTGACATCGTCAGATACGGCGGCAATTCTTATATCGCCAAAACTTCTCACAATGCATCAGCACTAACACCTCCAAGCTCTAATACTACAGATTGGGATTTGTTTGCTACAGGATTTAGATTAGCAGGCGATTGGAATTCAGGAACACTATTTAAAGTTGGTGAAATTGTTCGCAATGGCGGATTTACCTATGTGTCTACTTTAGATAGCACTAACCAACAACCACCAAATGCTGGTTATTGGGAAAAATTAAACGAAGGTATCAAGTGGAGAAACACTTGGCTTACTGCAACAGCGTATGTGAAAGGCGATACGATCAAGTATGGTCCTATTACCTACATCTGTATTCTAGCACACACATCGGCTTACAATGCTGGACCTCCTGTTACAGGAAATCGACCAGACATTGATGTTTCAGGAACCTATTGGAATCAATTAACAGCCGGCAATGAAAACGATGTAATGACCACAACGGGTGATATCGTTTATTACAGCGGCTCCGGAGTTACAAGACTGCCAGTTGGCGCAGAAGGACAGGTACTTACTGTTGCGTCAGGCCAACCAGCTTGGGACTATTTTGGTCGTACTAAGAAAGTTTTTTATGTTGCAGAACACGGAGTTGATTCCCCAGCACCAATTTACGGACTGACTGTTGACCAACCATGGGCTAGTGTAAGATACGCAACTGAACAGATTCTCTACGGAACCGAATATCCACAGGCAGGTTTCTTATTAAGAATGAATAGAGAATTTATTCAACGTGAGGCTGCAGAATGGGTCAAATATCAAATTGCAAACCCAACAGGGATTTGGATAAGTTTCACCAACGACGATACTGCTAAATGTGAACGCGATATGGGTTTAATTGTAGATGCTATCATCTATGACTTAACACACACTGGCAACGAAAGGACCCTTACAGCAGCCAACTCATATTTTACAGCATTGGGAGTTTTAGTAACAGGTATTCAAGACGAATACTTACAAAATGCCGCTGCCATCGGTTATCTATCAACGTTAGTTACTAGTATATTGGCTAACACTGCTCCAGCCAGCAACTACCAAACATTAAATGGAGTTTCAGCAGGCAACAGAATCAAACAGATTATTAACCTAAGCTACACAGCAGAAAGCGGTGCAAACACAATCTGCACAACATTGGCAGGATACATTTCTACAGCATTAAGCTCACAATCAAAATCTGGTTTGCCAATCTTAGATTCAGCAGGCTATACGATTAATGTCAAGACAGGTCAGTTCTATGAAGTGTTACCAATCAAAGTACCTCCAAAAACTGCCATAGTTGGCGATGAACTACGCGGATCAAGAATGAGCCCGCGTGGTAAAGTCATTGCAACTAACGATAAAGCAAAATCTGTAGCAGCCCTACAGAGATTACAGGCCATTACAGCAAATATTATTTCTAATACCGCTGTAACTCCTACAACTGGTAACTCAGCAACACAATATACCAGCTTGCAAAAAGCAGGCAGTGTTGGTAGTTCTACAGCAGTAACAAGCGTACAGGCCAATGTTACTGAAATGATCGACATTGTTACAAACAATACTCCAGACGCATACGTATATCCTGACCCAACAAGTTACGGTGCCGGTTACAGTAATGCTCGTCGACTAACCCTTGCTAATAAGGCATTTATACAAGCTGAAATTACTGCCTATACTGTGTTTACCTATGGTACAACAATCAGCAGCATTGACGGCAGTGGCGAACTGTTTAACACTTCTGGATCTCACGGCTTAGCTGCCGGTGACAAAGTTGGATTTAACAGCACACAAGGCGGAGTAACGCGAGGACTAACTTATTATGTTCTAGCATCAGGCTTAACGACTACTGCATTTAAAGTTGCTGCAACTTCAACTTCATCAACTCCGGTAGATTTAACCACAGTAGCAAGTCCATCACCTGCAATGAAAGTATTAAAATATGATGCGGCAAAATGTCTAAGAGACGTAGGCTATGAAGTTGATGCATTGATATACGATTTAACCTACGGCGAAACCAGCGGTTGTAACTTAATGACAGAAATCATCGCTCGTTCATACTACAGCCAAGGTGTATTTGTTGAGCCAGCAGCAGAAAAAACTTATGCACTTGCTGCTCAAACTAGACTGTCAGCAATTATTTCTAGTATTATAACAAAAGCCGCAGTAACTGCCACTGCTGGTAATACTGTTTCACAAGATGTTAGTGGTACTGCTGGATCTGCAGGTGCAGCAACGTTTGCACAGGCTAGAGTACAAGAAGTGTATGCTACGATCAACACCGGTACTAGCCCTACAACTATTGTACCAAGTACGGCGTGGGTAGCAAGTGCGCTGGTAACTGCACGTACAACGTTAAATGCAGCTAAGGCTTCAATTCAAGCCGATGCTGTTCAATATGTTAAAGTCACATATCCAACGTTGAACTTTGATGAGACTCTTTGTTCTCGAGATGTTGGCTATATTGTAGATGCGTTAGGTTACGACCTAATGTTTGGTTCAAACTACCTATCAATCTTCAACGGTCTTTCATATCGTAGAGGTTTATCATCAACTAACATTGTGATTACAACACAGTTGGCCGCTCAACAGGCAATATTAAACTTCATATCCAAAGAAGCCACATACTATGTTGCCAGCGGAGCAGCAGTTGGAGCTGACAATCTATGGACCGACATTATTAACTATGTAAACACTGGTACTAGACCAATTGTTTCGGGTACTAATACCCCAACAATTGATTTAGACATATTAGCAGGGGCACAAAATCTATTATCAAACACTGCATTTATGCAGGCTGAAGCTACAGCCTACATTAACAACACTTACAAATCAACAGTAACAGCATCAACTGGCGGGTCAACTGACACATATACTTGTGGTTCACAGACATGGATGGTTGCTGGCGATGCTGTAAGATTTACAGGCACAGTATTTGGTGGAATTAGTACAGGAACTACCTATTACATCTTAGCCTCAGGACTAACTTCTACATCGTTTAAAGTATCTCTTACATTAGGCGGCTCCGCAGTTGATCTATCAACAGCTACTGGCTCAATGACAGTGACTTATTATTATTCTCAAAGCCGTTGTCAGAACGATGTTCGCTGCTATATCGATGCTATTGCTTACGATTTGAAATATACAGGAAATTACAGATCTGTAATGGCAGCACGTTACTACAGAAATGCATTGACTGGTTCTAAACTAGAAGATTTCTTCTATGTCAGCGATGGTTGCGGAGTAAGAAACTGTACGCTAACAGGTCTCGACGGTTCGTCAGACGGTAATACTGCAGGAGCAGGAACATATCCGTCTGGTATGATTCCAGCGAACGCATTTGGTACACAACGTCCAGCAGCAGGTGCTTATGTTTCACTTGATCCAGGCTGGGGACCAAATGACAGTACAGCATGGGTAACCACAAGATCTACTTACATACAAAACGTAACAACATTTGGTACAGGTGCAACTGGACAGAAAATTGACGGTAGCATACACGCAGGTGGTAACGATTCTATCGTTTCTAACGACTTTACACAGGTTATTTCCGCAGGTATTGGTGCGTGGGTTACTAACTTGGGACGTGCAGAACTTGTTTCTGTGTTCTCATACTACTCACATATTGGTTACCTAGCAGAAAACGGTGGTAAGATTCGTGCTACTAACGGTAACAACTCCTACGGTGATTTTGGTTCTGTAGCAGAAGGTGTTGATATTAAAGAAACGCCTGTTTATGGTTATATCAATAACCGTAATACAGAAGCAGATGTTAGAAATACGCTAACTGACGGTGTTAATAACATTTTAGTTTACGAATACGGAAATGCAGGCACTGCCTACACATCAGCAACATTAAGTATTGCTGGTGCAGGTGTTAGTGCAGCCGCAGTTCTTAGTGAATTCCGTGATGCTGCGGTTTATCAAGTAAGATTAACAGACCCGGGCGATTCTACAGGCAAGGGCGGCGCTGGTTATATCACTCAAACCAACCTAGCACAAACCGGTAACACAACCAGCATCACATTGGCGGTTGCTGATACAGCATCCAGCACAGCCTATGTAGGAATGTTGCTAACAGTTATTTCTGGCACAGGTGCAGGACAATACGGTTACATCCAAGCATACAACTCTGCAAACAAAGTTGCTACAATCTATAAAGATACTGACGGTACTGCTGGCTGGGAGCATGTTACTCCGGGTGTAGCAATTGTATCTGCATTAGATACCACAAGCCAGTATCAGATTACTCCAAGATTGGTAATTTCTGCTCCTCCTTACTCAGCAACAGCAAGAACATTGCCAAGTTCTGTAGCATGGAGAGATGTTGGATATGGTAATGGCGTAGGTACTTACACTAATTTGAACGCAACAGGAAGTGTTGGCGGATCTCTTGCAAGTTTTGATGTTACTCGAGTACAAGGTGTGTATACTGTAGCGATTAATATTCCAGGCATTTTGTATGCAGTTGGTGAAACACTAACAATTGCAGGTACAGCACTAGGCGGTACAAGCCCTGCTAACGATTTATCTATTACTATCTTAGGTGTTAACACTGGCAGCAGTGGTATTAATAGAATTTCAACAAGCGGTACTGCTGTTACAGCAAAATTTGTTGCAATCGCAGATGGCAGCGCATCGGCAGCAACATCAACAGATGGAACAACTTGGTCTACATTAACAATGCCAAGTTCATTATCATATAGATCAATAGCTTACGGAACATTCAGCGGAATTGGTCGCTATATGGCAATTGCCAGCGGTACAGCAACTTCATACTATTCAACAGACGGGTTAAACTGGACTTCGGCATCAATGTCAGCTAACACAACCTGGCAGGCTCTTGCATATGGTAACAGTAGATTTGTTGCACTTGCAACTGGATCAAACGTTACCAGCATCAGCACAGCTGGAACTACTTGGATTTCTGGAGGAACTTTACCTGCAAGCACTACATGGACAGGAATTGCCTACGGTAAAGGAGTATGGGTAGCAGTTGCATCTGGCGGAACCCAAGGAGCTAGTTCAACAGATGGCGGCTCAACTTGGGCAAGCTCGACATTACCAAGCAGCGGAACATGGACAGATGTTGCCTACGGTAACAACATGTTTATTGCTGTTCGTTCTGGCAGTACAGCGTATGCTTATAGCACTAACGGAACTACATGGACAGCTGGTACATTACCAGGCTCAGTAACTAATCCGTCTATTATCTACGGACAAGGTGTTTGGTTAGTAACTTCTGATAATGGCGTAACTGCTTACAGTTCAGATACTGGTTTAATTTGGACCACAAGAACACTAAGCACTGGAGCAAATCCAAAAAATGGTGTGTTTGGAAACCCAGGAAATGTTGGGTCATTTGTAACAGTGGCCAGCGGTACAAGTACTGTGGCAGCACAGATCAAAGCAGGTGCTACAACTAGAGCTCGTGCGTATGTTGCAAGTAATCAACTTACAGAAATTTGGATTCGTGAACCAGGATCTGGATATACTGGCAGCGCACCAACCATGACTATCACTGACCCTAACAACACAGGAGCAGATGCTACTTATACGGCGAGAGTCGGAAACGGTGCGATTGCGCAGCCGATGTGGACCAACAGAGGTACGGGATACAGCGCAGCTACTGGAACAATCTATGGTGACGGATATGCTGACAACTATCAAGTTGGTACTTATGTTGGATTCCAAAACTTAACAGGAATTCCAAAAGCTGGTTCTAACGTACAGATCGCAGGAATTGATGATGTTTGGTATAGATTAGTTACAGTTACAGGTTTACTGCCTAATTCAGATGGTACTTACAATGCCACATTACAGGTAAGCCCACCACTTGGTGTAGCTGAAGCACCTGATCATAATACTTTCTGTACTATTAGATTACGTTACTCACAGGTTCGATTAACTGGACACGACTTCTTAGATATTGGTACCGGTAATATTTTAAACACCAACTATCCAGGGTTACCATATTCTGACCCAATCCCAGCTAACGAAACAGTACAAAGTAATGGTGGACGTGTTTTCTACACATCAACTGACCAAGACGGTAACTTCCGAGTTGGTGGATTGTTCAACGTTGAGCAGGCAACTGGTATTGCTACCCTAAATGCTGACGCATTTAACATCGCAGGTTTGAACGAATTGAGCTTGGGTTCTGTAGCATTGGGTGGTTCTGGAGCAACAATTTCAGAATTCTCCACAGACCCGTTCTTTACACAGGACAGCGACTCTGTAATACCTACGCAGCGAGCAATTAAAGCGTATATTACTAGCCAAATTGGTGGTGGACAGTCTAGCTTGAACGTAAACACCCTTACAGCAGGTATAATCTACGTGGCTGGTAACCTTATCACAACTACTACGCTCGCGCAGATAAACATAAATACAAAGGTAAATTTCAAAGGCGGCATCGTGGGCGACGCTCTTGTTTTAAATTACTTTTTACTGAATTCATAATGGAGAAATTATAACATGGCAACAGGTTTATTAGGCCAAGCAGCATTGGCAGCAATTACAAATACTTCGGTATACACGGTGCCGTCAAACACGTTCACAGTATTTTCTGTAAGTGTTTTAAACAGAAGTAGCTCAGCAGCGTCTACTATTAGAATAGGACTCTGCGCATCGGCAACGCCGGCAGCAAACGGATCTGAATGGATTGAATACGATGTATCATTAGATCCGGGCGGTGTATTAGAAAGAACCGGACTTATGATGAACGCAGGAAAAATTCTTGTTGTTTACGCTTCCGGAGCACAAGTTTCTGTAAGTGCCTTTGGCATCGAAACATCTACAGTATAAATATTAGGAGAAATATAAAATGGGACGTCAAGTATCATCGTTTGGAGCAGGAAGTGTTACTAGTTTAACGCTGACATCCAACACTACAATTGCATCAGGTGTGAGTGTATTTGCCAACGCAACTTCAGGGGCATTCACAATCACATTACCAGCATCACCGGCAGACGGCGACACAGTTCAAATTATTGACGTCGCAGGTATTTGCCAAACAAACAACATCACGATCGCAAGAAACGGTTCAAAAATTCAAAACTTATCAGAAGATTTAGTCATGAATCTCAACAACGCAGCCATTACAATGATCTATTCAGGTGTAACATTTGGCTGGGTATTCATTGGACCATAATTAGGAAAATATAATGCCAAAATTATCAGACCTATTATCTACAAGAGAAATTACTTCTAACGCCACTAATCTGGAAAAAGGTAAAGTCTGGGTCGTCACTGTAGGTAGTATGTATGCTTGTACTAGAAGTGAAAGCGCATACTGCTGGAAATCTCCTGGTTGCGGAACATTAACTATTGAAATGTGGGGAGCCTCGGGCGGCGGCTCTCGTATGTGCTGTTGCGGATTTGGATTACCAGGAAACCCCGCAGCATATGCAAGAAAACAGATAGCAGTTTACCCAGACTCACACATTTGCGGATGTCCAGGAATGGCCTGTAACTCGCACAGCCTGTGTTTCGACGGTTGCGGATTGCCAACATACTTGTGTTATTCTAATGCTAGAGACTTATGTGGGTTCTCAGCAGGATGCATGTGCGCACAAGGCGGACGTGGCGGAGTAGCAATCTGTTCAACAGGTACAGGCGGATATTGTTGCTATGTGGCCAACGGCTTCTGCAATACCTTAATCGGTTCAAGTTGCGGCATTATTTGTAATCACTGCCCGGGAGCTTGGTTAGGTTGCGGGTACGGCGGAGACATTGGCTGCTGTGGTTGTATTTCTTGTGTGATATTTAAAGGTACAGGTAATGCACTTTGCCCATGCCAAACAGATACAATTCTTGCTACATCGGCAATGGTGTTTGGTGAATGCGGTGCTAACATCATTTATACACACGACGACGATAACGAACATACACAATGGAGTGGTAACGGTTATCACTCAGCGGCTCATACATTAAATTTTGCATCAAAATCACCAACAGGCGGTATTCCATTTACAATTTGTTATAACGGTAACCAACAATGCGGATGTTATGAAGCATCCGGATGTAACCCGTTATTCCCATATGGTGTTCCTGGAGGTCAACCATTCCCATGTCCAGACGTTCGTGACCATGGACGTAGAGGCGGCCACGGTGCTATTAGATTAACATATCGTGGATCAGGAATCATGGCAAACCAAAACGCTAGTGGAAAACTTGGAGGCGCATACTAACATGGCATTATTAACTCAATTATTAGGGAATAGAGAACAAGCCCAAAAAGACATGTTAGAAAAAGGCCGCATTTGGGTCTACTCCGACGGTAATATGTATTCTGGTTTCTGTAACGGCTTCTGTTGGAAGCCACCAGGATGCGGCAAAGCGATTATTGAAATTTGGGGTGCTGCAGGATCAACAGCAGAAATGTGTTGCTGTGGTCACGGTCTTCCGGGCAATCCTCCTGCTTACGTAAAAAAATGTATCTGCGTATGTCCGACAAACTATGTTTGTGGATACGTAGGACGTTCTTGCAACAACGCTGACGATTTGTGTTTCCGTGGTTGCTCAGAATCATCTTGTGTATGTTGGTTTGGATGCTCACCGTGCGGATTATCCAGCGACGGTATTGACTGTAACGCACAAGCGTCGTGGAGAGGTAATAATCCATGGGGTTGGGGTAACGAAACTAACGTACTATCACAAAACTTTAATCTTAACAATAAGAAAATCAAAGACGAAGGCTACGGATTCAAATTTGGTAACACCTGTACCGGCGGTGGCATGTGCTATAACGCAGGCCAAACCAACGGTTGCTTGTGTGCTCAAGGTGGTCACGGCGGTATAAGCTATTGCATGGATACAAAATCTCCATTCTCTTGCTACATGACAGGCTATTTCTGTGGACAGCGTGTAGGTCCTGGACACAATATGTGTGATACAGGTAACTCAGCTTGCGGGCGTGTATGTCAATGGTGTCAAAACGGTAACAACAATGCTTGTGCGTGGGGCGGAGATGTTAACTGCTGCGGCTCATATTCATGCGTTGACTTCTTAGGCTGTATTCAAACTTGTCCATGTATGACATTACATCACATTACCACTGCTGCTGGAGTTTATGCAGAAGACGGTGCAGTTATTTCATTCTACACAGACGGTGATACACCTGGTCAACGTTGGTCAGGTACAGGTACAGGTAGTTTGTTAAATTCATTACCAATGTTATCAAGAAGCCCATCACATACCATGTATTCTACATGTTGGAGTGGTGGTAACCCTTGCGGTTGTTACAACATGCAGGGATGTCATCACTTTGTTCCTTACGGTGTACCTGGTGTTGGTCCTAACCCTTGCGGTGACGTTCGAGATCACGGCATGAGAGGCGGTATGGGAATGATAAGAATTAAATATGTTCCAACTGACGGAGGCAATACGTACTAACATGGCAACTTTAAAAGCATTAGTAGAAGCTAAACTAGACCAAATTGATTGGGACGAAGTTCAACTTGAAAAAGGTAAAGTATTTGCCTACAGTTCTGGAACTGAATACAACAACTTCTTAGGTGGGGTTTGTTGGGTAGCACCAGGAACTGGTAGAGCAATTATTGATATTTGGGGGGCAGGCGGTAGTGGTGCAAAAATGTGCTGCTGCGGTGGAGGCGTTCCAGGAAACCCAGGAGCATGGGCACGTAAGTGTATCTGTGTAGTAGCAGGATGTATTGTCTGCGGATACGTTGGCCGTTCTTGCAACAACTCAAACGATTTGTGTTTCAGGGGTTGTTCAGAAGCCACTTGCTTGTGCTGGAACGGAAAGAATCAATATACCGGTGCAACAACCAGCGGCTGCATGTGCGCACAAGGCGGACGCGGTGGACTAACATTCTGTAATCCATCGGGTACACTGTTCTGCTGTTTCGTTGGCGCAAACTACTGTAACACTAACTATTCAAACGGAACTTGCGGTATTATCTGTAACTATGGTTCAGGTACAGCCAGCTGCTGTGCAGAATCATACGGCGGTGATATCAATAAGAAAGGCGGATTTAGCTGCGTTACATTCTGGACATGTTATAGTAACTGCCCATGTTCAACACAATTACACGTGGCAATTCCTCCAGGACTATTTGCCTGTGATGGCGGTGTTGTTACACACGGTGCAGAAAGTGATAACGGATTTGCCAACTGGTCAGGAATGGGATATCACCAATTTATCAACGGATTAAATGGAATGAATCGCAGCCCTGCACGTGGCGTACCGTTTAACACCTGCTGGATGTCTTCAAGAGCCTGCGGATGTTATGATGTTCAAGGATGCCAACCATTTTTCCCAACAGGCACAGGTGGCACCCCAGCTTTCCCATGCGGCGACGTTCGCGATCACGCTTGGAGAGGTGGACACGGACTAATTAGAATTACATATCAAGAAAGATAACGGAGTTATTAAATGAAAAAAGTATTCACATCAGTATTGCCAGACGAGCCATACAAAACAACAACACATTTAAACAATACAGTTGAATGTACCTATGACGGTCCAAGATATCTATTGTTAAGAATTGTTGCTGAAACCGGTGCAATATTCTGCATTGACGAAGAAGAAGAAACAATTGAAAGAATTGAAGCTTGGAAAATCGAGCCTCATAAGCTAGAAGACGAAGGGCACTATCAAGTGGTTTTAGACGCTATGGAGCACACTTGGGAAGCTGCATACGTTACTGGTTATTATACTCACGAACCATTTGACAATCCTGTCTTTACAAACCCAGATGGCACAACATGGACTTACCACTACGATGATACCAGCTGTGCAGTAGAGCAACCATTTTATGTTAACGACATGTTCCACGATAAAGCAACTGGCACTTGGAAACGTCCACGCTATCGCACACACGCTGTTGCAAAAAGAGATTTTTGGAACGGTGTAAAAGTTCAAATTGAAACGTATACTGCGGTATGTGAAGGTAGTTACCTTGAAAAAGGTTATACAGCAGAACAAGTCGCTGCATGCCAAGAACACTTAAATTGGTTATTAACTTGTGAAGAAAAATATAAAGATGTTGATCACTGGAAAATTCCATTCCCAGCACTTAAAATTACAATGACAACACAAGAAAATCATGTACCAGGGGCAAATCCAGGGGCAAATACGATTCCTCAAAATTAATTTTACCGTAAACCAAGATTAGCCTTGTGCTTTTCGTTATATGACTATATAATGAAGTACAAGGCTATTTTTTTGGAGTAAAAATTGACTAATAGATCCAAAGCATTTTTTATCAACGGCGGCGCTGGCCGCATGATTAGTGCAGTTCCAGCACTGGAAAAATATCAGGAAGAATCAGGCGACAAAGACTTTATCATAGTCTGTGAAGGCGGCACTGATGTATTCAAAGGACACCCAACACTTGACGATCATACCTATGATGTATGGCACAAAAATCTTTTTAAAGATTCACTGAGACAAAGAGAAATCGTAACAACAGAACCGTATCGTGTCTGGGAATACTATAATCAAAAATGCTCAATAGCACAGGCATTTGACATTCAGATCAATAATAAAGGCATTCGAGACCTTCCTCGCCCAACGCTAAAACTAAGCAAAGACGAATTGCTTACAGGAAGACAGCTAGTTAGTGAAGTTAAAAAGAAATTAAAAAAAGAAAAAATTGTAGTATTTCAACCATTTGGTCGCGGTATTGAATACATTGATGAAACACTTATTGATAAAACTGCACGTAGTTTTGAATTAAAAGATGTTAAATCTATTGTTAAGAAATTACAAAAAGAAGATGTTGGCATTATCATGATGAGCGAGTTTAAAGTTGATTTTTCAGACTCTAAACTCAAAGACGAAGTAGCCATGCCAGAAAGTGCAAACTTCCGCATGTGGGCAGCTATTATCAAATATGCAGACTATTTTTTAGGGTGCGACAGTTTAGGACAGCATTTGGCATACGCTATGGATCGATCAGCAGTGGTAGTTACTGGTTCAACATTTCCTATTAACGTTTCGTATCCAGATGAACCAAGTATTGAAATACTTGATATGGGTGAAATACATAGAGAGTATGATCCAATACGTATTTTCCCAGATGAAAGAGTTTCAAGATTAAACGAAAATATCATGGCTATGACCGATGATATCACAACACTAGTAGTAAATCACGTTTTAGGAAAAAAAGATGACAGTTAAATCAATTAATACACAGAAAGAACACAAGCCAGTTTGGATTGCAGCAATTGCCCGAGGACACAATTCGGGGATCTGTCTACTTAAAGATGGAGAAGTAGTATTCAGTATCGAAGAAGAACGTCTCTCAAGACAAAAATATGACGGTGGCCCATTTGCGTCGATGGTAAAGATCAAAGAGTATACTGATAAACTTGATTATCTAGTGATTGCACATACACAGCCTTTACAAGAAACTGCTGGTAAGATCGATTATACTGGTGACGATGTATACACAGGCCTTGCACGTAAATTAAATTTAATTGAAAGAAAAGTTCCAGATCTACATCGTCATCCTCAAGTTATTGATTTGGCGTTTATGCATCATAAACTACATGCTGCCTGTGCATTTTATCGTTCGGGTTGGGAAGATGCAGTATCGTTAATCGTTGACGGTGCTGGTACATTCTACCCTATGCAATACAACAATCAAGGTATTTGGTTATGGGAAGTTGAGTCTATTGTTGACTGTAACTATCCTGCAAACTTTAAGACTTTGTATAAGCATTATGGTGCTAAAGAACCAATCGCAGGTTCGTTCATTCCAGAATTTGATTCTAGCCCATTAGGCGAAGAAGGCGAAACACACATGGCCTATATTAGCGATCGTGCCGGCATTGTTAAAGTCTACGAAGGTGTAACAGAGTACTGCGGTTTTAGTGCTATCGAAGCTGGAAAGACCATGGGACTGTTTCCATACGGTAAGCCAAACGACAAGATCCCTAAACTGTTTGACGAGACAGGAAAAATTCCATTGTCAAACAGAAACTTGATGGTTCCTCGTTACCCAATGAGCTCAACTGTCAACATGAATCTATTTGATTACCTTGAAGAAATGCCAGAAGACATGGACAGTGATGTTACACTGATGCAGAACAGACGAGATTTAGCCTACGCATGTCAAACACAGACCCAAGAACAGGTTGTAAATCTTATTCGCAAGGCTGCAGAACTGTCTGGAAAGAAACGTGTGGTAATCAGCGGTGGATACGGTTTGAACTGTGTTGCTAACTATTACTATCTTGAGCAATTAAAAGATGATGGAATTGAAATTTACGTAGAACCTATCAGCAATGATGCAGGTACTGCTATCGGTGCAGCACTTATTTTCTGGCATGGTATGCAAGAAGATACAACTATTCGCCCATACGGTTCGTTGTACCTTGGTCCAGAATATACTTACACGCAAGATGAAATTGCATCAAAAGTAGCAGCAGTTGGTGGAGAACTTACTGATGCTACAGATAAAGATATTGTTAAGCTATTGCGTGAAAAGAACATTGTTACAATTTTCCAAGGACGTTCAGAAAACGGCCCACGTGCATTAGGCAATCGTAGTGTATTGTTTGATCCAACTTTCCCAGACGGTAAAGACTTTGTTAACGAAGTTAAACATCGTGAATACTTCCGTCCGTTTGCTGGATCAATTCTAGAAGAAGATGTACACGACTGGTTTGATTTACGCGGCATGAAAAGCAGCCCGCATATGATGTATGCTGTAAACTGCCAGCCCGGAATTGAAGAAAAGATTCCAAGTATTATCCATGAAGATCATACTTGCCGTATCCAAACTGTTAATCCTGAGCAGAACAAACACTACTATGATCTAATTAAAGCATTTAAAGAAGAAACAGGAATCCCAATCTTGTTTAACACCAGCTTTAATCTAGGTGGCGAACCTTTAGTAGAAACACTAGATGATGCGCTATGGACTCTGAAAAATTCAGATATCGAATATCTATATTTGCCAGAACACGGTAAACTAGTAAAAATAGGATATTAACAAAGCCCCGAAAGGGGCTTTTTTATTATCTGCTAAATAGTTGTATGTTAAATTTTGCACGTTATTTCCTTAAAGGTATCAAAAATACGCTACGCCTTCAAAATGGAGTTAATTTCTCCTATAAAGGTCCGTGGCAAACGGTTATTTCCGCCACAGTTTTAGACGAGTGGTATGTTGGCGAAATCTGTGCTGCTGAATATACAGTGGTAGTAGATGTGGGCGCAAATAGAAAAGAAATGATCAAATGCCTAGTAGTTGCAGGACCAAACCAAGCAAACTTAACAGTGTTTGGTCGAACAAACATAAATGAAAATCTTATTGATTTATCCGCTATAGTAACCGCATCGAAAGTACAACTAATAGCTCAACCAGCATCTAGCCCAGACGGCAGCACATATGATAATTCTAGTTTATTAGTAGGCAGTAAAGCATTTTTTAGCGCAACGTATTATGCTACTGTTAATGATATAACCAGTTCCCAGGTGTAAGGTGCAGTGTTACCAAAAGACTAAATACACATGTCTTAGCGGAAGTTGTAGTTGCAGTAAAATAGCGGAGATCACATGACAACCAGATATATACCCTTTGAGTCAAAAAGCGGCTTTAAAAGTCCGGGCTTTTCAGTTAATGAAAACGGTGACCTCACAGTTAGTGGAAACATAGACACCACAGGCAGTTTCAAAATCAACGGCGTACCCATTATTGATCCTAGCGATTCTATAGTCGGTCTAGATCCCGTAATTCAGCGAGCACTAGGTTTAAAAGAAATCGGAACATTAGATTATCTCAATGTTGCCGGCGACCTAGTAGTATCAAATGCTTCAACAGCTTACATTAGAATCCAAGGCGGTACAGGTCTTATAGACAACGTCAGTATTGGTTCTCAATTTCCTGCAGACGGAAATTTTACTTCATTAAATGTTGGCCCAGGCGACAGCACAGGCGAACTAACAGTTCAAGGGGACATTTACATTACCAACCCTCCAACATTATCATCACATGCAACAAGAAAAGATTATGTCGATGCACGAGTTTCGGCATTTGCAATAGCGTTTGGCGCTTAAGGAAAGATTTTAAATGGCAAAGAAAAAGATAGACTATTTTGTTTTTGAACCGGGAATTAGTAAAGATACTAGTTTGTACCCCAAAGCTGTTGCATTGTTGGTAGCAAATAAAACATTCTTACAAGAACAGGTTGTAAGATTCATCAACTACAATATTACAAACGGTATTGCTCCATACATTGGATACACGTATGCTCCATCAAAATGTACTCGAGATGTTGGATATTTTATCGACTCTATTGCACATGACCTTCAATACGGCGGCAATGTTAAATCAAGATTAACATCGGACTATTTCTGGATTGATGGCGAGCCAATGATCCGCGGTGATGTAAGCCCTGAAATTACCGGCCAAGCCTATCTAAGAGATATTGTCAGCAACTATATTTTTAGAAATATCACAGTTCCAACAACCTACGGATCGCCAACAGCTGGACAAGCACTGCAAACAAAAATCACAGGAAGTCCTGCAGAGTCGGGTGCTGACACCAGAAACGTTGAGTTATGGAATATCTTTAGAGATGTAATTTCCTACGGAACTCCGAGCATTCCTGCAAAAGAAAACGGAGTTAGCAGTATTAGACTCATGGGACGATACACCCATAGTGAAATATTATTAATCACAGACACCGAAAGTGGAAACATCATCTATAACTTTTCCGATCCATCTACGTCAATGGATATCGTTTATAAGACTGCAAAAAGCAGCGGAGATAATCAACCAGTCAGTGATTTAGATTTTCCATCTTGGTGGCAAACTGGTGATTGTATTACAACATTATATTTCTCATACGACACTTCGGCATTCACTGGTAACGACATACAGATATTTGTAGAAAATGATAGTCAGACAATTCGTCCTTGGGATTTTGGTACTGATGCTATCGAGCGTATGCGTGTTGCTGCACCGCAGGCCATGTTGGACGCTGACTTTGAGTACGGACTACAACCTACTAAATGGCAGGCAATTGGTATGATGAGAAATTATCCATCATTGTACGAATTATCAGGAACTGATATAACGGTATCTGACATATCAACAGATGCTTCGGCAAATACTGGAAACTTTGGAGCCAGCTTAATCACCGTGACAACCAACGGATCGCATGGATTTAGTACTGGCACACCAATTACAGTTAAAGGATTAGCCCCATCGGTTAGTGGATTTTCTAGGGCTGAAGGTAGCTTTTTAGTTAATAGTGTTATTTCATCAGTGACATTTACCTATTATTCATCTGCTAAGGTTGGAACTTCAACTGGTCAAAGCCTATATACATCGTATGCTCAGGTTCGTCAAGCAGGATTTTATACTGGTGCCGCAATTGGTTCAGCTACATATTCGTTGTTCAGTAATGGCTCAACACAGACTATTGTAAGTAAGTTTGATACGTTAGCAGGGTCTTTTCAAATAGCATTCAATGGCACATCGCCAACCCCTGGATCACCAATTTCCGGATCACCGTATATTCCTTCAGGCACATCAGTTAGTGGAGTAATTGGCTTATCAACTGTTAATACAAAAATAAAAACAACAACACAAACAACAGATACAGTTATCTACATCACTGATCCTACGGGTGTGCAAGCTGGTATGGCAATCGATGATGGATCAAATAATGCTATCTTCATAAACTCTATTGGAGTTAGTGGTCAATTAAATCTATCATCAGCATTTTCTCAAATTAAACAAGGCGCTAATAGAGCAACATCAAGTGTTGCAGGAACAAACTTTCCTGCAAACGGAACAGGTGCAACATTTATCGTTGATAGATCAGGTGGTGCATATACTTCTGTTGTAGATGCGGGCGATAGTACAGGAAACGGTCAAGGGTATTCTGTAGGTGACATAGTTAAAATTCTTGGCTCTGATCTTGGAGGAGTTGATGTTACTAATGACCTGTTTATCACTGTTAGTACAGTAGACAGTGCAGGAGCAATTCTTACATTTACCTATTCAGGAACAGCAGCCACTGGTGGTGCAACATATTCAAATGTTGCGCTATCATCAACCGACAGCGTGAGTGGTAGTGCTGCACAAATTACAGTGGTACGTCAAGGCGGAACTGGGTCGTATGGAATAACATTAGTTGGTGGTGGTACTGGGTTTGCTCAAGGCGATACTGTTACTTGGGACGGTACAAACTTTGGCGGCACAAGTCCTGCTAATGATATTGTTATCACAGTTGACGGGGTAGCATTTGGTACTGGAGCGATTGTTGACTTCACAGTGTCTCTTACTGCGATTGGTGTGAATGGAAATCAAACATATACAAGTATTTCTGGAATCAGCGTTGCAAATACTGGATCAGGAGCAGTATTTGATATTACAGCAGCTGAAGGAACATATTCTGCAGAAACAACTGCGGGCATTACCAGCACAGGATATCGCGTAGGAAATCGAATTGTTATCCCAGGAAATTTATTAGGTGGTGCTTCTCCATTGAATGATTGTACATTATCAGTAACAGCAGTTAGCAGTGGAAATATTACTACAGTATCAGCGTCAGGAACACCGTTCGCTGGAGCAGACATTGTCATTTACCCTTCAGTTACAATCAGTGAAGCAATCACAAATGAAATTTTAGAAGGGACTACATTAAACGTAGGAGCTATTGCAACAGTTCAGGTAGACTTTACCAGTGCGCACGGCCTGCTGCCAGGTTCAAGTATTCTATCAAGTGTCACTTCTCAACCTGCTCCGGGGTTTGCATCAACAACTAGAGCATTGACCAACAGCCAATCATGGATCAGCACAGCATTCTACGGCGGTACATTCCTTGCAATAACCTCTGATTCTGCCAGAACAAATAAATCAATTGATGGCCAGTCCTGGACCAATGTTGGTTCACTACCAGCAGCCTCTAGTTGGACCAGTATTGCAGCCGGTCCAATTAGCGGAACTACCTATTGGGTAGCTGTACAACAAACAGGAACACTTGCAGCATATTCTACAGATAACGGTGCAAACTGGACAGCAATGGGCGCATTGCCGAGTAGTGGAACATGGACGTCTGTAACTTATTTTAACGGTGTGTTTGTTGCTGTAAGATCTTCATCAAATGCTGCCGCATATTCTATCAACGGAACTACTTGGGTAGCCGCAACGTTACCTAGCACTTCTAGTTGGACTGATGTAGTTGGCGGTATTATCGGTACTTCAAATTACCTAGTTGCTGTTGCTTCAGGAGGCACAGCCGCTGCATATTCCGTAGACAACGGAGCGAACTGGGCATCGGCAACATTGCCAACCAGTTCTAACTGGTCTAGTGTTGCTTTTGGAAACGGAAGATTTGTTGCGATTGCTACCGGCAGCACGGCAGCAGCAGTTTCAATAAACGGAACAGCATGGACTACAGCGGCATTGCCTTCAAGTGCAAACTGGAACAGTATTACATTTGGCGACGACGTGTTTGTTGCAGTGACCGATGGCGGAACAACCGCAGCAACATCATTCAACGGAACAACAGGATCTTGGACAGCACAGGCATTAGCTGCATCTGGAACCTGGGAAGAAATCGCATACGGAAATTATTCAGGGCTTGGAATATTTGCCGTTGTTGGCTCAGGAAGCAATGCACTTTCAGTCAGCTTAACATCAGCTAATCATAATTTAGCAGCTGGTCCGTTTGTAATCACACAGGTTCCGACCTCAACTTCAATTAGATTCCCTGCTAGAACTACCGGGACTATCAATGCAACTGCTGCGATATCGGGTGTGTTATATGCCAGACCAGATAGTTTCTTTGTACACAGACCGTTTGACGGTGGTGTTATGTTAGGTACTGGTGGCCCACAACACGGTGCACAGGCTATTCGTCAAAGTAAAAAATATATTCGTTATCAGTCTGGTAAAGGCATTATGTATACCACAGGTGCATTATTTGCACCAAATTATAATTTAGCAAGTGCAACAGCCGCAGGATACACCACAGGTAGTTATATCACTATGAGCACTGACGATACTGACCACGGACTACAACCGGGCGGTATCATTGAAGTCACAGGATTTAATTCTTTTGAGTACAACGGAACATACACAGTTGAAAGCATACTATCTTCTAGATCTTTTAGAGTTCGTGCCCTAGTGCCGTTATCAACATTGGTTGCCGATATTGGACCTCGATGCATTCTTTCTGTTAAATCGTGGCACGGCTCAACCGTTCGCGTTGGCGCATTTGATGATCAAAACGGAATTTTCTATCAATTCGATGGCAATGAATTGTCATTGGTTAGAAGAAGTGCAACATTCCAACTAGCTGGCCAGTGCGCAATTCAAACTGAAAGCAATTTAGTTCAAGGAACAGGAACTAGATTTACTTCACAAATTAAAGTACACGACAAAGTTGTTATTCGAGGAATGACCCACACAGTTACCAGCATTACTAATGATACAACCTTAACTGTAGCTCCAGACTGGAGAGGAGTTAACAACGTTGTCGGCGTTAAAATGTGTTTGGTAAAAGAATTAGTAGTCCCGCAACACGAATGGAATATGGATAAAGGTGACGGAACTGGACCAAGCGGTTATAACATTATTCCGCAGCGTATGCAGATGATCGGTATTCAATATTCATGGTATGCGGCAGGTTTTATTGAATTCATGATCAGGGGTGCCGATGGTAAATTTGTATTCTTACACAGAATTCGTAACAGCAACATTAACTACGAAGCGTATATGCGTACAGCTAACTTACCTGTTCGTTATGAAGTTGAAAATAGATCAGCCTTAGATAAATTATCAGCAGGTTTGTCAGCAACTGCAACATCGTTATACTTAACTGATGCTTCAAGATTTCCAAGTTCCGGAACTTTATATGTTGACAATGAGTTAATTTTCTATGCTGGAAAATCAGGAAACAGATTAACTGGAGTATCTAGAGCTGCCAACTTGAGCAATTTCTCTGCAGGACAAAACAGAACCTATACAGCAGGAGCAGCAACTACACACTCTGCAGGTGCTGGCGTAGCATTGGTAAGTTGTACGATTACTCCAACTATTAACCACTGGGGTTCTGCTATTTTAACAGACGGTATGTTTGACGAAGATCGCGGTTATATCTTTAACTATGCTGCTACAGGTTTGACTGCAAGCGTCGATAAACAAACGGCATTTATGATTCGACTAGCACCTAGCGTGTCAAATGCACTGGTTGGAGATTTAGGTGAGCGTGATTTATTGAACAGAGCGCAATTATTATTAAATGAAATTTCTGTAACTGCAGACTCTGGTACTGGGGCTATCGTTGTTGAAGGAGTTTTAAATCCAAGAAACTACCCATCAGATCCGACTAAGATTACATGGAGCGGATTATCCAGTGCTGGAGCAGGCGGCCAGCCAAGTTTCGCACAGGTCGCTCTCGGTGGTGCGATTAACTGGGGCGGAACACCGTTAACAACTTCTACAGCAACAATCCAAGGAGCATTGACTGCCACTTTAGTAGCTAGGGCATTTAGTAATGTAACTAATGCAATTACTGCATTAAACTTTTCTCCAACTGGCCCAACAACAGGAAATACTACCTATCTATCTGCTCTCAGCACAGCTAGAACTGATTTCTTAATAACTAATGCTGCATACGATACGCTACTATCTACAACTCCGTTACGTGTTGGAGATACATTATCAGTAGCTACATACTTGACCAGTGGTCAACAAATCACATCTATTACTAGAAGTTATCTAGGAACAGCATACACACAGATCGTAATGAACGTTCCGGCCAATCTCAGCAGTCCTACAACAACAGGTCAGAACATTGCCATTACAGTTACATCTAGTATTTCAACCCAGTATGCCAGTGCGATCAGTACTGCAAGAACAGACTTTTTGGTACTCGATACAGACGCTACCAGCTCAGGTATAGCAGCTGGAGATACTGTACAGGTAGCTACATTCTTAACTGCGAATCAAACAGTCAGTTTAATTACTCCAGCTTATGCTAGAGTAGCTAGTATATCGTATACAAGAATTGTGTTGACTGCTGCAGGAAACGGCCTTAGTACAGCAGGTTCTGCAAATACTGTAAGCACCACTGTTACAGCATCAGGAACTGCTGCTTCTTATGCGTTCACTAACTTTTTATTCTTTACAAATGCATCGTGGAACGCATCGGGTGCTACCACTGGTACTAGGGTAGCGAGTAATTTTACTCAATTCCCAGCTGGTACATCTGTAGCTGGTATCGCATCAAGAACACTTGGCGGGATAACTGTTAGACGTGTTACATTTACACAAACGTCAGGCTCAACACTATCAGCTGCTGGAACAGTTACATTCCAATTTGGTGACGTTCAATTTGCTCTTCCGGGAGAACAGGTATTTTCATTCATTAGTAATCCCGGTTCAACAACGTCTATTAATTTGTCACAATTGAAAGAGTTGACAACCACAGCAATCGGTGGTAGAGGTGCATTCCCGAACGGGCCTGACGTATTGGCAATTAATATCTATAAGGTAGCGGGAACTGCGGTGCCAGCAGGTATTATTCTGCGTTGGGGTGAAGCTCAGGCTTAAGGAATCGTTCTTGGTCCCAAGCAAGTAGCCGACTATCTAATTGTTTTTTATATTCGGCTACTTGATTTCTATTTTCAGCTATTTCGTCAGTGGCTATTTTGCCAGTGAAAAATATCTGTTCATGAGTTCTATCAATATATTGAATATGTTCTTTCAATTTAACCAACATGTCTGTAAGTTGATTTTTTAGATTCTCGTCAGTGATCTGAGAAATTCTTTTTTGATAATTTTCGTAATCTTCAATAAATCTTTGACTATTTTGTATTAGCATCTTCGTTCTCTAATATTAATATGGTTTCAATTTTGGTTCTAATAACGGTATTATTTAATGTGACCTTCAACCCGCCATGTAGCTGATTAGGCAAATGATCCAAATCACACCATGCTATTGTTTTACTAGCAGAAGTTAAAAATTCATCTTTGGTTAGACACACGTAAGTTCCGTATTCAAAACCCTTGTCTTCAGAAATATACAATTCAATTGGCAGTAATCTACCAGGGCTATATGTTTCTAAAAGTTTTTCAGCATCGGATAATAGCGACTCTTGTCTAGAAAATGTAGGTACAGTCCACTTAGATTCTTCTAATACTAGAAGTATCCGTCCTGTTGTTTTAGCAAGAAAAAGTAATCCGGCACGCTGTTGCATACCTTTACTTATAAGCTGGGCGGTAAGAAATTCCACAAACCTGGTGCGTATTCGCCTTCAAACGCTTTAATCCACTGATCTCCATCCCAGCGATATTTGATGCCTGTACGCAGATTTTGAATATATGTTGGGTCATCACCTGTAACTGGATCCCATACAGTTACCCACGCAGTTCCACTCCATTCAATAATAGAATTAGCTTTAATTACAGGGTCTGATAAATTGAGATTTTTCCAAGCATCTGGGCCGTCATAAAGTGTTGCCGTACTAGTAACAGTTGCAGGACCATAAGATTGTCCAACATTTACACTTGAATTAACATCATCTAACATAAGGAATCTAATGCCCAACGGAATAGCAGCCTGACTGCCATACACTTCTATTGGATTGTATTTGTAAGGATCTATAATGGCATCTACAGTTCCTCTTGCAGCAACTCCTGTAATAGTACTGTTGACTAATGTGTTTTGTGGGATTGTATCTTGATCAAATGTCACTACTAGAACTGAAGGATTTACAGTATTGATGGCGTAAGTACCAATCATTTCATATCCAGAAGATTGTTTAAAAAACATTTGACTTCCGGGTTCGTATCCGCCTTGAACTGTTAGAATTCCATTCCAGTCAATCGGTTCTCCGTTTTTAATAGACTTTTGATCTAGTCCTAGTGCTAATACCGCAGCATCTGGATTGACCAATGTTACATCGTAATCGTACGGCTGACCGTTATTAGATTTAAACAATAACACTCTGTATCTATTTGAAGTTGTTTCAAATGTTCCTTTTCTTCTGTTGTAAATCAAATCTTCAAGGCTAACAATATCACCTTCTTCGCTGAATACATTGTTAATAATATTCTTAACGATTCCAAGTTTTTTAACTTTGGCCGGCGGAGTAATCCAAATTGGCATTTCAAATTCTATAGTGCTTATGTCAATCTCACTTTCTGCGCCCTGTGGAATAGTTCTAGAACTAAACGTAATAGTTTTAATATCTAAAACACTTAAACTGGTCCAATCAATATAGTTGTCAGTAGTCTGTATTTCTAAACTTGGATTGAATAAAACTAAAAGCTGCTCCATTAACTGTAATTTTTGATCAGTATTGCTGGTCCAGATGTCTGCTTTCATAGAAAGTTTATATGGGGTTGGCATTAATCTTTCAACAGTATACCCACCGCCTTGACTGCTTCCGTACTCTATTTGTCCGCTGTTGTCGCTCCATTTTCTTTCACGAATATTAACCTTGCTGACAAAGGTTGCATCTGAAATTCTAGTAGAATCTGTTTCTAACCCAGAAATATAGCAGGCAATTTTTGGAACCGTGGACATTTTATTTTCAGAATTGTCTTTGATTAAACTGGCAACTTGTCGAGTCATATCACCATACATCACAGGAACTTCTCGTTGTTCACCGTCTCCTGCTTGATATTTAAAACCTATAAACACACGCATAAACTGTGTGACATAGCGTCTTATCTGTCCGTCGTAAAAGAAATCCATTATTCGTCCGCCTGTGGTCTTAATGCCTTAGATAGGCTTTGTTTTTCTTCAATGTTATGTCCGTCAATTACATTGGTAGTATTGTTGTTAATGAAACTGGTTTTCTGTGTAACACGAATCTGTTGCCATTTTGCAATGTCTGCTGATGGACGAATTCCTAAGTTGTTATTAACTTTAGATACGTATTCTGCATTATTAAATTTAACAAGATCGTTCTTCTGATAGGTTGCACCAACAGTCCACAGACCTTGATTGACAGTACCATCATGAGAACCTCTATTGCTCATAGTCATACGCACATTATCTTCCTGTTTAACCCAACGTGTTCCATTATAACGGAATAATCTATTTGGCAAATAGTCTGTTCTTAGAGCAAACTGACCTTCAACTGGACTGTTAGGAAATGCAATTCCTGCAGTGAATGGTGCTCCATTTTGCGGAATGCCATCTTGTGTAATGTATCCTCGATAACCTTTCTGTGCCGCCGATAACAACATGGTGCTGGCTGTTGATCCAACATACACCGGATTGCCTTCATCGTCAAATAATAAATTACCAGCATCATCGGTTGCCTGTGTTTCTACAGAAGCATCTAATACTTCAGAATCAACAGTTGTTAAAATTGAATCACCCTGGGCATCTGTTTGCAAGGTATAGAAACTAGTAGTATCAAAACCACTTCTTGGCACATCGGCCTCTGCTTGATCAAGAACTGCCTGCGTAATCTGCATTTCTTTCTCATACGTACTCATGATATCTCGTAGAGTAGTTGTTCCGTCCTCGCCAGTATCGTCTGCAAGTCCGTCAAGTATATCTTTAAATTCTTGACTGTCTACCATTGGTTTACATTTTGCACGATATAAATGTGGATACCAAGTAGCTGAAAATCCTTCAGCAGCACGGGTAACTTCTTCAATAACATAAAAACGTTTTAGAGCAAATTGTAAATCGTTAAGTGCATGGTCATCTTTTAGATGAGGTAATTCAATAACGTCCCCCGCTATAAGTTTTCTTCCTATTTTTTCAATAGTGTCGTTGATATGGAAGGTTACAAATATTGTGTCGTTCTGTAAAAATAATCCAAATTGACTTAGGTTAAAATCTAAATCTTGTATATTGTAAACACCACGTAGTGTAAAAATGTCAGGTTCGTATTTTCTATCTCTGTTTTCTAAAAACAGTAGATCTTGAATTTGCGATGGATTTGTACTAGAGTATGTAGGAGTAGTTGGTGTATCATTGATAGAACTTCCTGGTCCTAGATACTTGTGTATAAGCACGTCGACTCCGCCTACTTGGAACATTTCCCAAATAGTTTTATCGATAAACTTGTAATCATTGCCCTTTTCGGGACGGTATAAGCTGAGTCTTGGCATAGTCATATATTTACCGCTACGATAAATAGTTATATGAGCTCAACTGATCAAGCAAAACAACAGGTTTTTAACTACTGCAAAACCATGCTAGGCGATGGCATGATTGATGTAGAATTAGATCCTATACACTATGAAACAGCACTTAATCGTGCCCTAGCAGTTTTCCGTCAACGCAGCGATAACGCTGTAGAAGAAAGCTATGCATTTCTAACATTAACAGAAGCCCAAAACGAATATATTCTACCTCAAGAAATACAGCAGGTAAGGCAGATATTTCGTCGAAGCGTAGGATCTAGAACGGGTAACGGAACAGGCGGCACTGTTTTTGAACCATTCAACATGGCCTATACTAACACTTATTTGCTAGCCAGTACAAATATGGGTGGGTTACTAACTTACGAATTGTTTGCTCAATACCAAGAACTAGTTGGTAAAATGTTTGGTAGTTACATTAACTTTACATGGCATCCACAAAGTCGTAAACTTATAATTCATCAACGTCCTCGAGGAGAGGAAAGCGTGATGTTGCAGGTTTACAATACCAAACCAGACTTTGCTATCATTGACGATGTGTATTCGGGGCAATGGATTAAAGATTATAGTCTTGCCAACTGTAAAATGATGCTGGGTCAAGCACGTGAAAAGTTTGCTCAAATTGCAGGACCACAGGGCGGTACTGGATTGAACGGTGCGGCTATGAAAACCGAAGCCCAGGCAGAAATTGATAAATTGGATGAGGCACTTAAAACCGGAATCACTACCCAAGGTTGGGGTTGGGTAATTGGTTAAATTCCTTTGACTTTTTAGTAAATCTATATTATAATAGTCTTATAGGAGACAATTATGATCATAGGTATTTGCGGTTTTATCGGCAGCGGCAAGGACACAGTCGCTGACTATCTAGTTAACTTCCACGAATTTAGACGAGAATCATTTGCAAGCACACTTAAAGATGCTGTGGCAAATGTCTTTGGCTGGGACCGAACAATGCTTGAAGGGCGCACTAAAGAAGCACGTGAGTGGCGCGAACAAGTAGATCCTTGGTGGGCCGAACGATTAGATATGCCTACACTCACTCCTCGGTGGGTATTACAATTCTGGGGTACTGAAGTTTGCCGCAAAAGTTTCCACGATGATATTTGGATTGCCAGCTTAGAAAACAAAATCCGCAACAGCAAAGACAATGTGGTGATCAGTGATTGTCGCTTTCCTAATGAAATCTCCGCAATTAAAAATGCCGGTGGAACGATTGTTTGGGTACAGAGAGGTGCGTTACCCGAATGGTACGAACACGCTGTAGCTGCTAACAAAGGTTCAAATCTAGCAATCAACGAAATGAAAAGATTAGGAATCCATGCCAGCGAATGGGCTTGGTTAGGCAGTAAGTTTGATATTATTATTGATAATAACGGTACTATCGATCAGTTGTATCAACAGTCTGCAAATTTGTTAGAAATCGGCAATGAGGTCTCCTTGTTTCCAAGCAATACCCTCTTTGCCTAATATCTGAGCACAGTTACAGCAGACTGTTTTTAAGTTGCTGTACCTGCAATTATCGAGATTTCCGTCTATGTGAAATACACGGAAAACTTCTTTATGCTGCGATTTAAACCCGCACTTTTCACATTGCGATTTCATTTGGTAACCTAACTGCTGCCATCGCGGAATACCGTGTCCAATTCCGTGACTCATACAGACTTCACACAGTTTACGGTAGTAAACCCTTCCGTTCTTTTTATAGTTTATCGCTTTAGGGCGATATCCGCACTTGCAAAGTGGTCTCATAAAGATATTTACACCTTTTTTGCCCCTTTTTCAATAAGGTAAAGAAGCCAATTTTCCTATTAACCGCTAAATACTTTGAGAAACACTATTACCAGGAGAAATAGGGAATGGCAACATTACAATCACCAGGCGTATCAGTTACGGTAGTCGACGAGAGTTTTTACACACCAGCAGAACCTGGTACAACTCCTCTTATTATTGTAGCTACAGCCCAAGATAAACTAAATGGAGCAGGTACGAGCACTGCTTCAGGAACTACAAAAGCAAATGCCGGACAGGCATTTAAAATGACAAGCCAAAAAGATCTAGTAGATACTTTTGGTGTACCATTTTTTGAAAAGACAGCTTCATCAAACCCAATACACGGTGGCGAGCGCAACGAATATGGTTTGTTAGCAGCTTACAGTTTGTTAGGTGTTAGCAATGCTGCTTTCATTGTACGTGCAGACGTAGATTTAGCTCAACTAGAAGGTTCAGCAAACGCCCCGGGAGCAATGCCAGATGATGGCGCATGGTGGATTGATTCACAAACTTCAGTTTGGGGAATTCAAGAATGGAACGGCAATGCAGCTAGTACAGTTGGCGGACAAAAATTCACAACAAAAAGCCCAATCGTTTTAACAGACGACAACGCAGCTAAAATTACCAGCGGCATGCCAAAAGATTCTGTAGGTACTATTGGCGATTACGCTGTGGTATTACAAGATTCTGCAACAGACAAAACAGCTAGAATTTATTACAAATCCGCAGGTAACGTTGCCTACGGTGTCCAAGCAGGCGAATGGGTGCTACTTGGAAGTGCTGAATGGAAGGCGAGTTTTGCAATTGCTGGCGGAAAACAAGCATACGCAATTCCAGCTGCAACTGTTGGAATTAAATTCAACGGTGGCTCAACAATTAGTATTTTAAATACAGACACTGCATCCGCAGCAGCAACTAAAATCAGCGGAGCTGGCGGTGGCATCAAAGCAAACGTAGATAGTTCTGGTAGATTGTATGTCTATGCAGACGGCACATCAAACAACGGTTTAGTTACTATTGCATTTGTTTCTGGTTCAGATGCAGATAAAGCAAAATTAGGTATTGTTGCAGGAACTTACAAAGTACCAGCATTACAACAAACACCACATACACAAGTTCCACAATGGAAAAGATCCTCACCGGACTACAATGACGGTCAAGCAACAGGTTCTGTATGGATTAAGACCACTGAGCCAAACGGCGGCGCTCGCATAAGAGTTAAACGTTGGGACAGCGGTTCAGAAACTTGGGTCAGCTACGAATGTCCAATGTACAAATCAAATAGCCAAGCAATTTATTTCCTAGACCGTTCAGGTGGCGGAGCTGGATTAGCAGCTAATGACTTATACGTTGAAACAAATGCTAACGAAGAAGACGGATTAGATATAACTCCAGAAACAGCAGTTTTTAAATTCTTTAAAAGAAAAACAGCAGGTGTTACAACGGTAGTTTCAGCAGTTGCAGGAGTTGCAAGTGCAGGAACATATAGTTTTGGTATGGCTGAAACTGTAATTGGCAGCAAAGAACTTTCTACAGCAAAAACAATTTCAATAACATTAACCCACAGTGCGGGTACAGATGCTGATAGGATTGCTACTGCAATCAATGCAGCAGGTTTTGTCAACGTTGAAGCTAGTGTTACCACAGACAACCGTGTACAACTTGTACACAAATTAGGTGGCGATATTAGATTCACAGAAGGCACCGGCGGTGTTATTGGTGATCTATTTGCAGGTCAAACAAATGTATACGATAAAGAAATCGGCGACAGCACATTTGACTACAGAGCTAGTTTATGGGCACCATTAATTGACAGTTCAGCACAGGTAACTGCCGATGAACCATTAAATGAGCCATCAGATGGACAACTATGGTACAATCCAGAATTTAGCGAAGTGGACATTATGGTACACAACGGACAAATTTGGGTTGGTTACAGAGCTGTTGGATCTCCATACAGCACTAAATCATCAAATGATACAGGTTATGCACCGATGGTTTCTGCTTCAAATCCATACGTTGCAGGCGAAACAGTCAACGGCGACCTTTGGATCAGCACAGCAGATTTAGAAAACTTCCCAACAATTTATCGATACAACGATTCGATTAGCGGCCCTGCATCAACAAAATGGGAACTAGTTGACAAGACTGATCAACAAACAGAATCAGGAATTTTATTCGCTGATGCACGTTGGGGTGACGATGGATCAGTAACACCTTCAACACAAACATCAATCGAAGACTTATTGATCAGCAACTTTGTTGATTTTGACAGTCCGGATCCATCACTATACCCACAAGGTATGCTACTATGGAACTTGCGTAGAAGTGGTGGTAACGTTAAGAAATATAGAAACAGCTACATTAATCAAGCACAAGATAACGAGCGTTACAAAGCAGGCCTAACACAAAGCGATGGTGGTTTTGCTCCAACAAGTGGCGACAGCATGAGTGCATACGCAACTGACCGCTGGGTTACAGCAAGTCCGAACAATGAAGACGGTTCAGGCAGCTTTGGTCGTCATGCACAACGTGGTGTTGTTGTTGCAGCACTTAAGAGTGTTGTTGACACAAGCTCATCAATCCGTGACGAAGAACGTCGTAACTTTAACTTGATCGCTGCGCCTGGATACACTGAGCTACTAAGCAACTTGATCAACTTAAACATTGATCGTGGCTTAACAGCGTTTGTGGTTGGCGATACACCATTCCGTTTACCAGCAGATGCTACAAGTTTAACTAACTGGGGTTCAAACGCCGAGTTAGTAACAGACAACGGCGATATGGGCCTAGTGTCATATGATGAATATGCAGCGGTATTTTACCCAAGCGGCTTCACTACAGACTTAGGTGGTTCTAATGCAGTTGTTCCTCCAGCACATATGATGCTAAAAACTATCGCACTAAGTGACAATGTTGCTTATCCATGGTTTGCACCAGCTGGTACAAGACGCGGCGGCATTACTAACGCAACAGCAGTTGGTTATATTGATGCACTAAGCGGCGAATTCCAGACAGTAGCATTAAACGAAGGACAACGCGATACATTATATGATCTAAAAATTAACCCGATCACATTCTTTAACGGTGTTGGTTTAGTTAACTACGGTCAAAAAACTCGTGCTAGAAATGCTTCTGCACTAGATAGAATTAACGTAGCACGTTTGGTAGTGTATCTACGTAGCCAGTTGAATAAACTTGCTCGCCCATACATCTTTGAACCAAATGATAAAATCACACGTGATGAAATCAAACAAGCATGTGAAAGTTTGTTGCTTGAATTAGTAGGTTTAAGAGCCCTATACGACTTTGCAGTTGTATGTGATGAAAGCAATAACACACCTGCAAGGATCGACCGCAATGAATTGTATGTAGACATTGCAATTGAGCCAGTAAAAGCAGTTGAATTCATTTACATTCCATTACGTGTCAAGAACACAGGAGAGATTTAAAAATGCCTATTACCTCATTAAATAACATGACAGTTCCAACGGCTGGAGGTACGCAAGTACTTCTAATGCCTAAACTGAAATATCGCTTTAGAGTGACTCTCCTAGGCTTTGGTGTTTCAGCAGCAACTGAATTAACAAAACAAGTTGCAGACGTAACTCGTCCTAAAGTAAACTTTGAAGAAATTGCTTTAGATGTTTACAACAGTAAAGTTTACCTAGCTGGTAAACCAAGCTTCGAAACATTAACATTAACACTACGTGATGATGCTAGTGGTGAAGTGCAAAAACTAGTTGGACAACAAATCCAGAAACAATTCGACTTCTTAGAACAAGCATCTGCACGTTCTGGTATCGATTACAAGTTTACAACACGTATTGAAGTATTAGACGGTGGAAACGCTGCTCTAACACCAAACGTTCTAGAAACAATTAATATGTATGGTTGTATTGTTATGAACGCAGATTACGGTGATATGAACTATGGTACAAACGAAGCAGCAACAGTAGCATTAACCATCCGCTTTGATAACATGGAGCAATGGGGTGCTGGTGCAGCAGACGTTGGTGTTGGTATTGGTGCAACAGTTGGTCGAACACTTGGCCAAGCTGTTACTGGTGCTGGTACACAAACAGCTTAATAGTAACATTAACAAAGAACCCGAGTTTAACTCGGGTTTTTTTGTGACATAAATATTGTATGGCAAATAAATTCACACGTTTCTTAAACGACTTCGCTTCCGGTGCTGTTAAAGGTATTACTAATCCTAAGGGCTTGGTATCTAACTGGCAACATGCTACTAGAATTTTTATCGATGACACCTATCGATTATCGCCTAGAACGAAATTCATGTTCTATGTGCGTTTTGAGATTGACTCGTCAGCACATAAAGCACCTTCATTTACAGCAAAGCACGGCACCGAAGTGGGTATGTTAGTAAAGTCAGCTGACTTGCCCAAGTATAGTTTTGATACAACTGTAAAAAATCAATACAACAGAAAAAAAGTTGTTTACAAACAGATTAATTATGATGCAGTCAATATCACAATGCATGATGACAATGCCGGTATTGTAAATGCACTATGGGCAATTTATTACGGTTACTATATTGCAGATAGATCACAACCTCTAGCAGCGTACGAAGCAACGCAATTAAGACCTACAAAAACTCCAAAAGACAATTTTAGATATGGTATGGATAATGATATTAAAACACCATTCTTCAAATCTATCAGTATCTATACCATGAGTCGAAGAAGATTTTTAGGATACACATTGGTAAATCCTAAAATTAAATCTTGGAATCACGGATCAGTAGCATATTCAGAAAGCGACACACTTGAGAGTCAGATGACTCTTGAATATGAAGCTGTAAAATATTCAGCTGGAACTGTTAAAGTTAACAATCCTAAAGGATTTGCCACTCTACATTATGATACAGTACCAAGCCCATTGAGTGTTGCCGGTGGCGGCGTAAGTAACCTTGCTGGCGAAGGTGGAGTATTAGATGGACTAGAACAGATCTTTGGTGATATTAGTAGTGGAAATGCATTTGACAGCGTTGGTGGCTTTTTAGGAACCGCAATTAAATCAATTAACACATATAAAAACTTCAAAGGACTTACTAAAGAAGGACTTAAAAACGAAGCAATTAATATTTTAAGTAATCCTTCAAACATTGCCACAGCAGTGTCGACAGTCGGTGGATATGTTGGAACTATATTTCCAAAGAGTACTAATGCCCAAGAAACAACGCCGGCTACTCAGAGGCAAATGGCGGGTGGGGAGAACATAGCATAATGGCTACCAATCTACCATCAACCGTCGTACAAGATAGTGCAGCAGGCACCAAATTATTTTTTGACAACTATGGCGACGAACCTTTAGAATTTAATGCTGTAGACGTTGCAGCGGCAACAGCATTTTTTGAAAAAAGAGGATTCGGTCAAGAGGCTGCTATAGTAGTAGCAACTACCGTTTTAAAACAAGCAAAGCTAGACAACACGCCTATTTTTAAATTATTAGACACATTAGGCGAATATCCAAATATGGATATTAGTGCATTAGTAGGTGAAATTCTAAACAACAATAGAACTCCTATATCAACATTAGGGTTTAGAACAAAACCCGTTATGCCTACACAAATTAGAAATATATTACCATAATGGCAAAATTTGCTCAGGGTCGATTTGATATGAAGAATCCTGATAAGTACATTGGGATTAAAACGCCATTGGCTCGCAGCAGTTGGGAGTTTGTGTTTATGCGAATGCTAGACGAACATCCTAGTGTAGAAAAATGGGCCAGCGAATCAATTCAAATTCCTTATCGAGATCCCCTCACTGGCAAAAGCACAATATATGTTCCGGACTTTTTTATCAACTATGTAGATAAGAATGGCAAAAAACACGCCGAAGTTGTAGAAATAAAACCATTGAGTCAAACCAAGTTGGAAAACGTTGGCAAAAGCCAATACAATCAACAGCAGTATGTTAAAAATATGGCAAAATGGGAAGCAGCACAAGCATGGTGCAAGCAAAAAGGTGTCAGATTTCGTATTGTAAATGAAGGGGATATTTTCCATCAGGGTGGAAAACGTAGATAAGTAAAGTATGACTAAAAAATTAGAAGAACTTTTTAATCTAGACGAAGTTAAACCGCAAGAAGAACCTGCGGTTGAAAAACCCACGCACGAAGAAGTACAGAGTCTTGATCAAAGCTATCAAGCAGTACAGGCAATAACACGTGGGCTTCCGCAGATTAAAGAGTTGGATGCAATTAACGACGCAGAATTAGATAGTTTAGCAACCAAAGCTGAAAAAGCCTATGACGATTTAATGGATCTGGGCATGAATGTAGAAGTACGCTATAGCGGGCGTATTTTTGAAGTAGCGGGTACAATGCTTAAAACCGCAGTTGATGCTAAATCAGCTAAAATTGACAAAAAATTAAAAGCCGTTGATCTACAGTTGAAAAAACTAAAGATCGATAATGACAACAATACAGACCCTAACGATGTTCTAAACGGAGTTGGTTACGTGATTACAGACCGTAACGAGCTGCTTAAGAAATTGGGTCAAAAGAACTAAATACAACTATGAAGACTTTTAAAGATTATCTTGTTGAAAACAAAAAACTTTACAGCTTTAAGATTAAAGTTGCTGGAGAAGTACCTAAAAACTTTCAGGAAGAGTTAAAGACTCGACTAGAACGTTGTAAGGTGGCGACCTTGGAAAAAGCATCAAAAACGCCAATCCAAGCATTGCCAATAGATTTCCCAGACCATCCAAATTCAGAAGTAACAATTTACGAAGTAGCATGTGAGTATCCGATTACATCACCGGAAATCATCCATGATATTAAAGAACTTGGGCTTCCTGAAAGTTGTTTCCGTGTAAGAGGTTCAGGCGAGCCCGGCGAAGAGCAGCAGGTGTTAACCGATGTTGAAACTTCGAAGGATCCGTTACTTACTGATTCTCAGTATAAGGAAACAGGAAAAGTTACTCACAAAGATTATTTTGGAGATGACTTCAATAAGAGTTTCTTAAAAGACTTGAGCAAAGCATCTAAAGAGCGTAAAAAAGAAGGCACTCAAGTAGAATACAAGATTTCAAAACAAAAACAAGACAAAGCGGGTATGCAATCTCCTATGAGCAAAGCACCAGCCCGATCAAAGGACAAGTAAAATGAACTTTCACCAGTTACTATCAAAAATGCAAGAGTTAGATCAACCTGTAACAACAGCACCAACTAACGAAGCAACAATTGAAGAATGTGGCGATATGCCTCCAGCTCCGATGGGAATGGAACATAAAGATACTCCACCACCAAGCATGAGCGTAAATCTTAATGCTCAAGGTTTAGATGACATTGCTGAATTAATGAAGTTAATGACTAAAGTTAATCCAGACATGATCAATCAACCAGATAGCATGCCAGACCACGGTGTGGATAAATTATTACCTCCACCTGCTGGCCCATCAATGGCAGATCTAAGAGACAAAATGATTGAGCCAGAGCCAATTGATGCAGACGGTGAAGAAGACGGTCCTTTAGATCATGATGATGATGAAGGCATTGGCGGTGAGATCGCAGGTAATGCTGCTGGATCGTTAGCAGGCGGCGCACTTGGCACAGCAGTTGGTGGACCAATCGGCGGTGCTATCGGTGGCGCTGTTGGCGGTGTTGCAGGTGGCGCACTTGGTGACAAGATCACAGGCGGCGAAGAAGAAAAAGAAAGTTTTGCCAACTCACTAGACGGCGACGAAGGTCCTGACTACAAAGATACAGATTACATGGTTAACAAACTTGCTGGTGGCATGAACAAGCCAAAGGCAATGGTTAAGCATAGTTACAAACAAGGCGACAATCCAATGGCAATGCCAGAAAGCAAAGACGAACTACGTGCTGCTATTCGTGCAGAATTATTGCAACGCCTATCAGAAGCTAAAGGAGCAAAATAATGCCAAGTTTATATGGAACTACAGCAACAGGTACATCAGTAAACATTGATGCTAATGCTAGAAAATTATTAGGTGACGGTGCATCTGGTGTTGGTCCTTACACTAGTTTTGGAACACCTCAATTACAGGCACTTAAAATTGTTTCTGCTACTATAAATTTTACAACTACACCAACAGTGGCTGGTAGTAACTTATCTCTAGCAGTTAGAGGGTTGCAAGATATGGCAGAAGTTTACTATGTTGGAAAACCAACAGCTAGTGGAGCTAACCAATTTATTGCTTTAGTAGGTATCACTAAAACTGACTCCGGTAACGGATACGGAGCGTCAACTAGTATGGACGGATCGTATGAAAATATCGAAGATTCTATTCGTACAGCATTAGGTACCGCAGAAGACGACGTTACAGTAACCGAAGTTGCATTAACTGGATTAACTTTCGCTTAATTCTAAAAACATCAAACCAAATAGGCTCTCCGGAGCCTATTTTTTTCATTAAATAAAGTATGGCAAAAAGTTTAGACGGCGTATTAATTAAAAAAGCTCATAAGCAAGAGCGTTATACTCTTGAAGAAGTAAAACATCTTGAAGCGTGTATGGATCCGGTCACGGGCCCGCTTTACTTTATGACACACTTTTTAAAAATCCAGCACCCTGTAAGAGGCGCTATTGATTTTGAACCTTACGGATTCCAAGTAAGACTAATTGAAGCATATCATACCCATAAAGATGTGATTGCTATGTTACCACGTCAGATGGGTAAAACAACCTGTGCCTGCGGATACCTGTTATGGTTTACAATGTTTGTGCCAGAAGCACAGGTGTTGATTGCTGCTCACAAGTATGAAGGTGCGCAGGATATTATGAACCGCTATCGTTATGGTTACGAAAACTTGCCGGACTTTATCCGTGCAGGCGTTATCAGTTACAACAGAAACACTATTGAATATGATAACGGTGCTCGTATACAGGCAACAACAACTACAGAAAACACAGGACGCGGTAAATCTCTTTCATTGATTTATTGCGATGAGTTTGCATTTGTGCAACCACCAGAAAAAGCCAAAGAGTTCTGGACTGCATTATCACCTACATTGTCAACAGGTGGTCGTGCTATTATTACATCAACACCAAACTCAGACGAAGATCAGTTTGCTATGATTTGGACTGAAGCCAACAAGAAATTTGACGAGTATGGCAACGAACAAGAATTGGGAGTAAACGGGTTCTTTCCATATTTTGCAGCATGGAAAGAACATCCAGACCGAGACGATGCATGGGCGGCAGTGGAACGTGCTAAGATTGGTGAAGAACGCTTCCGTCGAGAGTTTGACTGCGAATTCTTGATTTTTGATGAAACGCTAATCAATGCAGTTAAACTAGCAGAGCTACAAGGTAGTGAACCTAAGATGACAATGGGTCAAACACGCTGGTATAAAGATATCGATCCAAAACTCACATACCTAGTAGCACTTGATCCTAGTCTAGGAACTGGCGGTGACTATGGTGCTATCCAGGTATACGAAATGCCTAGCATGATTCAGGTAGCAGAGTGGCATCATAACTTAACTCCTGTGCAGAATCAAGTAAAACACATGAGAGAAATACTGAAATACATACAAACACGTGGTACAGAAAAAGGCGGAAATCCTCAACTGTACTATAGTGTTGAAAATAACAACATCGGCGAAGCAGCACTTATGGTTATCAGCGACATAGGTGAAGAAAACTTCCCCGGATTATTCTTAAGTGAACCTATCCGTAAAGGGCACTTCCGTAAATTCCGTAAAGGATTTAATACTACGCATCGTACAAAAGTGTCTACTTGTAGCCAACTTAAAAATCTGCTAGAAACTAACAAAATGAAGATTAATTCAAGAGCATTGGTTTCAGAATTAAAAACTTTTGTTGCTAGCGGTCTAGGATTTAAGGCAAAATCCGGAGAACATGACGATCTAGTAAGTTCTACACTGCTAATTATTCGCATGGCAGATGTACTAGCGGACTGGGATCCTAAAATTTACGACAAAATGACTGAAAAAATCACAGAGGAATCAATGCCTATGCCTATCTTTATTAGCACAGGGTTTTGATAAATATACTTATGGACGCAAGAAACAACATAGCCAACGATTTATTTTACAAAGTACGCAGTAGATTCAGCGGCTTAAAATTAGGCAACGAAACTGGACAGATTACCATCAATCCAGACGAAGCTCGCTTTTTTGATTTTGATTATATGGAAGGTGAAAACCCAATCGGGCATGTTAGCATTAGTCTAGCAGAGCCAAATTCCATGAAAGTCTACTTTAGCCACGGAATTACTGAGGGCATGGATGACGGACAAAAAGACAATTGGTATGGTTTTTTAAGAGAATTAAGAAGTTTTGCAAAACGCAGACTGCTAAATTTCGACACACGCGATATCGCCAAAGACAATTTGGATCAACGTGATTATGCATTTTTAAGTCAAAATGCTCAACCAAAACCTACACAGTCGAATACAATACAAACACCTGTTGGAGAAAGCATTATGAGTGAAAGCGCAATGTACGGCACAAAGACCGTAAGCTATCAAAAATTAGAAGATACTAGGTTGATTATTAAACATAGTCAGGCCCTAGCAGACGATATGGCTCCTGGAGCAAGATCTAGAAACATATCAGGTCTATTCGTTGAAAATGCAGACGGGGAACGTTTTAAATATCCTTTCATTCACTTGGCAGGCGCCCGTGCAATGCAACGTCACGTGGCCAACGGTGGAAAACCATACGATGAAATTGGCGAAAGCATTATACAAATGAGTGAAGAAATCGCTCAATTAAAGAGTTTCGGCAACTATGTTGTACGCAACGATCTAATGAACTCGGACACAAATGAAGTTGTTGAGCGTTCAGGCGAACAACTAAATCGTTTACGTGAGCAGGTTAAGGCATTGGCAAAACAAAGTCACTACGCAGCCTACAAAGAAAGCTTCCAGGCACAACAACCATTAGAAATACCACAAGACGTTGTAGAAGATTTTACAGAAAAGTTTACAGTACGCAATTTTAAAGAAGATATCAAATCAGTATTTCCTGTGTTATACAGACTAATGAAAGAAGGCAATACCATAGGCTATGACGACATAGTCGCTATGACCACTACCGAAGATTACGATGATGCTGAAATTTCAGAATATAGTAATGATTTTGATAAATTTGAATCATGGGTAATGAACCTAGGCGAAGAATCAGGAATTACCAGCGAAGATCCTGAACAGCAACAGGCTTCAATAGATCAATTACAACAGTTAGTTGGACAACATTTTCCAGCAGGCGTTGACGGCAGCAATGCTATCGAAAGCCTAAAGGGTATCATAGAAGATCCAGAACTGTTTAAAAGAATTAAAGCACAAGCATCAGAAGATCCAGATAGCTGTGTAAGAGGACTGGTTAAAGATTGGTTAGAGCTAAATGCTCCAGAAGCACTTGAGTCTTTAGACTTTGGTGATTACGTTGACGATCAAGATATGGATGGACAATCAGATGTTGATCAAGGAGAACCAAGTCAAGAAGAACCAGCAGCTCCACCAGAAGAAGTTCCACAAGAAGCAAGTGATACCAATCATCCCGAGTACGACAAGCAAGACGATTATGAGTTATCACCAGCACAACGTGGAAAAGGCACAGACAAGTATCGTTTACCAGATACTAAAAAACACGATGATAGACATGCACGTGATTTCCGCAAGCGTTCAGGCCAAGAAGAATCTATGAATGTACAAGAACTTGCCGAATTTATCCACAGTTTCTATGATAAAGAAACAGGCACATTTCCTAAAGGCCCAGAAGGCGTTGCAGTTATGGTAGGCAAGAAATACGGCGAGCAAGCAGAACACGTTGCTCGTAAAATGGTTGAAAGAATGGCTCCTCAACAAAGTTCAAATCAAAATCCAGAATTAGCAGAACTAGCACGTATTAAAGAACTATCAGGCATTAGCCAAGGCATTAGAATGTAATAATTCTACAGAGTAAAATACAAGCACCTTCGGGTGCTTTTATTTTGGGCAAATGAAATCAAACTTCTGTGTCAACGTTTAGTCTAACTAAGGCGTTGTATATATATGTTAGGAGAAAAACATTATGAAGAAAGTTCTAGCACTCGCAGTTGCTGGTCTGATGACGATTTCGACACCAAGCCAGGCAAATCCGAATCACTGGCATCATCATGGTTCTCACAATCGTTACGATTGGGTTGCCCCGCTTGTGATAGGCGGCGCAGTGGGATATGCACTCACACGTCAACAACAAGTAATAGTACAACAACCTCCAATAGTGTATTATCCTAACCCTCAACCACCTGTGCCGTATGGTTATCATTATGAGCAAATTCTTGATGCTAACTGTAACTGCTACAGACTGGTACTTGTTTCAAACTAACCTTAAAGGAAATAAAATGAAAACAATCGCAACATTAATCGCAGCAGTGGCATTTGCATCAGTAGCAATCGCAGCAGAACCAGCAAAGGCTCCAGCAGCACCTGCAAAAGCAGAAGTTAAGAAAGTAGAAGAAGTTAAGAAAGACGCAAAGCCTGCAAAAAGTACTCCTGCCAAGGACGAAAAGGCAGCAGCACCAGCTGCTAAGCCAGCATCTAAGTAATAGTGCAGAAGATTCGGATGACGAATATGACAACGAAATTGATTTCTATGTTGCATATCGTCGTCCGGAGATCGTTAAAGTCGGCTATGTTATTGACCTAGACGACGATAGCGAGTTACCTACACACATTACAGAGAGACTAGCTCAAATAAGGGCAATGGCACTGGAAAAATACAAAGAAGTCTGGGGTTAATTACTCCAGATTTTTTTGGTAAAACAGAATCAAAAAAGTAGTAGATATTCGTTGACTTTACTAAATAAAAAGCACATAATAAAACATGTGCATAAGGCATATAAACATTTTAGGCATAACTTAAGGAGGCATATAAAATGGCTACATTAGCAGAAATTCGTGCAAAACTTCAAGAAGCACAATCAAAGTCCACAGGACAATCAACAGGCGGCGGCGACAACGCAATTTACCCACACTGGAATATGCAAGAAGGCAAAGAAGCGACTCTTCGTTTCTTGGAAGATGGCAATTCAGCAAACACATTCTTTTGGGTAGAACGTGCAATGATCAAATTGCCGTTTGCAGGCATCAAAGGCGAAACCGACTCTCGCCCAGTACAAGTTCAAGTTCCTTGCGTAGAAATGTACAACGATGGATCAGTATGTCCAATCTTGTCAGAAGTACGTGGCTGGTTCAAGGACAAGTCATTGGAAGAAATGGGTCGTAAGTATTGGAAGAAACGTTCATACATTTTCCAAGGCTTTGTTGTTGAAGATCCTTTAAAGGAAGATAAACAACCTGAGAATCCAATCCGTAGATTTATCATCGGTCCTCAAATCTATCAAATCATTCGTTCTGCTCTTATGGATCCAGAGTTGGATGAGTTGCCAACACACGCACTCAAAGGCGTAGACTTTAAGATTGCAAAAACATCTAAAGGTGGTTTCGCAGATTACTCTACATCAAAGTGGAGCCGTCGTGAACGTGCCTTGACAGATGCTGAACAAGCAGCGGTTGCACAACACGGTTTGTTTAACTTGAGCGATTTCTTACCAAAGAAACCAACTGATGTTGAACTTAAAGTTATGAAAGAAATGTTTGAAGCTTCAGTTAATGGCGAAGCCTATGACATGGATCGTTGGGGTCAATATTTCAAACCAGCTGGCATGAGCCAGAACACTGGTGATCCTAACAAAACATCATCGGCTAAGATCGCATTGCCAGCAGATGACATCGATCCAGATGACACTCCTATCGCAGTTACAGCTAGTGCTCCAGCAGCAGAACCAGCAGCCGCACCAGCAGGTGGTGATGGTGCAAGTCGTGCGCAAGACATTCTTGCAAAGATTCGCGCTCGTCAACAGTCGTAATTAAAGCAGCACAGGCCTCTGCAACTTAGTTGTACGCCTGTGTTATCATTATAGGAGAATAATAATAATGGCAAAAGCATTTGACATTTCTAAATTTAGAAAGTCTATCACAAAATCCATCGAAGGGTTAAGCATTGGATTTAATGATCCTAAAGACTGGGTATCAACAAATAACTTTGCATTGAATTATCTTATCAGTGGCGACTTTCACAAAGGTATTCCGTTAGGTAAAGTCACTGTGTTTGCAGGAGAATCCGGTGCAGGTAAATCATTTATCTGTTCAGGTAATCTTGTTAAGAACGCACAAGCAGCAGGCATCTTTCCAATCTTAATCGATACAGAAAATGCACTTGACAAAGATTGGCTTGAAGCACTAGGTGTAGATACCAGCGAAGATAAACTAATGAAACTGAACATGGCTATGATCGATGACGTGGCTAAAACTATTGTTGAGTTTGTTGCAGAGTATAAACAAATGCCAGAAGACACTCGTCCTAAGGTCTTGTTTGTGATTGATTCGCTCGGCATGTTGCTTACTCCAACAGACGTTAATCAATTCGAAGCAGGTGATTTGAAAGGTGATATGGGCCGTAAACCCAAAGCACTAACAGCACTTGTTCGTAACTGTGTTAACATGTTTGGTGCTTATAACATTGGTCTAGTAGCAACTAATCACACATACGCTTCACAAGATATGTTTGATCCAGATGACAAGATTTCAGGTGGTCAAGGTTTTATCTATGCAAGTTCGATTGTCGTAGCGATGCGTAAATTAAAACTTAAAGAAGATGAAGACGGTAATAAAATTAGCGAAGTGAAAGGTATTCGTGCCGCTTGTAAGGTTATGAAAACACGCTATGCTAAACCATTTGAAAGTGTACAAGTAAAGATTCCTTATGAAACAGGTATGAATCCATATAGTGGACTGGTCGACTTGTTTGAAGCAAAAGGGTTGCTCAAGAAAGAAGGTAACAGTCTTGTCTACACAACTAGTGATGGTGAAATCATCAAACAGTTCCGCAAGGCATGGGAACGAAATGAAAACCAAGGCTTGGATAAAGCAATGGAAGATATTTCTAAACACGGTGAAAAAACCGCTTCAGAGATAACTACTAATGTTGAACCAGACTTGGAGACTGTAGAATGAAAGAAGATTTAATTGCAGATTTGTGGCATGTTGTAATAGAACATATCCCAGAGAAACAACGTAAAGATGTTGCTGCTGATTTTGTTAACGCTTTAGTTGACCACGGCATCAAAGACAGCGTTCTCGATGGCTTA